CACTTCCTGAGATTATAAGCAGCATCAAAGCTACTAACAAAACTGTTTTTTTAAACTCTCTCACTATTCGATTCCTTATTATAACGGATTAAATGGTTCAGAGGAAGCACTTTTATCTTCTGAATATAGTTTTCCTGATCTATGCTCTATAGCAGTTTCTACTGTTTCGTTATCAATACAACGCTGCGCTGCTAAAAGTATGTCTTCTATATTAACGTACATTCCCTCTGAAACACATATAAAATCATCGACTACTATAAATGCTTTATTTTTATATCTAAACCTCATCGTAATTTCCTTATTAAGATAGTGGTTTCATCGTAAACAGGGATTCCTTTAGGTGCTTCATCTATTAGTAAAGAAATACAATAATCGCAACTATCTTTATCTTTCCATAACTTAGTCTTTACTACTTTAGCATAAATAGTTCTAACTACTTCATAATTTTTATAACAATCAATTTTGTACATATTCTTTTTTATTTTCCTCTAAAAAATCTGCGATTTCTGAAAAAGACTTACCTTGTTTATCATTCATACGAATTAATATTTCTTGCCAAGATTTAGGTACATATCTTATACTTAAACTAATAGCATCATTTTCGAATAAGTAGGTTTCTGTAAAAATAATACTTCTTCTTTTAGATAAATTAAGAGTTTCAGCTAATACTCCTAAACTGCAATAACAATTATCATTCAATAATCTTGTTCGTCCCTGTTTGTATTCCCCGGAACGTAACTTCGTTACCCATTTATTAAACTGCGTTTGTGTTAACATTATCTACCTTCTTTTTCAAGTTCTGTTACTATTGCATGATATGCGCCCGCAGATATTATAATAAACGGAATAATAAGAACAGTATATCCTCCTATAATTGAAGCTATATCAGCTATTACAAATATAAATAACAAAATACCTCCAACTAACAATCCTATGATTAGGGTAAAACCGATAAAATTTTGTAGAAATTTTATTAAAAACGTCATTATATTTTTCCTGTTCCAGTGTATTCGTTAGTGGTTTTGTCAATCATTTCTACCCCTTCTCTACTAAGGATTCTCAGGGCGGCAGCACTCATTAAGTCCATCAGAGACAGCATAGTGTGGACAGTTGCTCCTTTCTGTATCTGGTCACTTTTAATATTTCCTAGGAGGCTTAATGTCGTCCTCATTTTCTCGTTTTCGGCTCGTAGTTTAGCGATTTCTTCTTTATCAGTCATTTAATCATCCCATCTAGATAGTAAATAGGTATTAGCCATAAGTAAGAATACATTAATAAATATATGTACTGAAGTTATAGTTGAATACCCTAAAATACCTGCTCCAGTAGTAAATAAGAGTAATCCAGTAACAATAAGTAGTAACCAGAAATACCTTCGTCTATACTTATTATATATTTCACTGAATTTATCAAACATTATCTCTTATCCTTCTGTAATTGCTTATATGTTTCGTTTTCGTATTCTATTTTTCGGAAGTTTCCTAACCCAAATCTATAGTATAGTAATCTATTTCTATTTATGTTATTAAAATATTCCCAGTAGATTTCTTTTTTAGCTAATATAACATCAGTTAATATATCGTCAATGAAACAATCTACTTTATAACTTCTAATTAAATATAATGCAATTACAATAACTAAAGCAGATGTTAAAATTATAAACCACATTTATGATATTTTATCCATTCTTACCCAACCCTCATTATTACTTACTTTCCAAGACATTTTTTTACTAATAGGTAAATTAGGAAAAATCCCTAAGTCAATTCCTTCTTTAGTAGATATAAGTACACCATACTTACCTTGATAGTATAACTATAATTATCATCAGATGTTATTTTCATACCTTTAACTGCATTACTGATCTACAGTAATTAGGGATATCCTCTACTGCTTCTATACTAACAAAAGTGTCTGCGCAGGCGAATGTAGTTAGCTTTATTTGTCTTGCATAATATATAGAGTTCTCTGTTGTTACTTTATAGCCTGGAGTAATTTTCTTATATAAAGTAAATTCTCCTCTGTGTCCATTATTTACTTCCCAACAAGTATGTACATTAGGTTCTATTTGGTATAAAGTACAAATTCTTACATTGTTTAGCCTAACTGATATACATTTATGGGATGCATTATATGAATATTCATAAACACTATCTTTATCCATTATCTGCATTAAAAAGATATCCCCATACTATCAAAAAGTTGATCAGGTACTTCTCCAGTAACTTTAGTAACGCTAAGTACTTTATCAAAAGGCTCTTTACTAACAGTAAGTTTTGATACGTTATAACTTCGCTGTCCATTAATAAATATTACTTCGTAATATGTAATAGTTTTCTTTTTAACCTTTAGAGTAAATTCGCCAAAATAATCTTTTAAACTCCACCACATAAATTTATTTGGTTCAATAACCACAACAGGAATAATCATTAACAAAATATCTCCTGTATGTATTTGTACAGTATTTGCTGTTAATACATAACGTACATCTTTATGTGTCTCTCTTTTAACTATCTCGTACATCTTGCACTACCTCTCTTAGATAAGTTTCAATTAGAAGTTGCTCTTCTAACCTATCTTCTTCATCCATTTTTCTTAGTTTGATAACTTGACGCATTGTCTTAACGTCAAAACCTTCGTCTTTAGCTTCCTTGAAAACGTCTCTAATTTGCTGACCTAAGTCATCTCTTTCCTCCATTAAATCTTCAATTGCTAATATATAATTTTTTAAACTCATCTTACTATCTCACTCTTATTCCTTTCTAGCCAATCTGTTATATAGTTAAAAGATTTTCTATCTCTGTCGTTTAATCCTACTAATTCTCTCTCCATACTTTCTGTAAGCCACTTACTTTCTAAATCCACCACTACTTCTTTTTCTTCAGATATTTTATAATAAGTTATATAACCTACATTTTTCTTAGGTAATTCTAGTGTTTCAGCTAAAACCCCCAAATAACAATACCTGTTATCCCTATTAAGATATTCTATTCCTTGTTTGTACTCCCCGGAACGTAACTTCGTTACCTATTTATCAAACTGCGTTTGTGTTAACAATTTGTTTCCTTTCAGTATCAACAACTTCTATATTTTTAGAATCAATACTTCTTCTTTTTGTAACCGTGTTAGAATACCAAAAATGTTTACCTATCTCAATCATCTGTACTTTTACTCTTGTCTCGTATTCTTTATTGGATAATTTTAGAAAGGCTTGTCTAGTATCCATAGATGCTTCGTCTGACTTAATAAAGTATGCTAAGGCTGTCTTGTAATCTTCAGACATTATTTCTCTACGAAAACCAAATAAATTTACCGACTCATCGGCTAGTATAAAGCATTTTTCTTGCCATAAATATCTTACTACCTTGTTCTTATATACTAAAAAAGTTAAATTTCAGTATATTGTCCATTTTTATAAATTGTCATTGTTAATATTTCTTTCTAAATAATCTAAAATACTCTTAATACTTGGTTTACTCGCGTTTTTTAACCCATCCATAATATCGGGATCACCATCTACTAACTCAGTAACTCTAGATATTAATGTTTTCTTATCTAAGTCAGCTCGGGAAGATCTTTTATCTTCCGCCTTATATATTTTTAAGCTGACTAATTTACTTCGTATACTTTTAATAGATAAGTGTTGAAAATCTTTTTCCCTCAGTAGGTTATCTATAAAAGCATTGTTTGTCAACTCTTCTGTTTTGTTAGCATATCTATCTACTAAATCTTTTTCCATTTGTTGCGTGTAATTATTCATTTAATCTCCTTTATGGTACTGAGAATTATGCTATTTAACTCTACTATTTTTCGTCTTGTAGTAGATTCTTTATTCACTCTTTTAACGTCAAATAAAGTAATATCCTGCGCAGTACCATATTTTATATTTACATATTTTATATTTACATTTTTTAAATTTTCTGTTGGAATATCTTGATCACTACAGTATGTAATAGAATCGAAAGAATATGTAAAACAATCTACTTTTTCATCATATTCCTCTTGAGTTACGTTGTTAACCAAACAATACTTAGGAATTATTTGAACATCTAATTTTACAAACTTTTCAAATAAAGTATCGTACTTATTATAAGGATACTCTATATGCTCCTGATCCATATACGCAGAATCAATTTCTCTAATATCTCTATTTTTTCTTACAAAATTTTCTCCTTGTAAGTAATAGTAGATATTATCACGTATATACATAAATATAGTAGGGTATATTGTCCAAATATCGTAGTATAAATCTCTTTTATTTATTATATATACTGTATTTTCCTTAATACCAGTATTTTCCTTAATACCAGTATTTTCTTCTACTATAGTATCTGCTACAATATCTTTTCCAAACTTATATGAAGATGTCTTAGTTTTTGCTATTGTAATTAGTTTCTCTTCTAGTTCCTTATATTCAAAATTAGTGTTTAACTTATAGACATATCTGGCAGCAACTAAAATATCGTAGTAAAATTCAACTCTATCTCCGTAATGAAGTTTAGCTTTAAAATTATGCTCTTTATTGTAATAATAAACACCTTCAGGTCCTTTATAGTAAAAACCTGTATGATCTGTATCCCAAAAAATAAACTTACTAGATAAAATATTTAACTTATCAATCTCTTTTTTCATTTTTAAACCTATCTACACAAAGTAACTGTTCTGATCTAACATCATAAGAACTTCTTGTACCATATTACATTCCCATTCCGCATTCTGTGTTAAATATATACATTAACATATTCAATCCTAATTCATTAAGCATATTTTCAAAAGTTCCCTCATAGCCTTGCTCTTTTAGCCATTTGTATTGTCGGGTATAAGCATCTTTTTCTCTATACCCTCCACAAGGAAATATTGTAGACTCTTCTGATTGTTTTACGTGAACTAACTCGTGATAAATTACGCTTTGATTAACTAATTTAGTATAATCTATATCTTTATCCAACCAAATATTTTGACCTATAGTTAATCCAGATATCCCCCAACCTCTTTCTTCTTCTGTTTTATCGCAATCTTCGTAACTAATTTTATCTGGGTTAGTAAACTGCCTACACATAGACTGTTCATCTACATAAGAAATATTAGCATAGTCTAGACTTAAATGTAACATCATAGCTGCGATTACTTCTTTAATCATCTAGTGTTTTCCTTTCTACAAATTTATCTATACATTTGAAAACATCTTCTCTATCTGCAAAAGCTATGCTACATCTTTTAATAATAGAACTTTCCACACTAACTTGATGTGGAGGTTCTGATACAAATATCGCTCTAGCTGTCAATGCAGTAAATAAACATACCCAAAAAATTGCCCATAGCGCATTATCGTTAATCATAATTTTCCCTATACCATTTTGCTAAAAAGTTTAACCACTCTTTAGTAGCCTTAATCTTCTCTTCTTCTGTGGCTGCTAAAGTAATATTTTGTCTAAGTTCTGTTATCTCATTTGTTATTTTCTTCAACGGACACCTCAATACATTCTAAAATATCTTCAGACGATTTAAAAGTAGTCTCACATTGTCTAATTATTTCCGAAGTATTTTCGTTAAGAGCAATAGCAAGAATTAAAGGGGAGAATACTATAAGTATTAAAATAATTAAGTACCGATCATTCAATGTACTACTCCTATTAAACTATCGTTTAATTCTTCTAATTCCTTAATTCTGTTATTAAGATCTTCTATATGTCCTATGCTAATAGGATCATCTTTATCCATAAAATAACTTCTAGTAAGCCTAAGACCTCGAAGATTCTCGTTATTTAAATACTTTAAATTATTAATAATTGCTTGCACTTTTAAAACTCTCCGTAATAATATTAATCCAACTATGCTTTCTAGTATCTCTATAATATGTATCTAAACAAGCATGTGTCTCAGTAATAAATCTATCATTTAATTTTTGATGAAATTCTATACTATTTTTTTTATTAATACGGCGGTAACTAAAATCCATATTAATACTGTTTCTAACTTTATCAAAATCTTTTAGTTTACTATTATCTATTAAACTTAAGTATTCCCTATAAGTCATATTTACTCATTTTAAATACTTTAACATTTGGATATGTTTTTTTATATTTATCTACATATTCATCTTTCACGTAATTATCATCCTCATCAGTGATAATCTGTAAAACTTCTAAGGTTTTTTCGTGGATAATTAAATCTGCAGTATTAGTATATACGCACAGCCCTTTATTCCACCAGCTATCTTTTAGAATGCTACCATAATTAAGGTGTTCATTGCTTTTTTCTAGATATTCATTTAAAATCATTGACTATATAACCTCACTTTAGCATTAAAACTTTCTAATCTTTGTTTATTTCTATCTTCTTGCTCTTCTTGTCTTATAACCCAGATAGCATCTATATACTGTTTTCGACCATATTGTTTACTATAAAAATTCTTGCATCTTATTAAGTTATCCCAATTTGTTATACAACAAACCCATTGATATACATCAACTTTTAATTTATATTTTTTAACATATTCATTTAAAGTCATTAAAGTACTTTCATAATAAATACGCCTAGCAATACAGATAATGCCCAACAAAACAAAGTAAGCCAAGTAATAGGCAAAAGAATAACAGTTAGAACACTAAATATTCCTAAAAATGTAACAATATCCCAATTAGTTTTAGGGATACTACACCACTTGGATACTAATTTCTGCATTATAGTAGATTTTAACATTTTCAAACCCTTCTTTTACTTTTTCTTTATAGAAATTCATTGCTTGATGCTTAGTGCTGAATTTCTGACTAACTAAATCTTCTGCATACATTACTATATACCATTCATCGTCTACTTCTAACACTTTATCGCTTCTTTATATGTTTCATAGTAATATATTAAACACTCTTTGTCTGCTTCTGTAATAATTAATTCTACGCCTTTATTAGAATGTAGAGAGATATTTTCAGATAATTCTCCATGTATCCATACGCCTAAGCTTGTTCTAGTATGAATCCAGTAATAATCATCGACATAGTATTTGTTAACATCTTGTGAATCCATTAAGAAAGCTCTAACAGAAGCACTTAAATACTTAAAATAATGAGGTTCTACATAAGTATCTTCTTGTTTATTGAATAGTTTATTTAGTATTTTACTCAGCATAACGTAACGACTCCAAAACCATTCCTAATTTTCTTGTAACTATATAATTTCCTAAATTATCACGATCAATATTATATTCTAACTTCCCAAATCTACCTAATTCATAATCTGGGCCTAAATCTGTTAATCTATAATTAAAAGGTAATGAAGCAGTATCATAACCTACTAAAGCTAGATTTTTATTATATAGCATTATTTAATCTCTATAAATTCATAAATATATACGTGATCAATGTCAGGTTCATCATACAGATACTCTGAAGTAGGTTCTTGAGTGCCGATATATTCACCCCATTTATGCCATCGCCAATCACCTGTAGGACTTTGATGTTCTTTAAAGATAATAACGCAAAGTAACACAAACTTACGATCACTATCTATTAAGTCTTTGTGGTATTTTAGAATCTGGTCAATATCATCTGCAACGCTATAGGCTTCGGTAGAATTATCTAACTCTTGTTCTATGCTGTGGTTAAGATTTAAATTATCAGATACATAAACACCTTCGAATACGCTATAAACCGAATCATACATTGTGTCCACATATTTTCGCACTGACTCACTCCAGAAATTACTGGTATACTCTATTCTTTTAGTGTAATCTGTAAATTCCACATTTTTTAACATTTTCAATTTCCTTATGTCATTTGTATTATTTTACTAAATTTTATAGTTTCGAGCAATGATGAATAAATATAAATTTGAGTTATGGCTGGTTAAATTTTGACTCTAATCTCTCAGCTAATAAGTATGCTATTCTCTTTTCTTTTACAGAAACATCGTCTATATTCATTTCTAGCAATACTTCCTCATCTAAATATTTAAGTGTTAAATATATTATTTTTCCGTCCATGCTGATATGCAATTAATCTCTCCTATACAAAATGTTCATGGTATAAAGGTGTCAATTCTATTACACCGTTATCGTAGTAAGTCATACCGTTTTCTAGAGGCAATAAACAACCTTTTCTACTACTGGTAATACTATTAATATGAATTAACCAACCTTTTACTGTTTTAGAGTAGTAAGTGTCTTCCCATACATTATCATTATAAGTCCATTTATCTAGCATTTATAGTAGTTCCTTTATTTCTAACATTAAAAAAACCACTAGTGAAAACATACTTACTACGAAAAAAGCTGCTAGTAAAAATAACATTGGGAATATACTTATTTCTATTATGCATATAGGTATTGCTATTAATAATGTAAGAATACTTCCGCCAAAAAACCATAACATTATTTTATTCAAAGATGATTTGCTTTTAAACATATTTCTAATAGCTGTTAGTGTTGCTTCTGCAAAATTCATTATATTTTTCTCCTTCATTTATTTTAGGTACAAAAAAACCCTCCGACGAATCAGAAGGTCTTTTAATAAAGGCTGAGATTATACCTTTTAGTAGAAGTCTTAACAAGATTATCCCTTACGAGGTTCCTTGCTTATCCAGATAACCGCTTCCGCTGACTATCTATCTTCTATGCTTTCGTTTTTTAAAGTGCATCGCTTGCGCACTGTCATAAATAACTACTCATTAGTCCTATTTTCATCAACCTTTTACAGCTGTTAGGAGTCGCTAACTCTTATGATTTTCGTACTAATAACACTCTCCAACTTGCGATCTTTGAGCGACAACATTCCTTACGGTGTTGCATTAAAGCACTTTCGTTATTTATCGAGGTAGTCTTTGCGTTTTTTATGGTTTGCGAAACGGGGATCGAACCCGCATACGTTTGTTTCAAAGACAAATGGCTATACCGTTAGCCTACCCGCAAGGGTTATGTGCCGAAAGATGTGCTACCTCTGTCGCTTCATACCTTGTTAGGTACAAAATACTACACACCTCATGCTTTTCAGTTATCCACCTACTCAACTATATTTTAAGATTGCGCTTCTAACGTATACCTCTAATATTGATACTCGCACTCGTTTATTATCACTCGCACATTATTGAGACAATCAAGGACTGTCGCCGTATCTATCCCTTATTAAGTCAGCTTTTGTTAAGTTGGATTGTTAGCCGGAGTTCCACCTCCTATTAGATGCCAGTATTACCTACACCACATTCTTACCAAAGAACTATCTACTTAACTGTCTGCCCCTAGTACCGTTTTAACCGATACTTCGATGATTGGTTCATCGACAAATTGGGACTTGCGTGCTTTATGCTACTTTGCAGTAACACGGGAAGGACTTATCCCTTTGAATTATGTCACCATAATCTTCTGGCACACGCGCCATTTCTTTTTTTAATTTTTTAATTCATGTTCATAAAATGTTAACATTTTATATGTTACATTGTTATACTTGTCTTTAGTTATTATTCTAACAGTATAATGACAATAATCGCTTTTACAAAAAATACGTTGTATTTGTGCTTTATTATTATCTAAAACAGTAAAAACTATTTCACTTACTGAATATATAGGAATAGCTTTATCTTTACATGCCGATAATCCTAATAAAAGTAGTAATACAATAATATATTTCATTTTTTAACCTTGTTAAATGGGGGTGAATAAAAAGATTTGGTTTCACTTTTATCGAGCTATTAGATATTTTCTGTCATTTCGCTCAAACTAATCGTTTACTTACTAGGCAGGTAGTTAACCTCGATTATACCTTACAGACTCTAACATCTGTTGTTCAGTCATACTCTTACTAGACCGATAAATCTAGTAATTTTAATTGGTTTAGGCGTTGATAGAGGCTTTTTCTTTCAACCAACATTAAGAACTAATCGCTATATATTGCGTCCCTGTTTACCTAACTGGTGTTCGCTATTCTTAGGGCGAGAATACTATGCACCCCTAGTGCTATGAACATAAACTCTTGAAGTTAGTATCGCATACAAAACTAGCTTCGATGTTCTTTCGTGATATGCTACGCCTTATCTTTATTTTTATTGCAGATAAAGAATGCAAAATTAGTGGTGTGATTATCGGGCCACACGAAAACGGATAACTATTTAAGGAGAACGGCGTATTCCAGAACATTAAACACGTCTAACTGATAAAGCGTGCGCCGCTTATTTTATATATGTTACCACCTTGTCTCACTTCGTGAGAAGTGGGATGCTATTCCCAAGGCGAGTTGGTTAAAGTTAAAAACTACTGTTGAGTAGGCAACAGTATTACCTTGCAGTTAGTTGAGGTTCAACTGCCAACCTATCTCTCGCAAGGGTTACACCTTGCTTCATTACTGGTAATTGTAACTACCAATAACAGTATTTGGCCGCGAAGGATGGGTGTGAGCCATCATCTCTCTGTTAAGAGAGCTTTTCATTAAGCTACTAAGCGTTAATTGGTGTTTGGGGACAGCTATGGCACTGTCATTTTATTTATCGGTCCGACCCAATAAATACGTTTTTACCTTTAAACTACCCTAACATAAAAATATTAATAACCGGAGTATTCCGTTCTACAAAGGTCACATTTGCAACTGTGTGTAGCTTTGGGCGTATGATCCTACTTTACCCGAAAATAATATAAATACTATCTTGCCCGATTTCGAGACCTTTCCTCTTGCCTGTTTACGCTAACGACTATTAATTTGTTAATACAGCCAGGAATGACATTTTCGATATATCATCTCTCCTAATACGGCAGAGCATTCTTCCTTTAAACTAATTCCTGACGCATATTTTATAGCATCGTATAGGCTGGTCTTGAAGCAGCATACCGTAACAATTAAGTCAAAGTTTTACCATTAATTTTACTATACAATTTTGGTGGAAAGACCAGATTCGATACTGGATTTTTACGCATGTTTTTTCTTAAACTACCTCTCCGTAATTGGTTGCGGGTGCCGGTTCTGCTCCTGACTCCTGAAGTTTATGAGACTTCTGACTTATCTAACTTGTCCTACCCGCGCTCTTTAAATGGAGCGCAATTGCTGCTCAACATTTGTAATCTGTGCCCCAGTTTCTTCGGACTCTGAGGTAAACTTTTATTCGCTTTCCCTTAGTCGGAGAAAGGCTTATAATAAAGATTGCTGCTACGTTTATTGCAGGATACTTATAACCTTCTATAGAAAGGCAGACAAGTTCGATTGTTCGTCTTTTTTTAATAAAGTGCTAACCTTGCATGTAAACACTTTAACAGCTACTAAGTACTAGCGCAGGCTTATTCTAGCCCTTTTCACTGATTTATGCTGCCGCATTTTTGAATTTTTGCAGTTTTTTGCTCCGGCACTAGCGATGTTTGTACCATCGTTAGTTGGCGGGAATCGAACCCGTCATTCACCTACGTTAATCATAACCTTTATAGTCTGTATTAACAACACTAGACTTAGTAATTCTTTGAACACCTGGCCCCTCATGGTCCCGCCGATATTCCGATACTTGCTCCATCCATCTGATATCACAGACAACTGATCTAATTTATTTGCATAATATTAAGTATCTTGCCGTTATGAACTTGGTGGTACTCACTCTCCGCAGAGTAGTTTTTCGTTTCTGCTCATCATTTAAACATTATATAAGATTTTATAGTTTGAAGCAACAGTGAAATTCTTGTTTTTTGTCTTTCGGTGATTACTAAAAGCCCTCAAGCTATTTTTCATTCTTCCGTTCACTGTTTTTATATTATAAGAAATTTTTGACCTTCAAGCAACTGTGAATTTTTATTTTTTTGTCATTTCCCTTGAAAGTTTTGATTTCCTTGTTTTTCTCAGTTTTTATATTTTACTAAATTTTACCATTTTAAGCAAAATGAAATTTTAAAAATTTTGAGTTTCCCTTACTGATACAGATCAATAATCATTGTTAAGTTTTTTTCCTACTAAATTTCCAACCGGAAGAGCGATTTTCATTGCTGTAAGTTACTTCCCAATTTTTTTCCTTATAAATATCTTCAAAGTCCAACCAATGATTGTCAAATAATTCATTTGCAGTAATATCGCTGTGGCTTACAATACTTCTAACCAAATCTATTTGATTAATATAAATAGTATCAGATATTGATTGTTTAATTAATAGCTTATTAACTATTTCAATAACTACGTCTGGGATGCTTTTAATATGTGCTTGTCTAGCCCCTTCTGGAGAAATAGGTTCGATTGTCATTAGTAGTTCCTTTTTTGTGTTGTGTATTCCACCGAGAAAACTTCGTTTTCATAATCAATATGTGAAATAGTAAATACTTTAGAACCTTGAGCATATCTGACGACATAGTTTTCTAATACTGTCTCAATGTCCATAGTGCCTTTTAAAGTTTGATAAGTATAGTCAATTTCGCCATATCTAATTATTTCTTCTTGGTCATCTGGTCTATTATATTCATATACTGTAGAATAATTTACTGTTATTTCCATACCGGGAACATAACCGTGGCCCGTTACAAAAGTGATAAGATCGTTAAGGGTGATTTTAGCAACTTTAGTAAAGATAGTTACTGAACTAATTTCCCTAATGTTAATCACCGATCTTCTCCATGTTTTTAATTTATAACTAATTATACGACAAAAAGCAGTAAGAAGCAATAACTAATTTTTTTAACTTAGAGTTTTGGTTTCAGATTAGACCGTTTTTGTAGTTTTTCACACTTATTTTTAAAATGTGTTTCACATAATTTATTATTATCTAATATTTGAAGTAAGGTCAATACGTCTTGTATTTCAGTATTTAAATTGTCTTCGTTACTAACGTCTCCGTTATAAGGCTTAAAATCAAATCCTGTTCTTCTTATTTTTGAAATAGCTTTAATAACTTCAGCACATTCTTATTGAAGTATTCCTAATGCTTCCATTTTTTGTGCTTCAGATAACTTCATTTCTGTGCTGCAATGCAGGCAGTTTTAAAACTATGCAGATAATTTACAATATTTAAACTATCCTTTATAGTATTTTCAACTGTGTGACATTGTTTCATAGTATCAAATTTTTCAGTGGTGATACTAATTCCACCTATATCGGTATTAAGTGAGTTAAAATATACGAATATAACTAGAATATATGTCATTGATTTAGCAGCCTTTCTGTAGCTTCAGATAGTTCCATAGGAGTATAGTTGATTTGTTCGACACTAACACAAAAGTACCTAGGGTCGATTTGCTTATTTGATAGACGCACTCTATTTCCATGTAGATGACCGTGGATGTTACCGTTCCACCTAGACAGACTTTCAGGGTGTAGAGGAATATGACTTAGCATAATTCTTTCTGAAGTCATCTTGTATGCCCTAATATCTTCAAAATGCTCTAGGTAATCCTTTAGCTTAAAAATATCGTGATTTCCCTTAATTAGTACCTTCTTACCATTTAGTCGATGTAGTAGATGAAAATACTTCTTATTAATCACTACGTCTCCCAGATGGTAAACTCGGTCATTTTCTTTAACAACCTTATTCCAATTGTCAATCATAGTTTCATCCATTTCTTCTACAGAAGAAAATTCTGGACGAGTCATAGTTCCGTCAAAATTCTTAAATGTCAGTATATTAGCGTGACCGAAATGGGTATCGCTAATTACAAATTGATTTTTCATTATTTTTACCTTTTTAATCTTTTAGAATCCTACAGTTAGTACATCTGTAACATTCTATATAGTGTTCATAATACTGTTTTTCAAAATAAAGATCTTTTCGTAAAAAATCTTTCTTAAATCGGTGTATACCGAATAAGCACCAAATCATTTACAGTCTTTTCATTTTAACAGTACCACAAGTAGTACATTGTAAATTATACTGGGTTTTATTTCCGTAATAGTTATTTTCATTAATTATAGTAAGCTTATGTACCTCGAAGAAACACCAAAAGTTATTCCAATTCATAGAATGAATACTCCACAGTTAGTTCTTCCCCTTGTTTGACCTGCGTCAAAGTGTATAAATCATACCAGATAATATCTCCTCCGGAAAATTTCTCTTGTCTAACTTTAAAACAGTTGGGAGTCTTGCTGTGATTATAAAAACCCCCTAAAGGAGTTCTAATAAATTTTCCCATAATATTATGATGAGATACTCCTAATAGAGTTTTTGCAGGAATATCTTCAATAGCGAATAACCCTAATCCTTCAATATCACTTGATTTAATTGTTAGATAATCTGGTAACGGTCTATAAGTCACTGCGCTAGTCCTCCTGGTAGCCCTAATGCTCGGGCTATCTTCTCTTTAGCTTTTCTATTACCGTTAATATAAGCTCCATTTAACCAGACAGCTACTTGTTCAGCCTGCTCTTTAGAAAATGTTTGAGATGAATAATTACTAATGCTAGGGCCGCTTACATGCCACGTAGCTTCTTCACCCTCAATTTTGTTGGTAATTGCGTGATAATTCATTTTTAATCTCTTCTAAAGTAATGTTTTGTGTGGTAGCATACATATTACCAAACATATAAATTAATACTATTATAAAAATACCTGTTAATATATTTATTATACTTTTTGAAATTATGATAGGTAACACTAATACAACAGTTCCTAAAATAGTAAATAACACTAATTCAATCATTCTTATACTCTTTATAATGTTCTGAAAATAAATTTTCAAAACTTAAGTATACGTTTAATATTTCTTCAGTAGTCATATGATCTTCTATACTCTTATTCTTTAAAGAATTTTTTAGGAAATCAGTTTTTAAAGCTACTATCAAACTGTATACAATTAATCTTTCTTGCTTAATTATTTCGTAATATATATCAGTAAAATCTTTTTCTATATCTTTACTATTTTTTAACATATCAATATGTTTATTCGTGTTCATACTCTAATATTTCTATTTTACCCAGAGTGACTACAACAATACCTTCTCCTAAACATTTTATAAAGTCTGCGTTACTTTCGATAAAAGAGGCAAGTTCTTTAAATTTATCAAAAGATTCTTGACTAATTTCTTCAGATTTTTCATATGTACCGAATACATCATCAAAACTTTCCGCAGGGTAAGGATTGCTAAAAATATTTTCTTCTGAAGCATTTACTGTATCGTAGATATCATTGCCTTCTGGGTCAGTCAGTCCGGTATATTCTCTAAATAGTCCTGTAACTCTGGTATAACCACTAACACCCATTACAGAAAATGTACAAGGCTCTCCATCATTAAACCAAGGAGTATATTGTGTCCAATGGATCGCCTGAATATCTGTTACTTCTTCGAAAAAACTATCAAATAAAGGCTGTAACTTGTTTTTAGCAAAGCTACCGAGTTCTGCATCTAACTCAGCTTTTCTATCACTAAAAGACTTAGGCTTTGCTTCTATAGATTTAAGTGCATTTTCAAATTTAATCATGGTATTCATTTACCTTTTCTACTACTTGACCTACTTTAGTTAAATCAAATAAATCTTTACTATCTCTAACATTACCCTCCATATCAATCCAAGTGACGTAATTTTCATCAACTAATGTATCAATTTCTTGTAATTTAGAAAAAATATTACTAGGCCCTAATCCTCCGGCATAACCGTTTTGTACGCCCATAACAGGAACTAAGAAAGTACTGGCTACACCTCTACCACCACTTCTATCCTGTAATACACTAATCTTAGGGTATTTAGTAACTACTCTTGCACATTCTTTGTAACCTTTTTGATTATAAGGAATGTGCACATTATCTACAAATTGCATATCTAATTCATTTTCCAGTACTCTAATGTTATTACATTGTACCGTATCGAACATAGATAAATCAGCGTCTAAACAGTTTGTCATAAATTCAGTACTAGCTTTTCCACATAAATGAATAGCTAACTTTACGGAATTTTTTAACTTTCTAACCGTGTTTCCAATTTCTTCTTGTGTCATATATCTATTATCTTTACCTGATCTGGTATAGCTAAATAACAAAGCTATTTCTACAGGAATTACTGATTTTTGACAAATTTCTATTAAAGCATCTAAATCAGTAGACGTATCTACGCCGGTAAATACTACTTTTTCTAATTTCATTTTAATACAAATCCTTTATTACACACGGGACACTCTAAACATTTATCATTATTACTATCTCCTAAGTAATCACGGGTAGAGTAAACATCTGTTTCTTCATATTCTAACGTACTACTACAATTAGTACAAATAACTTCTTTAATACCTTTTACAGTCAATCTACTTTTCCTTTCGCTCCACCGTACATCCATCTTTCTGTCGGTAAATTTTTCAACCATTTTTCCACAGTTGGAATAAAACCTAAATCTTCCATAATATGTTCTTCGGCTACGTCTCTAACTGCTGATTTCTTTGCCGTCACTATTTATAATCGTAGTACCGAACATTTGTTCTACTAAAAAACACCCAAAACTAGAATGTAGAATAGCTCTATGTTTCATATCGGGATAACAGACTTTACTACTATCAATGAAGTCGTGGATTGCCAAATAATCTTTCGGCAATCCACCAAACTTCTTAGCACTAATTCTTGCGTGAATATAAGGCTTCATTATCGTTACCCTTTAGTAATCGCATAAACTTTTTTCCACTATCTATTAGTAGAATAGGTAACACAATAGGCCCAAAAAATGCGAATAGTAAACTAAAACCAAATAAGTTCATACTAAAATATCCGAAACTTAGTCTAACCGATAATACAGATAATATTAATCCTGACATATACCATATAATAAATAGAGACATTATTCAGATACCTCTACTTTCTTACTTCTTTCTTCTAGGTTCTTCATAATCCCTAAAGTACCAAATTGAGTTAATACATCTAGGTTACTAGGTAAAGAAGTTCCTTTTGCAGAACCGTTCATAATAACATTATAAGGCATTTCTACCTTAAAATTAGCTAGATTACCATATAGAGATCTAGCAATATCTCTCTCTATTTCAGCCATATAAATATCTTTGTTATTTTGCTTAGCCTGTAATTGAGCATCTGCTACCCTTGCCTCTGCTAAACCTTTTTCTAGAATAGCCTGTGCTTCAAACTTAGCTGCTTCTGCGTTAGCTTGCTGAATACCTCGGTTAGCTACAGCAATTGCTTGCTCTTTTTCTTTCTGAATTACTGCTACGTCTTTTTCTTTTTGTTGTGCAACAAGTTCTTTAATAGCTCTTTGTCTTTCAACATCTACAAGTAGTTGTTCTGCAATAATCGCTAACTCTTTATCTTTTTGAGCATCCTGGATAGCTTTTTGCTTTACAATTTCACGTTCTTGTTTAGCTGCTTCTGCTTTTGTAGCATTGGTTTCAATTTCCTGTTGAGCAGTAATTTTCTCACCAACTTGGATTCTTTTATTTTGTAATAGAGAATTAAGTTGTTCGTCAGGAATAGGCTTACCAATAGTAACTTGGGCTAAAGTAATACCATATTCAGTAATAGGATTTTCTAATCTCTTAGGCTGACCTGTTTTAACTTCTAATTTTACTACATTTTTCCATACTAGTCTAGTCTGTGTTTCTACTAGATTAGCATTAGAATTAGTACTAGATACAGGGGCATAACCTGAATCTGTAACAGACACCTGCTCTCTTTTAGTTACATATAGACCTTCATTTAATTGATCTTCCATCTGAGCTTTGAATCTATTTACTCCGCCTTGAATAAATTCTTCACCAGTGTATTGTGTAGCGGTTACTACAGCAACATTCTTACTATTAGGTACTAATAAAGCATCCACTAAATTAGAGAAACTTCTAAACTCTTGATGAAGTTTCTTGAAGTTTTCAGGATCAGTAGGTAATCTATACCTAAAAGTAGCTGGAACTTCGCCTGTATAAGTATCAGCAAAAGTAACACTAATAGCAGGCAGTTTACGTGTAAAATCTCCCGGATTAGTAGTAGCATCAATAGTCGCTACTCTCTTATATTCGTATACATTTGTAAAAAGAGGCATCTTAAGATGAACTCCGGGTTCACTATATACTTCAGTAGTTCCTGTTAACTTATTTTGTACATAGTATAAATAACCCTCACTAGTGCTAAAATAAGCGCTATTTAGAGCGATTAAAGAAATTAACCCTACACCACCCCAAATACCTAATTTTTTAATTGTTTTCTGTTGAATCATTTGTTTTCCTATCTTTATAAGTTGTTTTAGTCATCATGACGATCATTGTATCGTGTGTTTCTATTAATAACGCCTTTAGTTACGTTACTTACTCCGCTATAGATAGCTATTAAACTAACTACACCTATAATTACTATAACAGTAGCCATAAAAGCTTTAAAATTAAAAACAGCGAATAAAACTACTCCTATTAAAAACACCGATCCTAGTATTTTACCTACATTATCTGCTGTCATTTATTTTCACCATCATATTTAAATCTCCTATAGCTACTTTAAACAATCTATTTATAGATTCATTTTTTAGTATAATAGGATATTTGTAGCCTCTTTTATTAAACCCTATCAATGTAAATTCAGCTTTTTCAGGAGTGTAACAAACTGTATCTCCCACAGCAAAATTTCTATTTACTCCCTTGGTGTAAGCATGTTTATTAAAACTTTCTACATAATGATCTTAATTAGATATTTTATCAGATACTTGACCTTTACTGGTTATAGTATCATTACTGTTTAAAAACTTCTCTCTCAACTGTTTATAAGCTGCTTTCCATTCTTTATTGTGACCGTCGATATTACCACCTACTTTAGCGGCTCTAAATGCGTGAGCCTGTTCATGGCAGCTAATTAACAGACAAATATCTTTCCAATCAGTAGTAGTAATACTTCCTATATGGATATCCTTGCTAAAGCTAGGATACTCATTAAACTGTAGTGAGTTTATTCTAGAATTTAAAACAACCATAGCATAACTAACACCAATTTTACCAGATTTAACTGCCTTACCGCCGTTACTTCTACGTCTGCGTACAGACCAATCTAATCTTAACTCACAGGAATATCCTATTAACATATTATTTTTAATATATAACTCAATTTCATTATGAATTTCTGTCATATATTTGTTAAATTCTTCTTTAGTCATATAAAACTTCTCTCTCTCTAATAAAGGTTTTCCTTGGATTACTTGTATAATAGTTTAAAAAACTCTTCAAAGCAAATAGAATTTATTTTTATTTACACAAATGGAAAACCCTAGGAGCATAGCTACCTAGGGCTTATCCTACTTATTTATTCAGATTTCTTGCCAAAGAAGGGATTTCACTTCTGTGAATACCTATATCTTTTAAGGTAGCGTCGTCTAAACTATTCAATGCTGACATAGTTCTATTTTCTTGAAATCTTTTGATTAACTTACTAAACATTTTTATCTCCTGACTACGGAATTGTTAGTCACATATTTGTCAACTTTTGTAATCCCGTATCTGTTGTATAAATTACAGTTTTAATACCATAGGCATTAATCAACTGTTGACACCCTTTTTTGCATGGCCGGGCTAGAGCCAATTTACCGTTCTTGTGAACCCTTATTATGTACAAAGTAGCTTTTTGAAGTTCTTCATCAGTCAAAACTTTACTTGCTCTTTTAATAGCGTCTACCTCTGCATGGAGAAAAATGCTATACTCTTTAAAATACTTAAGAGTAGTAGTACCTGTTTTTCTCCTGTTTTCCCCATAAAAACTCTGTTTTTATAGATTATACAGGCAGCAACTCTTGCATTTCCGACACAAAAAGGTCGAGCACTTATGTACCCGACCAAATCCTTAACTATCTTCTTATGCTTATTTTTCAAAATTAGCCTCTTAAATTGGTACTCACTGAAGGAATCGAACCATCGTATACGCCGTGTAAAGACGTCGTTCTGCCATTAAACTAAGCGAGCATTGTATACTTAAAGCAAGGTTTCATAGTATTTTTAAAATAACAATATTCACTAAACATACCTTTAGAATTTAATGATTGTTCGTTATTAATTAATATACATCCTTGCGCATGTTTCATCAAACTAGCATCATACTTTAAAAAATCTGAATGATTCCAGCCTAATTCTTCATTACTTTCACTATAATTATCGTCAATTGATGAAGTATGCAAAATTGGCGACCAAACAAAAATTCTCTCTTTTAATAGATGAAAAGTAGCTTCTGCTACTAGATTTAATGCTTGTTTTCTATCTAACCCTGCAAAAGGACTTGCTAAATACCAATATCCTTCATAACTACTTAGTTTAGAAACGTTTACTTCTTCCATTTCTAAAAAATCTAACCTTGTTAGCATATTTTAACCCTTTATTAATTGGAGCGGGTAGCCGGACTCGAACCGGTCTTCATCAGCTTGGAAGGCTGAGGCACTACCTTTATACCATACCCGCGATTAGTTGTTCAAAACTTACTAAATACATAAAGCCTACATAAGACCAATATTCAATCCACAAAAATTTCTTCCTTTTTTTAATTTCTAAAGATATAATACTATAATTAACCCTTTATAGCAATCTTTATTTTTTTTTACTTTTACTCAAATGGCGCGGACACTGAGACCTTTCAGCCTTGGCTTCGGCATCCTGTTTCCACTCTTCGCCCTCGGCCCATTCAGATGGTGGCGGTGGTGGTGGCTTGTCTTGCATCGAGGCCCTGCTGATAATGTTCAAGGATTAATGGGTCAGGAATCTCAATACCCATCACGGGGGGCTGGAATACTTTATGCCAAGGTGTCCCTTGCCTGTGTGTCAGGTTTGAAAGGGCAATCCCAGAATATTTCCCGTAATTCTCAACGATACTTTCGTAAAATGGCTCCATGCTCTGGTTGTTGATAGGGCTATCCGCGACCATCTCCGAGGGGATTTCATTTTTTCCAAACCGTTTAGTTGCTTGATAAAGATTTGGAATCACGGGGCCATACTTCCAAGCTTCAATGCGATCATTGAACAGCTTTGCGTTGTGCATCGCGAGATACCAACCGTAAGATATGTAGACGAGCTTCATCAGTTGCATGGGTGTCAATTTCATCCCACGCCGCTTTGCGATTTTCAGAATATCGTCGGCAACCGTTTGCGCTGACATTTTAGCCTCCTACCCACTATATACGCGCCCTAAGCACAAATTGCTACATGGCTAGCTACGTATATAGGTCCCAAAAATTTCTTCCTTTTTTTAATTTCTAAAGATATAATACTATAATTAACCCTTTATAGCAATCTTTATTTTTTTTTACTTTTACTCAAATGGCGCGGACACTGAGACTCAAACTCAGAACTACTGGCTGGCAACCAATCACGTTATCTTTACGCTATACCCGCATTATAAGGAACTATGGCAGACTATACTTCCTTTTAAATTATTATCACTAACAATAACCCAATTACCTATGAAATCAGTTATTTTATCTTCTTTAACTACAAAATTTATCCAAGTAATTCCTAAATTGTTAGTTAAATTACTATTGAATATAAAAATCATCTTGTTAGAGTTTAATAATACTTGACTAGATTCCCAATTAATTCCACTGCTATCTTGACCGTGAATTACTATATTATTATTTTCATCCAATAAAATATACATAGTACCAGTACCTGTTACTAATTCTTCTTTTATCTTAAAAGTATACTCACAAGTCCAAATACCTGATAAATCTTCTTTTATAATGGATTGTTGATCTATTATAGGTTCTTGTAGCCCATACCAACTAGTGAACGCAAAACCTACTAATATAAAATAAGCAGCAGCCGCTCCACCTAATTTGATGCCTTTTTTCATATCTTGAAAACTAGCACTACTCTCAAACATTTTAAAAAGAATTATAGTAGGTATTAAAGGTACTAAAGTAAGTATTGACCATATTACAATATTGATTATCATTAATTTATATTATAGTATGTTATTACTAAATTTAAATCTCCAGCAGTTATGCCGTGAGAATTAGCTATGCTATCCCATTTACTACTAATAAAGAAGAACTTACCTTCATGACTAGTTTGATGGTCATACGTTAAAGTATTAGTTAACTTAACTTGAGAGGGTATATATCGTTTGGCCATGTTCTCCTTTGGTAATATTTAATTACCTAATTGGATGCTCTCTCTGGGATCGAACCAGAATTACAACATTCAGAGTATTGCGTGCTACCATTACACTACAGAGCAGCTAATTGGATGAAGGAGTAGGATTCGAACCCACATTATCCTGGTTCAAGGCCAGGTTTCCTACCGTTAGAAGATCCTTCATTAATATGGTGGAGACAGAGGGACTCTAACCCTCCAGGCTAGGTTCTTGCAAGGAACCTCCGGGTACACATGCCCTGCCCCCTAATTTAGTTATTACCTTGCTCAGTTACACTTCCCCGCTTTACAGCAGGTGAGGGGAAACTACCTTCCTCTCTGCAGGAGTATGAGTCCTGTGTGCTTTCAAGTCGTCAAACTTTAGTTTCTAGAACTACATAGGAGCAGTTGACGCTACTTCCTAATACGGTAACTATTCTATTTTATTTAGTGGGTCTACCCACAATTCTTGTTCTGTAACTTTTAACTTTTCTTTAGTTATTTCATCTATTAATATTTCATTAGCTTTTCTTAAATTATTCATTTCACCACAGTGAGAATTAAATATTGTCCATAAATTATCAAATCTCTTCCGATAAATTCTATTAACTGCTTTAGCATCTTCTTTATCTTCAATCAACTGTATATCTTCTAGAATATTAGAAAATATGAGTATCTCTTGTTCTAAGTACATAATAGACATTTTTTAGCCTTTCTTTTAAATGGTGCTCCAGCAGAGAATCGAACTCTGATTTCAGTCTTACCAAGACCGTGTAATATCCATTATACTACAAAAGCGTTATTGGCGGAGAGCAGAGGTCTCGATCCCCAGCGACTTAACGCCCTACGCCTTTCCAAGACGCGCCTGTCACCCTACAGGTTTACTCTCCAAATACTTAATAACCTGCATACCTAAAAATTCGGTATATGCAGGAGGTATTACCTGAGCCATTAATCTTTTACTAGCAATAAAAGATAATTGTCCGCCCATAGCTTGATTCCATTGTTCTTTATTACCGTACTGATGGCCAGCAACTCCAAACATATTACCGCCATCGTTTTCCCTGTAACTAACTTTTAGCCCTTTATGACTGCATTTCCCCTTGCCATAAATTCTTATGTTACTTTCAAACAATCTATGCCTAAAAACTCGTAAATCAAATTGAGTTCCACACAATACCGTGGGGTTAATTAAAGGAGCATTAGGTACATTTTCTATAATATAAGGAATATTTAAACTGTTTAATAATTCTCTGGTAGGCGCTACTAAATCTGGATATTCTTTTCCCTTTTTTCTAGCCGATATACTTCCGCTACTATATGCTTGGCAAGGTGGGCTAGCGTGTATAAAATCGAAAGATTTCATAAAATCTATATCTAAGCAAAATACGTCCTTATTAATAAACTCAAAAGGATATTTAGATATATTTTCTGTGTCTACTCCCACTATTTCAGAAAATCCTGCATTATTATATCCTACTGCCGAACCTCCTGGTCCTGAAAATAAATCTAATAATCTATATGTCATAAAATAATGAGGATTGGTTTATATAAAACAACCCACAACAAACCCTTAAATTCCTTTAGTGAAGAAATAAAAATCTTCTTCATTGTCTCTTAGTTTTTCCCTTAAAGCTATATATTCTTTTTTAGATTTATTCTTACGTTCAATAAATGAAACTAATTTTCCATCTTGTTTCCTGTAAATATAATAATCCATTTTAGCCCTTTCTTGTTGGCGAAGGTCGTAGGAATCGAACCCACATCTACTGGTTTGGAAGCAGTCGTGTTGCCATTACACTAGACCAACTTATAATTTGTTATTTGTTAAATAATAACAATCTTTTCCGTATTTGTTTTCTTTTTTCACTACAAATAAAATCTTATGGTAATGATTAGGAGTTATTTTATCAAACTTTGCTATTAAATAATGTTGTTTTGCTACTGTTTTATATAAGAAACAGTTTATCATTATATATTATAAGAAATAAAAGAGGTGATAGAAACGACAAATACGGCTGCCGCAATTATAGCTAATAATTCCATTTTCTTTTTTCCTATATTGGTGGTTTCGGAAGGATTCGAACCCTCAATCGTCTGGTTAGAAGCCAGAGGCATTATCCAGTTATGCTACGAAACCGTTAAGTATCTATGATTACAGATATTAAGTAATCATCTTCATTATCTTCTAATATCCAATCGTTCATATCTAATTCTATATCAAACATGCAGGGATATTCTATAAACCATTCATATTCACAATTTCTTTGTAGATAAATTCCTTCTTCAGGTATACTAAATCTTTTCTCTACCGCTTGTTTAGCAAACTCAGGTAATTCATCGAAATCATAAATAATCATAGCTTCTCTCTATATGGCGATCTAGATGGGACTTGAACCCACATACCTTTCCGTGACAGGGAAATTCATTACTCCAATTATGATACTAGACCGTAAATTTGGTACTCCCAGCTGGATTTGAACCAACATCATGCGGTCATCTACCGCTAATACAAGGTATAAGCTTGCTGTTTTACTTTTAAACTATAGGAGCATATTTTTATATCTGACTTAATAAACTAATGTGGTGATTACTATATTTTTCAGATAAATCTGGTTTTACTATACTATATTTATTTTTTAGATACAAGTATTTAGCCCACAGAATACGACAAGCCCAAATGTCGTGTAATTTAATTACTCTGTTTATGTATCTAGTCTCTAAAATTTCATCTTCATTACGGTGCAACATACTTACTAAAAATTCAGTTTTTAAACTAAACCCTTGTCTAGCTAAAAATATACCTTTAGGTTTATCTGTATCGTTGTAAAAATTTACTAATATACAAGCATTAGAAATGGAGTCTGGTAAAGTTTTATACTTTTCTAATAAAGTACGGTAGATATATAAGCCCATATGACTACAAAATTTACCTTTACCTTGTCTTTTACCTTGAGTATGGAACAGTACAAGATCTACTGCATCTTCTAATTGATTCATTTATTCATAAATTCTCTGTACTTATCATAATTGCAGTTTCTATTTCTCTTACAATTATGAATACTTCCTAACATAGACTTTAATGTTTCCGAAGCAGTATCGCATCTTTCTATAGTTTTAGCGTTTAGTACTCTTACACTTGCTTGATAGCTGCAATAGTTAATAAACTGTTTTAATTTGTAAATATCTGGTTGTGCGCTTTTAACTGGAGCTACAATGATTAATGTGATAGCTATTAGCATTAAAAATGCCCAAACTCTTGGATGTACCATATTACCTCTTTATTGGTGCCGAATAGAGGAGTCGAACCCCCACTTACTGATTACAAAACAGTTGTGCTAACCGTTAACACTAATTTGGCATTGATTCTACCACCATACATGAATATAACATTCTTCTGTTTCATCGCATAATTTACATAACTGTTTAAAATATGATAAACACTTTGTAAAAGTTTCTGTTTTATCACTATGAAATTCTAAGTTGGATAAAGTTAACAACATTAAACTATTTTGGTTAAGTTCGTAATCTACCATTAATTTCTGCATAATTAAATCGTGCAGCATTGTGTTTTCAATATCTTGAACGTCTACAAACTTTTGAACTTTAATCATCATTACCACCAATAATATATAGTTAAAGTATCGTTAGGTTTAATTTTAATTTTATTAAGAATTTCTAAAGCATCACAAAATCCTTGTAAGATTTCATGTTCTGGATCAATAATTCTCAAAAAATTAATATTGTAATTATTATCGTAAAATAAGTCGATTTTTTGATCTACATCTTTATCATTAGGGAATAAATCTTTTAACTGCTCTGCCCAAATTGTTATAAGAGAATTGTTAGAACAAGGATCTTCCTGTACTATAGTAGTTATCCATTCTCTAAATTTAACATTATCAATCGAATTAACATCTAACGCGACAATAAATTCCAACAATTCATTCCTTATTTAATTTCATTAAAGTTATAATAATTGATTTTTGGGTTTTAAGCAATCTCTGATTTTTTATAAAATGGTACTCGCCAGAGGAATCGAACCCCTATCTTGAGTTTCGTAGACTCATGTTATATACAGTTTCACTAGGCGAGCATATAAAGTGATATAGTATTCATTTGTTTGTTCAAAAGACAACTTCTGTATAGATTTAGCTAAATCAAATATATTATGAGATTTAGGATCAATAAATAATTGTACATGCTTATCCGCTAAAAATTGAATCATTAACTTTCTTTCTATAAAATGGTACCCAAAGCGGGACTCGAACCCGCAACATCTAGGTTTTGAATCTAGCGACTCTGCCAATTGGCCTACTTGGGCATGTAGCGGGGAGTTAAACTCCCCGCTTTTTAAGTTTGTAACCAGTCTATAATAACTTTTATATCAGTTTTTTCACTATATTTAGATACCATATTACGAACTCTGTTCAATAACTGAATATCTGGCTGGTAGTAAACTTTATTACTTACTCCAGTAGTATTCCACACATGATAGTGATTATTACTTTCTACTTGAGAGTAATTTTTACCTGAAATATATGCTCTAGCTAAATTAGTAGCTCTTACTTCTCGTCTAACATCCCATATTCTATGGTAATGTAAGTCTTGTAATTTCTTTTCTAATATAGTTACTGGTTTTTGTAGTTCTCTTAGTTTTCTAGCATAAAGTTTAGTTTTTCTTTCTTCATGCTTAATTATTTTAGCTTCTTCAGCTAAATGTTTTGCTTTTATTTTTAATTTATAACTCATTATATAATTTCCTTTTCTAATTTATTTAATATTTTTAGCCATTACATAATAAATTAGTTAAGGCGGTATATAAGTCTAGATATCGTATTCCATAATTACTCTCCTTATTTGGTGTCTTTGACAGGAATTGAACCCGTTTTCTTCCGTTTTAGAGGCGGACGCATTACCATAATGCTACAAAGACTTTTTACTTGTTTCTATTTTCTAAATACTTGTTATCTGCTTCTTTCAACTTAGATTCACAATAATTACTAACTTTTTCGATTACAAAAACTACCCCCCTTGCTAATGCATATATAAGGGAAAAAATTAACAATAAAATAATACCTGGAAAATACAGAATATATTCTACTATATAACTAGGTCTAAAATCTAAATCTAGTAAATTATCTAATACTTCATTATACGAATTAAATAATAAATCTCCGGTAGTTATAACAATCCAAGCCACTATTAGTACTGCGAAAATTACAAATAAAGTTATCATTATGTTTTTTCTTTCCTAAAAATTGGTCCTAGTGAAGAGAATCGAACTCTTATGCCATCTCTGACCACAGATTTTAAGTCTGCTGCGTATGCCGTTCCGCCACACTAGGTTATATGAAAAATCACTATCACAAACATAAGCGATCTTTTTTAGATATTATTTGGCGCCATCATCTGGGAAGGATATTTCTATCTTTTCATATATTGGTGCGTAAGGAGGGACTCGAACCCTCAGAACCCTGGCGTCTAAAACCAGTGACTTTACCAATTTGCCCACTCACGCTTTACTTTTCTTTTACTTGTTTTATAAATTGTTTAATACCTATGACCAAACATATAAAAAATAGTAATACTAAAAGTCCTGGGATACTTAATATTAGTATTAGCATTATAGACCAGTAAGTAAAACGATTATTACGAATTTTATCAATGTTTTTGGGGTAATAAATACTTAAACAAAAAGCTACCACAAAACTTAAGGATAGATATACTATCATAATTTATAGTGATCCTTTAATCTAATAGCCGAAATAGTCCACCTATCTTTAAGTTTTTGATTCATTTTTTCTGAATGATCTAAGTTTACTAAATTATCACAATATTTTACAATAGCTGCTTCTTTATTATCTGCAAGGATAATTCTAGTAATGTTATCGTAATAAGTTAAATCTTTATCTTTAGTTACTAGATCAATAATATCTAGTGTTCTGTTAGTAAACCCAAGATTATACAAATCTACTCTTTTGTAGTATGTATCTTCTAAAATATCGTGTAATAGACAAGCTTTAGCTAACTCATCATCTACGAAGAATAATTCTTTACATTTTTCATACACTTTAATTAAGTGATATTCGTACCCTTTACCGTCATAAGTCTGCCCGTCATGAGCTAAAGTAACTAACCCTATTGTATCATCTATTGTCAACATAAAAAATATGCCTTCCTATTTGTAATACTCTTTTAAACTTATTAGCCCAATAAGGGTTTACGGTATCTGTATGATACCATAGAGTATTTTCTGGTAATCCTATTAATTCCATTTCTTGATCTTGTAAAACTATTTTAGCAATATTTTGTGCATTTAGCCAAACATCTTTTTCGTAAGTTTTGTCTGATGCTCCATCATGTGTCCAACTAAATTGCTTTTTTTGATATACTACCTTACAATAGTTTTCTGGGTACTTATCGCTAATAACTCTATTTCTAGTTACTAAGGCTACAGCTAATTTACCGTGTACAGATTCTCCCCTAGCCTCGTGATATATATTACATGCTAAACATTTTTGATCTGTTTTCGCTAAATTACAATCATATACCTTAGCTAAAGCAGTTGTACTAATGAAAAAAATTATTACTATAAGTATCAATTTTATCATATTTTTCCTTATTATAAAATATTACTGGAAACGCTCTTACTTGGTGGGCTAAGAACCAAGCATACTCTACTTCTAGGAAGGAGGAGCGTTTCCAATTGGTCAGTGACCTGGGAATCAAACCCAGCTCCGAGGGGTCCAAGCCTCCCGTGATGTCTCAGTCTCGTTGCCACTGTTCTAATACTGCATCTAACTTCGTTAGAGCATCTTCCAAAGTATTGTATACAGGTAATCCAAATCTGTTACAAACTACTTCTACATTACCTTTTCTAAAATATCCATCTGGACAACATACTATTGTATATTTATATTCAATATGAATACCAAATTCCATCAAAGTAATAGGGCTGATAGTGTTAGGGTCAAAATAAATAAAAATTACGTCACTATTTGCAAGAGCATCTAATTCCCAATTTACCTGTTTAGTAAATTCATTATCGCCTAATTTCTGCTCCCAAGTACTATCCCATTTTTCACGTCTAGGATTATATACAGTACCTGTATAAGTAGAGATATGTTCGATTACTTTCTTTTGCCATTTCTCTGCTTTATCCATTTCGATGCTACCTGCTAAGAATAGCTTAGGACCGAGGGTATTATAAATGGATTCAGGTGCGGTAATTATATTCATCATCTACTTTCTAATTGGTCTGAGTAGTAGGATTCGAACCTACAACTTCCGCAGTCCTAGTGCGGCACTCTGCCAGATTGAGCTATACCCAGTTATATTTCGTAAGAACGTTCTTTGTAACAATTTTCACAAAAATAATAATACTCTTTTTTATTATGTATTTCTATTTGAAAAGGGTCTGCTAAGAGCATAACATTTTTTTGATTACATCCTGAATAGCCACACTTACAAGTTACATTATGTTCTTCTAATTTTTTATGTAAAAAGCAACATGTCTAGGGCCGATTAAATATTTGTCAGAATACCTTATTTGAGTACCTATATCTTCATTACGAATAATATCAAAATCTTTTATTTTGGTATATTGTTTACCTATGACATATTCATAAGTAATATCATTTACCACAATTTTTCTATAAGCCATTTATTTGTTCCTGTATAGTTTTTTGTTTATAATACTTACGAGGATTTCCGCACATATGACAACTACAAGGAGTTCTTAATCCTTTATTTGTATAGTGAATGGCCCACTCTTCTCTGTCGTTATACACTAATTTAGCTTTTGTGTATAATTTTTTCCAAATCCTACGTTTATGATTACGTCTTTCTGCTCTTTTTGTCATTATTGTTATACTGAGTTCATCCTTTAGCGTATAGAAGTGCACTTCATCGGACATAACGAGTTATCACAGTATAACATAAATTGGTGTTACGGAAGAAGATTCGAACTTCCACTTCTTAATATTCTTTAAGAATATACTAATACTTAACCTACTGGCTAGTTTTCAGTTTATTATTTTCTATCCTTATCGTATATTAGGATCTCTGACCACACTTTCATTTATTTACTTCTAGCTTTTTCAATAAATTACTTGTTTGAGCGTAACATAAATTGGGGCTGCGAACGAGACTCGAACTCGCATTAACCTGGGTGAAAACCAAGTATCCTACTCCATTTAGACGACCACAGCATATAAGTATTTCAATTTGCCTAAAAACTTGCTTAGAGTTTTTATCTCTTTAATACTAAATCTATATCTCCACTAAGTAGCTACTCTTGCTGAGATAAGTAAGTATAATGCCTTAAGAGAAAAGGGCATAAGCGGAAACAAACTGAAAATTTGAATTTAAAATAACACAATATCTAAATATTTTGACAAATATTTCTTCCCTGCTGTCAGACAGAGTGGCCCCTTCGATAGCGCATTGCTAAATACTGGCCATATGAGTTATTATAAATGTAGCCGATTTCTGGTGCTAGGTACGGCTACTGACCCCGCTTGACTACTTACGCAGCCATTGCATATGAAGTATTATCATTTGCGTTTATCGTAGTGACTAAAAAATATTCTCAACTTACCTAATAAATATCAGTCGATTCTATTTCGCCCCCATCAAAAACACACATTCTGCGACCTATCAGAGCAACACTCGAAGTATATCTATCCGATATTACGACCCGAATGTGTGTTCGTGGTGGAGGCGCTCGGTACTGCCCCGAGGTGTTGTCTATCGTTCAATTTGTTTCAACAAATATTTCCTCAACGTCACTTTCATTATTATATTAAAATTTACTGCTTAAAGCAAATGTAAATTTTTAATTTTTAGGATTGTCCTGCCAAATATAAACAATCTTCTAAAACTTCAACTATTTGTACATCCATGTCATTATTTTCTGTATCGTCAGAAATCCTAATTTGCATGTTCTCTGGTAATTGATTTAATATCTTTCGTAATTCATACACCGTTAAAACACCTTTATTTTGCCATTCATTGAAAATCATTATCCACTCATCTTTCTAATAATAGGAACATCTACTCTAAGAGATACAAAGGTTCTTTTAAAATTTAATTCCGTTTGTCCTTCTTCTAATTCAATAACACATACTATAAAGTTATTTCTACCTTCAATAGCAGTATATGCAGCCTCGCTTTTGTAATATACTCTATTACCAGCTGGCTGAATATCCGCATCATAGTTCCTATGAATTGTGCTGTATGCTCTCATGTATAATCAATTTCCTCTAAGGTTAGGTGATACCCAAAACAAGCTCCTGTATCAATAAATCTTGCTTGTCCTAAATCTTTTACTATTTTTAAAGGGGTATGTCCGTGGTAACTACGAATAATATCTGTATATTCAGCTTTTACACTATTTGTAACTGCATATCTACCCCACATCTTATTTTGTTGAGTAGTAGGGTCCATAACATACTGTTTCCAACTATTATTATGTTTATAAGCAATACCGGGTTCAGCATGACATATACCAATTTTATTATCAATAGTAATAGCTAAGGGGAGATTTTTTACTTTTTCTGCATACCCTGATAGCGTACACATATCTATATCTGCCGCCCAACCCCCTCCGTTAGCCACCCAAAGATTTATTCTATAATCCTCTAATACGCCTTGCCAAAAAAACTCATCATGGTTACCCATAACTGCGTAAAACCAAGGTTTATTTAATAAAGATAAACACTCTATATTTTGAGTACCTCTATCTACTAGGTCTCCAACTGAAAAAAGTCTATCTATTTGCTGGTTAAAATTAACAAATTTCATTTGAGTTATTAGTGCATCATAACAACCATGAAGATCACCAACGATAAAATCTCGACCTTTATCGTTGGTTTCTACTTCCTGATGTAAATTATATTTAAACATATTATCCTTTCACACATACAACTTGTTTTAAAGTATGTACGATATCTACTAAATCTGTCTGCGCAGCCATTACTTCATCTATATTCTTATAAGCAGCAGGAGTTTCATCAATTACTCCAATATCTTTACGACATTCTACTCCTTCAGTAGCTTTTAAATGATCTTCCAAAGTGAAATTTTTCTTTGCATGACTTCTAGAGTATACCCTACCAGCCCCATGAGAGCAACTATTAAAAGAATCAGCGTTGCCTTTTCCTCTAACAATATAACTTTTAGTACCCATACTTCCTGGAATAATACCTAACTTACCGAATTCTGCGTTAACAGCTCCCTTTCTAGTTACATATACATCTTCTCCAAAATGACGCTCTTTAGTTACATAGTTATGATGACAATTAATTCCTTTAACATCATAAGTAAAAGGTACTTTTATGATATTTTTCAAAGATAACAAAGCCTGCTCCATCATTATCTCTCTGTTGAAAGCAGCATAGTTCTGTGCCCAATTAACTCCTTCAATGTAATCGTCAAAATGCTTCCCACCTTCTATTAAATAAGCTAAGTTACTATCAACTAATTTAATATCTAAGTTTTCACATTCTCTAATAGCTTTCTGAATAAAGTATCTTCCAATTCTATTACCAATGCCCCTAGATCCGCTATGTAGCATAACCCATACATTAGATTTTTCATCTAAACACACTTCTACGAAGTGATTACCACTCCCTAAAGTACCTAATTGAGTACTAGCATTATTTTTATCTGCTTCAGCAATTTGATTATGCTTTCTAATATTTAAGAAAGTCTTAGCAAATTTATTAGATTTAACACTAATATTAGTAGGACGATGTTCCCAACTAGAATATCTAGTATCTCCCCAACTTCCCTTCTTGCCAGGACCTCCATGAGGAATATTAGCTTCTATTTCCATTCTTAATTCTTTTAAACTATCAGGTAAATCATCAGCATGTAAAGTAGTTTTTACAGCTACCATGCCACAACCAATATCCACCCCGACAGCAGCAGGAATAATCGCTTTAATTGTCGGAATAACACTACCCACAGTACTACCAATACCTAAATGAGCATCAGGCATCACAGCAATATGTTTATAAATTATAGGCAAACTAGCGGTCTTAATTAGCTGACCTACTGTATTACCGTCCAAATGAACACCTTCTGTCCAAGTTTTAATTTCTGCGTGTTTTCCTCTAAGTAACATTTTATTTTCCTATACATTCAAGTACCTTTTCCAATGATTCAAAAGAATCACCTGAAAGGCCGTTTCTGTTTTTTGTAATAATATATTTATTATTCGTAATTTCTATAATTACATCACATTTAATTAATAATTCTGTATCACATTCAAAATTATCTGGAATTACTAAAATCATTGTAATAACTCTCTATCTTCTTTAGGGAAAAACCATTTATCTTCGATAATATGACCAATTCTTACAATAGTTCGTCCAAATCCTGGATTTTCTACCTTGATTCTAATATTTTTACCTTTAAAATCTTTTAAATTATGTACTCCTACAGTATACATACAACTGTTAATAAACCAATTAGCCAAATTACAATTATCTTTATTATCTGATAAAAAATCTTGTTTATTAAAAAGTTTTACTTCGTCTGTGAAGAAAGAACATGTTTTTCCTAAATTATATCCGCCAAAAGCTTTTGAAAAACCATCTTCTAATTTTAGAGTCAACCATAAAGTTAAAAACCCTTCATCTATAGATAAATTACATTCTTCAATCGTAGCGTTCATTATTTTTTCTTTTAAAGTTACTCGTCTCATAATTTAACACCATATCTTCCATATAATAAGTCAATTGTCTGTCTATAATGTTTAGTAAGCATACCATCATCTACATCAGTGTGAATCATATTTTTCTTTTGATCGTCGTAAAAATCGCTACTGTCGTCAAAAATTAGATAGTTTCCTTTGAAATTTACTGAATCCATCCATTTATTAATATCATCGCCTCTAAATCCTTTGTCAGTTCTAGGAGTTTTCCACTGATTATGAAAATGACTATACAAATCAGTTCCTTGAAAAATATAAGGCCAGTTTTTTTGATCTGTTAAATATCTCCAAGTACTACTAATAACAATTTTAGCTGGCCACTTATAACAAATTCGGTCCAAAAATTTAGCAGCATGAATATCAATACTGCTCCACATACCCGAATCATTAGCTGCATGAAAGATTCTAGCACTAGCTAAAACTCCATCCATGTCTAAAAATATAATATTATCGTTTTTCATAAATATATCCGTATTCATCTGCATAATGATTTGTATCAAAATGCTCGTTATATAGTTTTATTAAATCTTTACCACTCATAGACTCTATAACCTGAGTTAACTGTTCTATAATTATACCTTTGTCTATATTATATTCCACGTTATTAAACTCCGTTTAAATATTCTTTATATTTTTGATATGTTAGCTGTAACATTTTATTTTCAGCATCAAAGCAATCATTACAAACAAATTCATAATGCACTAATTTACTTCTTTTACTTCTTTTATATTTTTCTTTAGATTTACAGTATAAACACATAGTATATTAAACTACGTTTAAATTGGTAGCTAAAAAAGGAATCGAACCTTAAGTCTTGGTCTTATCAGGACCCTGCTCTATCATTGAGCTACTCAACTAATTTACCCTCATATCTATACCAATTAGGTTTTTCTGATATCCTAAAAGATAATCGTTCTCTAATAATGTTTCTATCTTTGTCGGAAGGAGTCCAATCATTTCTATATATGAAATTAGGAAAACACTCTACATTGAATTTTCTATCGGGATTAGGAGACATTCCTCTCCTAATCATTTCATTTCTTAATTGTTCATACCGTTTTTGTAAATATAGACCTTTATCGTAGAAAAATAATACATGACCTTTATTTAATCTGAATGAGTCAGGTATCTTATTCTTATTCCAACTCTTACCTCTTAAAGACCGTTGTAATGAAGATCCTATCATCAAGATTTCTCTATATTCAGCTACTAAATGTTGATCCATTAATTCTATAGGATCAACTATATTAATACGAGTCATATATTTTCCTTTAGTATATTTGGTCGTAGAGGAGGGAATCGAACCCTCTACCACACGCTAATCAGGCGCGTTCCTCGCCAATCGGATTCTCTACTATAAATTTTGGCTCCTAGGGGTAGGGATCGAACCTACGCTTCTTACGAAGTCCACTCATTAACAGTGAGGAACATTACCGCTCTGCCACCCAGGAATAATTTTTGGCTGAGAAGGAGGGTCTCGAACCCCCAAGCCTTACGGCACAAGATTAACAGTCTAGCGCGTCTACCAGTTCCGCCACTTCCCAACATATTTATAATTTTATAAGAAAAAACAGTTCTTAGCAATACTTATTTACTGCTAAGAGCTGTTTCCCTAAATATATCGTTTAATACTTTAGTATCTATTTGATGATCTGTAGAGTACCACTCATAATTAAAATCATCTAATAAAGTATTAAAGTTAGTTATATCATAATGTACCCCCTTAAGAAGGATATTATCATAACATTCTTTAGCAGTAATAGGTGGTATTTTACAATTTTTTCTTATATATACTGCGTTATTAAAACATCTAAAAGAGTTAATTAAATATTTAAGTTTACTTGTTTCTAAGTATTTGTAGTAATAACTCTTACTAGCTTTATGATACTGAATACCTAAACTTTTTCTATTAAAGTTTGCTGCAACTTCTAAAATTAAGGTTAAATAGTTATCTATATCAACACTTAGTATAGGAGAAAATAAAGTTTCCATAGTAGTCATATTATTTTTTCTAACTAAATTAAGAAAATGCTTCAATTCCCAACCGCTTACGTCTACATTATCCTTTTGTTCGCTATATCCAGTATTTTTTACTTCTGATATTCCTGTATAGGTTTCATAATCTTCAATCCAGACGAATTTAACATCATAATCACTATCTTTAGTACTTAATCCGTAAGCCCTGCTACCGTGTAAAACCGCAAAAACTACGTTTTTATTTGGTAAGTATTCTAATAGTTGTTCGTCTAGGATATCTTTTTCTAATTGTTCTTTATTCATTTAACGACTACGTTTACAGTATCTTTATTAGGAATGATAATTATGAAATTTTGTTTATCATTATGACAATTGAGTAATTTAGACTTCAAAGCATGTTCAAAAATGTTTTTATTTTTTCAGTATTAAACCTCTTTGGTAAGAATATTCAATAATAAAAGCAAAATATCCTGTTGAAGTTAGATCCATTTCACATGCTTTGTATTTATTATTCATCACGCAATTCTACTAAAAAATCAATTAATTTTGGTAAATCTTCTCTATCTAAGAAAATTGCAGATACCTTATCGTCCATTCTTATTGCTAATACAATATCCGTATAGGTTTTATAAATGCTAAAAGTATCACTACCTTCATCTAAACATGTTAACTGCAAACTCTTAATCATTTTGTTATCCTTCTAGTAGTTTTTTGTTTGTAATTCTATTTCTTTGGGATTTATTTTACCTCTAAACTCTTGCATAACTTGACCTAGAAACCACTTTAGAATTTTTTCATTACCGTTATTATATTTCTCAATTTTATCAAGATTGTTATTAATTAATTCAGTAATAAAATTAGAAGTATCAATAAACTCTACATATAAATCTTTTTCATAGGCTATAACCCCGGGAATTTTATTAGTATTCCACATTTCTTCTAGTATAAGTTTAGCAGCTTCTTTGTTTACTGCCTCATAATATACCATACACATAAGATCGTAAAAATCTTCCGGAAGATTTTTACTATCATATGGAGATAAATTTTCTTCCTTAAGTTTAGCTATTAATATATTTATATAAAAAGAAGCGCATATTTTATAAAATTTTTTATCTTTCATATGTATCTTTCTTCTTAATTGGTAGCTAAGGTGAGAGTTGAACTCACTACATCAGTCTTATGAAAACTAACTAGGTACCGACCTTCTCAGCTATCTCTATGGTCTAATACTTTATTTATAGTTTTAGCCACTTTTTCTAAATCTGCGCCTTTTTCTACGGTTGCATGAAAACTTATAGTATTTTTATCTTCTAACCTCTTAAATAAGTTCTCTAACTCAGTCATTTAGTCATTTACTTCCTATTAAGTATTACCTTAAGAGCTTCTGCATTTCCCATAGCATCATCTAAAGCATTATGGGTGTGCTTAGTCTTTCTAAGTTTCTTCCAATGTCTATTAGCTCTAACATTATTTTCTTGTCCACAATAATAATCTCCAATACGTCTAGAACTAAATCCAAAAGGATTATTACTATTGCATAGATGAAAATAGTAATTAATAAATTGCCAATCAAAACCGTTATTATCACTCCAAAAAGTTAACGGCTTATTAAATTGTTTCAACCACTTATCAAATTGTGTCATAGCTAGTTCAGCACTAGGAAACTCCATAGTCTGTTCTCTAGTAAAATTACAAGCGTTTAATGCTCCAGAATCAAAATGATCGCTGATAGGCTTTAACTCTACATAAAACCCCTTCATAGTAGAAAGTTCTACAGCCCCAAAAGAAATCATGCTATAAAGACCCGGACAAGGTCCGTCCGCCTCTACGTCCACTACTATATCAGTCATGATATTCTGTTATCTCCACGTTATCATAATGAGTATCAGAAAGGTTTTCTTCTATATATCGTTCTGCCTGCTCTCTAGAGTAGCATATCTTTTGCAAATCATCAGGTCCCGAAGGATAATAATCATAGTAAGCCCATACTAAGTACATTTTATTTTTCTTTCTTTATAATTGGTCCAAGAGGTAGGAATCGAACCTACTTAGCTTAAGCGAGTGTTTTACAGACACTGGAACTCACCACCTGTTCAACTCTTGGATAATTGGGGTGACAACGGGATTTGAACCCTGACGAGTAGATTCACAGTCTACTATGCTACCGTTACATCATTGCCACGTAATTTATTAATGTTTGCTAAATCGTTTATTAAATCTTGTTTACTGTAGCCTATTCCTACCCAAGTACGTTCAGCATGTTTTGAGGAAATATGTTTGATTATTTCTTCTATTGTATTGAATTTTATATCTGACATTCATTTTAACTCTATATAACTAGTTCTTCTTTCTATTTTGTATGTATCTCTTTTAAGAGATATTAACTTTCTATTTAGTAAATACTTAATATCTCTAGCATTTACATAGTTAGAATAATATTTAGAATTAATATATAAAATTTCGTGTATAGATAAATATTCTAATATAGCTTTTCTCCTAATTTTAGGATTTAAACTATTATTAATAATATTTATTAGACTATTATCTGTGTCATAAATTGTGTAATAACGTGTCATTAAGCTATCCTCTTAGGAGTTGAACCTCTGCATTATTCTAGATATAGTATGTTTCCGCACGCGAGAATAATTGGAAGCTTGGAGGAGATTCGAACTCCTGTAAACGATTTTGCAGATCGCCGCGTTACCACTCCGCCACCAAGCTTAAATTAATTTCTTATTCCTTATAATATTTTATTTTACTATTAGAAGCAATAGTGAATTTATTTTTTATACCTTAAAGCTTTGTAAACAAAAATCATTATTACTGGGTATATCTGATAAATCTAAATCCCACCCACTACCGTATGGGTAACTAAATACAGGAACTACCGTTTCTGGTGCGTGATGTATTTGTAAAGTAGTATAATTTAGCCAAATTAATTTATCTATATTACTAGTAGAATGTAAACCCCTGAAACTAACAGGCTTAAGAATTTCACTAAAAGTTAAATTAGTTATATTATCTGCTATGTTAACTTTACTAGTAACATAAGGTTGACTGTCCGTACCTGATATTACTTTAGCTAATCTTTTTCCTGCTATTATTTTACTGCTAATATCTGGATGAGTACCATCTGTAGAAATAATATCGTAATTATCGTACATAAATATATTATTAACTGCTTTAACTTGTCTATATGCTTCTCTTAATTTCTCAAAACCAGAACTTAATGAAACATTTCTAGTATAACTTACATTTTGTACATAAACAGGTATATTTGGATGACCCAACACTGTTAGTATCTTTAATACTCCCTCAGCATACTTACTAGCAGTATATTCTTCATTTCGTAAATTAAGAGTATCCCCGTTTCCCTGAGACCAAAAAATATAGTCAGCAGTATGTCCTTGTATATTTGCTATAGATTCTGTAAGTCTAGGACCATTACTTAAATCACTTTCTAACCAGTAATTAGTACTAGATCCTGTTTGAAAAACACTACTCCCACCGTAAGCGGCGTTTATAATGTTTATTTTAGAATTAGTATTTTCTGCTAACCCATTATAACTATAATCATTGTGAAAAGGTTTTGCTAAACTTTGCCCTGCTACTATCATAACTTTATCAAAAGCAGGTTTTGGCTCAGAACTAACATCTGGAATATTTTCAATAAAATTGAATAATCCAGTGCTTCTTCTAAATATTTTCTGACAGGATTGAGGGCCTATCTGTCGTGCAGAAGTTTTTTCATCTTCGGGAGTATTAGGGTCGTCTGTCTGATCCCATATAGCTCCGGGAGGTAAATGAACTATTATTTTTGTACTAGGATGATTTCTAGTAATTAATGTAATAGGGTCTCCAGCGGGTATCATATGATCTAATAGTACATGACTAATAGATCCGTCAACAGTATAATAAGTTTCTCCACTAATTCCCATTATCTTTGATGTTTGATTATATAATTGTTTCATTCATTCCTTTTACTGTTGTATGTTATAAAACAGTATAGAAGAGCTTGAATTAATAATACAGTTAATTGTTATCAAATTCTACCATAGAAAACACACTGTCAATTCTATTACTTAATTCTTTAGAAGCATATGTAGGTTTATGACAATAATATTTAGGATCTCCCTCTATCCACTTAACTACGAAATCTGCTGCTTTTTGTAATTCTAGCTCATCTTTTATTATTAATTTTAATATTTGCGCTATTTCACGATTTTGTTTGCTTATTTTATTAAGTTCATTAATATAGTTGGTAGCATCTTTTCTAATAAATTTTGCTTTATTTAAATGCTTAGTATAACTACCCCCTACTCCTACGGAATAATGTTCTACTTTATACCTTGCTACTTCATTTCTTGTTTTATTTATCCAAGGCATAATTATTTTTCCTAATAATTGGTGATGGAGGTAAGAATCGAACTTACTACGCACAGGGCTTCAACCTATCGCTCTACCATTGAGCTACTCCACCGTTGCAGGGTTTTATCAGTATCTAACTCTAGAGAAATACAACTTACGCAACCTAATCGTGTCTTATATTTCTTGCTTGTTACTGACCGGACGACCCAAACCGGTAATTGGTTGTAGATCCCCTTTTATTAATTTCATTAATAACGCTCATAGCTGCAAGCATTATATTGTTTGTAATATTTCAGCTAAATAATATTACTAAATTAATAAACGAGTTTTACTGAAAATGTTAACTAGTATATTCAGTTATCTACATTTTATTATAGGTTATCTTATTAAGTAGATAACCAATCTATTTCATCCATAGTTACTACAGATTCCCATCCATCATATTCTTTTACAATAAATTTAGTATTTTTTGTGGCAACCACTCAACCTTAAAATCTAAAACATTAGATGTATAAATCTTAGGATACTTAGTTTTTATATATTTTTGTATTTCGGGAAAGTTTTTTCACAAAACTAGCTCCACCAGTTTAGTATCTAATCTATCTACCGATGAATCTATATTTCCCCCATACTTAGGAGAATATACAACTCCTACTAAATCTTCTTTATTCATTATTCCTCTTCCAAAGTCTTTAAATGTTTTCTAATATATCTCATAAACATAATAGCTTTTTCTTCTGAAGGGAAAGTTGCTTATCCAATATCTTCAATAGGTACGGGAAACTCAAAACCATCATCAGTTTCGTAATAAAGATTCCCTGCTCTATAGAAAGTAAAACGCACTTTCTTATCCTTAACCATATCTTTAATATTCATCTTGTGCTTCTTTAATTATTTTATTTATTGTTACAGTAACTTGTACTATGCCGCATTCTTCTATATGTGTTTTATTGTTTTCACGACAACTGGATTCACTGGGATATATATCGCCTCCAGCACCACTTTCTATATCCCAGTCCCAAGTAGTTAAGTCCATATATCCTGTAAAAGTTTGTCTATGCATTTTATTATCCTTTAAAATGGCGGAAAGAGAGAGAATCGAACTCTCACGACACTGATTAGTCCTAACTGTTTTCAAAACAGCGGCCACCGCCTATTGGCTTGCCTTTCCTAAAATGGCGGAGAGCAGAGGTCCCGATCCCCATGCTAGTATTAGTAGCACGAACTGTTTAGCAAACAGGCTCAGTCCCTGACTGATTTACTCTCCATTAGTTTATTAATTGAACTCATAATATCTGGTGCATTACATTTATAAAATCCAGAACTATTAAAACAATCTTCTGAAAACACATTTTGTTCTATAATCCAGTGAGTCATTTAAGTAAACTTCTTTCATAAAATTCTATTAATCTATCTTTTTTTTCTAATAAATCAATTATACAATTACTTTGTAAACAAAAATAAGGGCTAGTTGTTGTATATAAACTATAAACTTTTGTTATTTCACTAAACTCTATTTTATAGTTCAACAACTAAACCCCTATTCCACTCTTTATTCTCAATTTCTCCAGTATAACGTTCATAACCTTTAGGATTAGTTAAGACTCTAGTGTTTCCAATAAGGTAATCATGACTATCATGAGTATGTCCATGAACCCATAAATCAGGTTGATGTTTTTCAATAAAGGAAGTTAAATCGCTACTAAAACAACTGTTTACATCTTTTTGAGTATACTTTGGATGAACGCTTTGTAGACTAACACCGTGATGTGAAATAACTACTTTTTTATCATACTTTTTTTGTTTTAAAGAATACTCCAAACATTTTATAGAATGATTAAATTCTTGTGTACAATGAGTATCTCTCATGATACTATTTTTGGAGTACCTAATAAGTCTGCTATCGTTTAATAAAGCAAACCCTAATCTATCAAATTTATAATTATTGTATAAATTAAAATCTGTCCACAAAGTAGCTCCAACAAATAGTATATTATCTATTATAACTTGGTTATTTTGTAGGAAAAATATATCTTGATTTATACATTCTAGACAGATATTATTGTATCTATCTCCAAGAGGTTCAGTACCATAAAACTCATGATTTCCCGCAATATAAATAATCTTGCTACTAGGATGCCACTCTCTCATTAACTTAATATGATCTAAGTTATTACTAAAGTCTCCAGCACAGATAACAATATCTGCCTCACAGTCTTCGGGCTTAACTTTATAACCAAATTCGCAATGTAAGTCACTATAGATTTGAATACTAGTCATAACACCAAATTAACCTTTTTAAATATTTTTTACGATTTTGAATATCGTATTTGTAATCATTTTTAGCTTTATGTAAACTAGCTCTGATATACGCTCTTTCTTCACTATTAGAATGATTTTTTACTGCTTTAGCCCATCTATTAGAGTAATGATGACTATCTCTGTGAAAAGTAGGATCGCTACTATCACCCCAATAAAAATGTCTAAGTTTTTTTAAGTTTTTTCTTCTATATGTTCTACTCATTTAGTCCTCCTAAGTTAATACTTAGAAAAACTGACTTTCATATTTTTTCATTATAAACTCTCTTTAAATTGGCAGGCACGCTAGGAATCGAACCCCTTATGAGCGGATTAAAAGCCCGTTGCAGAACCATTCTACTATACATTCGATACCCAAAACTGGTAGACGAGGAGGGAATCGAACCCATCCTATGTCGGTTTAAAAGACCGCTGCCTTCACCAGAGGGCTACTCGTCCAATTATTAATTCTTATTATTACGATCCTTATCAGGACAAACTCTACCAAGTCTATTCTTAGCATCAGCTACCATCTGTAATACTTCCATAGCAAACTCAGTAGCTTGTTCAATATCCTGTGGAGCGTTTTTCTTAGCCTGCTTTAAAGTATACTCACTATTCGATACTAACCAGTTCTCAATAGTTTCATTCATGCTCTTACGGTGAGTAGCAGCTTCCTGCGAAACTTCCTTATCAATAAGTAACTCTGCTGTCCATAACATATTAAATATTCTTTACTTGTTTTAAGAACTCACGTTCTGCTTTTACTGCGAATGTTTCGGATTTTCTACCGTCTTTAGTTTCTTTAAAATGACTATCAAAAACATTATTGTATAGATTAAAATTACATTCTTCTAACCATCTGGTTTTCCAGAATTTATAAAATACTCCGCTGTGGTTGGACTTATTTTGCTCAGTAAATAGTTTTTCATATTTATCTACAGTAACCCATTTTTTGCCTTCTACACAGTTATATTTTTCTCGTAGGTTATTCAAGGTCAAATTGACTTTAGAAACTAGCTGCTCGTTCATTGCAATTCCTTATGTGATTTTTTATATTATATAAGATAAAACACTAATAAGCAATATTGATTTTAAATTTTTAATGTAGATGCTTCGGGTTCAATTCCAAATAACCTTGTTGAAGAAGCCACATTCGGGTTTCCTCATTCACAATAAACTGTTTATCTAAAAATTCTTTAGTCTTATCTGCTACATCATATCCTTCTTGTTCTAAAACCTCTTTAGTGGTGGGATATCTATCATGTAAATTTTCTAATTCTATAGCAGTTAATAATACGTTTATCTCTTCAGGATTCAATTCTTCAAACATTCAATATTCTTTTCTTTTCCTATCTGTATAACATAACAAAATTTATCATTTGTTAGTTTTTTATAAGATATTAACTTCCCCTGTAATACATTGCATGTATATCCTATAATATATTCAGGTCTGTGCACACTTAAGAAGCTTACTGTTTTCATTTATTTCTCCCAATAAAAAAGCCGGGTATTTCTACCCAGCTAAAACAATAAACGACATAAAGCGTTTACGACTAATAGCTAGATAGTCATATCTTTTTCAATACTAAATTTATATTTATTAATATGCGAATTAATAGTCATTGTAATTATTTTTTCCCTTATTGTTCGGGTTATGCTAGTGTCCGCCATTTGTACCGTTTCCTTGACCGTTAGAACACCCATTACCAGGTCCACCCGACCTACCAGGACATTGACTGGGAAACGCTGCTCTAGCTGTATCAAGACGAGTTACTGTAGGAGCTGCATAAACAACCCCTACAGCAAGCCCTAATGTTTTTAAAGCATTTCGTCTTTTCTCATTCATGTTGTTATTTTATAAGAAATTTGTATTTTTGGCAAACATAAATTTTTTATTTTAAGAGCTTTTCTTATTTTCTTCTAAACAAGAACTATCTTCTCTGATAGGTTCTTTAGCTTTATCATAAAATACCCTAAGCTTTTTTAAATAAGCCCTACAAATCTCCATATCTGGAAACTCTCTTACTAAAGGCGATTTTTTTGGTGCTTGTCTCATTTTATACTCAATTCTGGCATCCATTTGTGGGCTGAATTGCTCTACATAATTATCTAAACTAAAACTAGCAGGTAAAGGACCTGATAATAATAGTAGTAATACTACTTCTTTCATTTGTTTTCTCCATCTAAACTAATTTTACGTTTCTCATGTTTTTAACTACTTCTTCAATAGGTGTTTTAATATGTGCAGTAAGATTTTTATGTACCACCACGTTGAACTTACGTTCAACAAACCCCTCAATAGCCCACTTAACACAATAATCTGCTGCTAATCCTGCAATATGAATTTCCTTTACTCCTGCGTGTTTTCGTAAAAAGTAGAAAAACATATCTCTATCTACCATATCAAATAAAGTATTATTATCTTGTATAAGAAGATCAGGTTGCTCCCACATATTAAATACATTTTTTTCCATGTACCAATGATTATGCATCTTATGTAGTCCCCATTGTTTGGAATCTGCTTTTTCCCAACCCCAAGTGTTTTTAATACAGTGAATAGGAAAATGCTTACTTTCCTCTAATCTAGGATAAACATTTTCATAATGAGTGTCTAGGGTAGACATTACTCCTACACTATCTCTAGACATACATCCTCGCCATAAAAAGGTATGCATATCTTTATCTTTAATATTATTAGGAACATACAATGCTCCGTCTTTTTTGGCAAAATCATTTTGCCAGTCAATCAATACATATAATTTTTTCATAACTATGTCTCCTTATAATTTGAAATCATCTGGGTAATTGTTTACAATTTCCCAATTTACTCTTGGAATATATTTTTTCCAAGCTGTATCACCTGCTGCTAGTAAGGTTCTAACTTCACTAGCACTTGGATGTACAAACATTTCTCTAGGCATAATATGCAATTTAGTACCAAAATGAGATTTATACCAAACACTATCAGCTTCACTACCGCTAAAATACTCTGTGGGGTTAGGTAATCCTATTTTTGTTGTCTTATCAATTACATATTTAATCCACTCATCAGTACCTTTATTAGTACCAACATCAACTAGAGGTACTATTTTTACTCTATCTCCAAATACGTTTCGTATCATATCTGTTCGTTGTTCTACTGTGAAAGGATTCCATTCATCAAAAGCTTGTGCGCTTCCTAACCCTATGATACTGGTTTCACAGTAACTATTCATTTGATTAATTAAATTGATATGCGCTTTATGCATAGGCTGCATACGCATAATTGCTAAACCTACTTTCATTAGATCCTCTCATATAAACAGCTATTGATTTTAAAAGCTACTTCAGTTGCTGAAATACGTACAAAACCGTCTTTGTCTACTTCTTCATATAAGTATTCAGCTAATTCAAGTAATTCTCTTTGAGTATCTCTACTATCTTTTAATCTTTTATCCATTAATAACTATCCTTTAGCATTTGATTATGATTAAAAGCTAGTTCCATTTCCATAGCTTCTTTATAAAGAACCCACTTAGCTTCTTTAATATCATCAGCTCCTGCAACTCTAGGAACTCTAAGAAGTTCTCCAAGATCTACTCTCCAAGTAGTACTAATTACCTCACCTCTTGGATCAATGCCTGGATCACTATACTGTTCGATAAAACTAAATTTATTAATAGGAACATCTAACCCTGTTTCTTCTAATAGTTCTCTCTTAGCGCACTGTTTTAGGTTTTCGCCCTTATCTTTCATACCTCCGGGCAGACAAGGTGCTCCAGGAAAAGCGTCTGCTTCATCACTCCTATATCCAATAAGTACAAATTCTCTACCCGGCTTAGCAGTAGGCTTTAACCAACAAGTTACTACCGTAGTACTTGCACTAATACACATGAATGGTTTAGTCATTTAAAAATTCCCTTCCAACTTTAACACTCTTAATTCCATTATATTCGATAATATCTGCTGTAGCATATGTTTCAGTATATTTCTTAGGCAGAAAACTACCTGTACCAATCATATTCACTGGAACGTTTGCTTCACGGAATACTCCACATTTGATTACATCAAATCCACTACTCGCTACAATACTAACATCATTGTAGCCCTCTCCATCCAAGTAATTTCTCATATTAATAATGTTTGCAGCAGACACTCCTGTACCAAACATAAGCTTTCTGATCTTATCCTTAATAATATTATTACTATCCATCATAAAAGCAGTCTCACCCATAACTGTTCTGATAATTTCATACTCAGTCATTTTACCATCACTAATATGTTGACTAACAACATTTACGCTTGAAGCATAATCTAATGTTTCACAGAATCTACCACCATGAGTATCTAGTCTAATGCTTAATTGTTTTTCAGGATGATTACTTAACATATAGTCGGCTACTGCTAAAGCGTCTGTGATTTCTTTACCATCATAATCTACAAGTGCTACAATATTAGTTTCTTCAGGCATAGCCTCTAGATACATCTCAACTGCTGCAACCATACTATTACGTTCTGGAAACATAGTTTTAGCAAGACCTACTAGAGCGTGGGGCATAGTACCCATTCCGTGTAGTTTATCGAAGTATTTGGCAGTAATATCTTGCGCACCTCCCAGAAAACCTTCGGAACCTTCTTGCTGTGCTACCTTACTGCCAACACTACATCCATAAGTAGCAAGGTGGTTCATATCTTCACCAGTTCCATGACGTGCGTGCATATCCATGAACGCTACTTGTGGAAGTGCTTTAGACATATTATAAGCGTTATACGCACAAAGACACGTAAAACCTAATTTCTGGAGTAGTAGTGTTTCTAACATAACTAGATCACTAAACTTTCCAGTAATATGCATCATAGGCTTTTCACTGGGAACAAACTCCCCCTCATTGAACTTACGTTCAATAATAGCATCTGGACAATGTTCCTTAATAAAATCTATACAAGGATTTAGTGCAGCAAGAACGTCTGTGCGCATAAATACTGCATATTTTACGATAATTTCTTTATTGAAGTGATCTACTACTTTTTTAGTACGTACAAAATATTTATCTGTACGTTCTACGATTTCTTGCTCTGTTAATTTCATTTTAATCTCCTTAACCTTTATACTGATTAGTGATTGGAAAACGACGGTCTTTGCCCAAATGTTTGGTACTAACTCTAATACCAGGACAAGACTGTTGTCTCTTATACTCATTAAATATTAAGCTTTTATATACTTTTTCTGCAAGTTCTTTTCCATAACTTCTGGTAACGTGCTCAATATTACTATTTCCTTCAAGATACATACTGAGTATAACGTCTAATTTACTATACTCAGGTAATTTATCACTATCTAATTGATTTTCTGCTAATTCCGCAGTAGGAGGTCTAGTAACAATCTCTGAAGGAATTTTATTGCTTAGTCTAGATAAATTGAATACATCTGTTTTGTATACATCTTTTAAGGGATTAAATCCCCCTACCATATCCCCATACAGGGTGGAATATCCCATTGCCACTTCTGACTTATTACCTGTACTTAATACTAATGCATTTTGTGAATTGGAAATCGCCATGAGAATGTTTCCTCTAATTCGAGATTGGATGTTCTCGTAAGGTACCCCGCTCATTTTTAAGTTTGGAACAACTGTGGAATAATCTAATTCATCACTGAATACGTCAATGATTTTACTAATATCCATTTCTTTATAAGTAATTCCTAGTTGGACGCATAAATCTCTAGCTAATTTTAAAGTGAGAGGACTATTAAATTTTGTCATCATCCCAATTCCAAGAACATTTTCTGCACCCAACGCTTCAACAGCTATATCTGCAACTAAGGCGCTATCAACTCCACCACTAATACCTATAACTGCCTTATTAAAATTATTCTTTCTAAAATAATCGCGAGTACCTAGTACTAAGGCTTTTCTTAGCATTTGAGAATAGTTTCCTATCCCTAACATGTAATTATGTTTAATGCTTGTTTTACTAAAATCTAACTCAATAAAATCTTCTTCAAAAGATTTAGCTTGAGCTTCAATACCTTGTAAGTTATTCATAATGAAACTAGTACCATCAAATACTAACTCATCTTGACCACCTACTTGATTTGCATAAAACACAAAACAATCTAATTTCTTAGATAATTTCTTCGCTAATCTAAGTCTATTGTTGATTTTAGAAGTATCCCAAGGACTTGCATTAATGATAAATATTCCAAATACTCCAGATAACTTTTGTAATTCTTCGTCAGTTATTTCCCAAGCATCTTCACAGATTAATACTGCAAATTTTTTATCAACTATTTCAATGATATTATTGTACTCATTTATTCCATATCCAGTGAAATATCTTTTTTCGTCGAATACATCATAGTTAGGAAGATATGTTTTTACAATAGCTTTACCTAAATCTTTATTAGAAATAAGATTAGCACTATTATATATTTTAGACGTATGAGACAACAAGCATAATCCAAGAATAATGCTTGTTTTCATATAATTACGTTTAGCAAGTAATTTATAATGATATTCTCGCTCCAAACACAAAAAAGCCTTGTCTAACAGCAGATCCTGTGCAGGATAACCTGTTAGGCAAAGCTCGCTAAATAAAATAACGTCGAAATCTTCGTTATCTTTCTCATCCCAAATTTTGACTATTTTTTCATAGTTGCCGGGGATATCCCCTACAACAAAATTGCATTGTGCAATACCTACTTTCATAGTACTACTCCTTTTCTAATAGTTAACCTATACGATTACTATTTATCTTCCGTCTTGTAGACGACCTAATCTACTAGCAATTTCCCACTGATTATTGCTTACTTCTTTACTTAGTTCCACTACTCTATCGGTTAAAGCTTTATTAACACATTTAAGTTCTGAAATATAATTCATTAGAAAAAGCCTATCTTTAGAGTTTAAAGCATCATAAATATGTGTTAGTTCACTCATTTACCTAAATCCACTTTTATTTCTTTTAGCAAAGTGCCTAATTCCAGCCCTAACTCGAAAGCATCATCATAATTTCCACAATCAACCGGAAACCAATTACCTTCTAGATATTTTCCATAAACATCTAAATGATCGAAATCAATATCGCTGCTATCTATATTTTTTTCACTATATTGAAGAAGAATATCCTTAACAAAGTTAGAATACTCTTCTCCAAACTCATTCTTATCCATTATAGTAGTTCCACGAATTTACGAATTTACCTACTAAAAACCCGTCTCGGTACGTAAGAGTATCAGGGTCCTTATTATAAACATTTACTAAAGCTTCAAATTCATATTCATCTTTTAAATAATCAATAAAATCATAATTAGAATAATCATCTGAGTTTTCGTATTTATAATAATCTTCTTTATCTTGTTTATGGATTTCTTCTAAAAACTTTAATTCAGGAATACTAGTCGTAAACATTTCATACATTAAAATCTCTTTCTATATCTTTAAAATTAATAAAATTGTTGCATACAACATCGTCAAAAGAATTAAACCAGAAGGCATAGCCTATATATTGTTCTAGATTTCGCGTAGCGAAATTCACAATTCTGCAATGCTTATGCGCTTCTGGCTTATCTTTGTGATGCCTAAATCCAGGGCAATCACAATGTGTATAATTCTTATAAACAGTTACTGTAAAACTACTGTGAGCATCTTTATCTCCAGTAACTCTTTTATCATCTGCAAATTTACAAATATTGAACTTATTTTTACTAATAGGTCTTACAGTAAATACTTCATCAGTCATTAAGTAACTCTAATTGATAACTTTCTTTCAGCTTCTCTAAGCTTTCTACCCTTAGCCTTATACTTATCAATAAGCTTAGGTAGTGTATCCTTTAGAAATGAGTGCTTAGCTTCAGCAAAAGTGATTCCTAGATTCCTATATCTATTAAGGTAGGGAGTTACTGCTACACTAATAGCTCGCTCCTGCTTAAACTTTTCCTGAAGCCTTTTCTCTTCAGGATTAGGGTTTTTAAGTTCTAAAATACTATTCTTCATAGCTTGAGATTGAGATAAACTCTCTAAACTAAACCCTCTATTCTTACGAATAGAGTTCTTAAGTTTCTGATTAGTTGTGGGAATTTCTCCGTTAGAGGTATATTTGGACTTGTTATTTCGTGCTTTAGCCATTTTTATTTTCCTTTTTTGTTTAACTGTTTGATAAGTATAGAATAAGTAAGCCTAACAAGCAAGATTATTTTTCTTCCGTCAGTACTTTTGGTTCGTAATAATTTCTATAAGCAATTAATACGTTGGATAGTCCTTCTAAAACTCTTAATAACTCTCCGTTATTAGTTGCTAAGTTTTTGTAATCTTCTACACTAATACCGAATAGAACTATATTTTCTTCTAATAAGCCTTCTGCGGTTTCATTAGTGATAACACGCCATTGAACTTCGTTCAAATTGGCAGGTCTAGGACTAGGTATTTCTAATCTAATTTTTTCTATAGGTTTGGATTGTATTTCTATTACCTTAGTTGAAGGAGTACAATTAGTTAATGCTAAGAGGGTTAGCAATACTGGGACATATAGTATTAAATTGAGATTTTCTATTTGCATTTTTTTCTACCTCAGTTAAAGGCGATCCACTTGCTATTTCTAAACATCTGTTAGAATCAGAAGTACCTTTATTTATTCTTTTCTCTATTAATCCTGGTTTTTTTACTGCTAAAAGATCTAACCTTTTATTTAATTTTTCTTGTAATCTTAAAGTATCATTAAATATTGCTTCGTTTTTCTGAGTTACTTGTTCATTTTGTAATTTTACCTCAGCTACTTCTTCCTGCATATTAATTATAGCATCTCTTTGAGTTTGTATTCCCTGTTCTAGTACTTTTTGATTATTTTTTAATATAGCATTTTCTTGAATTATATGCTGCCAATAAAAATATCCACCTACTAAAACGCTTACTAAAATACCTCCTAGTACAAGATACATTATTATCTTACTACCAAATAGAGCTAACATTACTTAATAAGGCCGGGAGTGTATACAGTTTTACCTTTAGAATTTTTACTAGCAGTTAATACTTGTTTTCTATTGCTTCTTCTATTATAGGATACATGTACCCATCCACTATTTTTATCGCCGGGAATATAAAATTCTAAAATTAACTGATCAAAGTCATAATAAATTTCAATATGCTTAGCTAAATCATAAGTACTTAGTTCAAAACATTCTATGTCTGCTGCTTCACCTTTACAGTGCTGACTATTATCTGATCCTTTTACTTTTTTATTTAGTAATTCACTTCTATAACCACTAGTAATAATTACAGGACCTACATCTGGCTCATTTCTCAAAGGCTGTAGTATATTTTCTACTAATGCTACTATATTTTTATAGTGTATTTGTGTAGGGGAATTATCTATTCCTTCTCGTAAAGCTGTTTGACTTTTTGTAAATTCATTTAGTGTAAAGTTTTGACTTATTTTTTTCTTCATGTTATATTATTATCCCTATCATTGAAAGTCCCTAGTCTAGTATCTGCTCGTATTTCAAATAATAGTAAACTACTTAAATTTTCTTGAACAATTATTTCAAATCTATCCCCTAGTTTCTGCAATTATGTCTATAAAAGTTAATTTTTTAATTTTATCCATTTACTATCCACAAACTTATAGCTTTGTCCGTTATCATCTAAAGCTGTTTGTCCTTCAGGTATATTTATTTGTTCTTCTAACATAGGCTGTTTTAAAGATCTATATACATTATCATTGATATCTTCTTTACCTATTACTCCTAGGTTTTTAACTCTATTTACAGCTTCTGTTAACTCTATATCAAATACATAAAGTAGTAAAATTACTTCTTTAATTTGAGCAATACTCATTTCATCTGTTTTATCAGCTATTCTTTCTATCTCAGAAGGAGTAACTTTTGCAGATAATATAGATTTAATATACTTAAATCTAGCAGCCAGAGTAGGCATTCCTATGTATTTAACTACATCAAATCTACTTGGACGCTGTAATAATCTAGGAGGTAATCTTTCAGGATAATTAGTTGTTGCTACGAAAACTACTCTATTTACATTTTCGCTACCATCTAATAAAGAAGTTAAAGTTCTGTCTCCATAGTATCTTACTAAATCATCTATATCTTCCATAATAGCTACTATTTTTCTATTAGGCTCTATAGATCTTATTAAAGATATACAAGCAACCGCACTACTAGGACTATTGATTATTAAAGCTATTCCATCTTCTTTAACTATTTGCTTCATTAATCTATATATAGTACTAGATTTTCCTGAACCCTGTGGTCCGTGTAATAGTATACCTCTTTTAAAGATAAAACCTAATTCCTGGAATTTATCTTCTCTTTTCCAAAAATCTGATACGTGACTTAATACTTCAGTAGTAGGATCATCTGGTAACTCAATTAATTTATCGACTTGTATTTCTTGCTTTGTTAAATAAGGAGTTCCATCCATCTTAGTATAACAGCTATAAATCCCTTCCTGCAATGTTTCAGCAGTAGCCCCTGTACCAGACCAATAATGTCCTGATACAGCCCATACACTTGCATCTAAATCTAGTTTATCAGACTTTCCTATTTTTATAGATTTTTCATCTATTTCAGGTTCTACAAATTCTTTTCCTAATACGTTATAAAAATCTTTATTTTCCATAGTATCTCCCTTGCTCACCACTTAGTTACATACTATGGTAAGTATTAATTCTATTTAACAACAAGCCTTTAGAATATATGGTACTTCCTTCAAAGACCTGTACTCCTAAATCTTGAACAGCTATAATTATAGCATAATTCTTAATATTGGTTTTATATATCTCATTATGGCATTCAGCGTAAAAACAACATTGTATTTTATAGTCACCTATACCTGATTCATATTTTTTCTTTTTACTTGTTTTAAAATCTATAATAGTAGGTTTACCTTTCCAGATACCTACCATATCTAATCTTCCAGCAGATCCTAATTTTTCACTGTATACTGCTATTTCTTGTGCCCAAATTTCGTCTACATAAGTCTCTGTTTCTTTTATTAGAGATTTAGTCATATTCTGAATATCATAGTATTCATTATCTTTGGTTAATTCAGGTAAGATATTTTCTCCGTTGAAATATCTTTCAGCATATTCGTGAACTTTAGTACCTCTATCTGTAGCATATTTTGAAATAGATTTCATTTCGGCTATAGCAGCTTCTTCACTACCTAATTTCTTAACTAAACTTTGTTTCCACCTATCCATCCATCTTTTATCAGCAGTAGCTCCGAGTATAGTTGTAATACTTGAAAAATCTCCTGCGGGAGTATGATAAGTTCTTCCAGTTTCTAAAGTTGTTGCCTTTATGTTTTGTAATTTTGAATAATCGTGCATATATCTACTTTCTATTATAATACAATTATAAAGGAAAATAATAATTATGCAATTAAAAAATTATTTAAATAATTAGTTAAGCTCTGAGTCATTAGGTATATCAAATATAGATTTATTATCTTCTAATAATTCTGTTAATAAATTAATGCTGTCAGTAAAATTTTCATGAGAGTAAAGACCTACAAGTCTTATACATTCTCTTTTTTTCTTCTTTTTAGTAATTAAATTTGTTATTGTTTGAAACTCTAATAAAGTATAAGATTCTTTTACGGGATTAACATATAAAACTATTGAATATGTTATTGACTGGGTATTATCTTTATTAAAAGCAAAAACAGTATTAGAGTTAAATAAGGGTAATTCTTTATAATTTTGACGTAATCTAGCGCTTAAACTAATATGTTCTTTTTCAGATAATAATATACTACAGTTAGCAGTAGTAGGAACTTTAGTCATTTGAATTTCTGTTTCTGTGTCTTTACTATATGATATGTTTGTTGATAACAATAAGGTTAGTAATGTTATTAGTAATGTTTTCATTTTCTTCTTTCTCCAATCAAAAAGGGTTAGTAGAGTATAACCCTACTAACCCTTTTCTGCAACTATAAAATAACATAATTTACTTATAGGACTTTTTTTTATCTTTTTTCTTCTTAGTTATAGGTTTTTTGTGTTTCATAATATACCTCCTTAGGGCAAAGTCCAGTATTTAACATTATTAGGAGAACTATTAGTTAGTTTTTTCACTACTTCAGCTTTTAAACCCCCCAACCCTACTCCAGGTAAAGGGCAATTGATATTAGTATTAATAGTATTAGCAAATTCATTTAGTTTCTTAATACTATTTCTTACTAATTCAATATCACTATTATCTCTATAATGTCTTTTAGTCTGTATAGCTCCTACATAAATATGCTGACCATATAAAGTATTCCATGAAGGTACTTCATCTAAAATAAAGAAGTTATAATCAGTAGGTAGTTTTCTGATAGTTTCTCCCATAATAAAAGCTATTTTAGGGAATCGTAGAGTAGCTTGTTTTGCTACTCCAGCCCCCATTACTAATTCACCATTAGTTTTTAAAACATTATTAGTAGTAACTAGAAATATTTCATTGTGAGGTTCTTTTAATCTATCCCACATATTTCCTACATTATAAATAGCCATTATAGTTTCCTAACCTCAATTTCACCTTCCCAATCACCTAAGTATGGAATCCAATTCTCATTAAATACTACAATAGGAAATTTTTTCCTAGCATTAACTAGGTCGTAATAAGAAGGTTTATAAGCTCTCTTTTTAGGTTTCCACATTCCTGTAGGCATACTATCGCCTTTAGCTAAGTTTATACTACCTAAACTAGCAACTACATTATCCCAAGTATTGGTACCACCCTTACTTCTAGGGATTACGTGATCAATAGTTAAAGTATTATGTCTACCTTTTCTAAGAGTAAGGGGTTCACCTGTGTAAGCACAAACCGCGTGATCTCTATAATAAAGATACTCAGCTACTGGGTTACTAGTAATTTCTTTTGGTAAATGCTCGAACTGATTCCTAGCAATAACACTAGGAAGAAGAATTTGATTCTCTATATTAGGAGTTTTAATGGTTCTATCATAAGTTTCTACTACATGACAGGTACCATTGAATACTCGTGTTAAAGCATCCTGCACTGGAATAGTAGCAAGTTTTAACACGTTGATAGGACTATAGTCCGCGTTTAATACTAATGTATGGTATCTGTCAATGCTGATCATTTTACTTCTCTAAATAGTTAATGATTATATTTCCGTGGCATAAATTAGGGCTACAAAAACATCCTAATATTTTACCTTTTAAGTTTTTTACTTCTAATTCAAATATTTTATCGGTTTTTACTCTCTCTAGGAAATACTTTTCAAATAATTCTATACTTCTGGTTCTGTTTTTCCCTACAGGATAAGGATTACCAAAAATACTAGGTCTACCTATATAGACTTCGTATTATTGGTTTTTTATATTTACTACCTTAGTCTTCAATGGTAATCTTAGTTTTGTTAGGTGTATTGGTTAATGAAAAATGAATCCTCAGTAAACCGTCTTTATAAGATACTTTAGATACTATATACATATTAGGAACAGGAATAGAAGACATTATATCTCTATAAGTTAATCCTTTATGTTTATATTCTACTTCATCATCGTCTTTAGAAGCTTTTATTCTAACTACGCCGGCTTCTGCATTAACTTCAATATCTTCTTTAGCATATCCAGCTAAACTTAATTCATATACTAAGTCATTCCCTTGTTTAACTACGTTAAAAGGTAGTCCGAAAGTTTTTCTAATAGTGTCCTGCCAATCAGCACATCCATTAAAAAGTTGGTCAAAATTTAGTAATATTGTATTCATCTTTATATTCTCCTTTTATAAGCAAGATTAATTATAGCCCCTAATTTTAGGCGGCTTCTCGATAATTTACAAAATGGTTTCGTAATATTCTGTAATGATTTTGAAAATTATCTCCATGAGGATTTTGTTCTACAATATGTTTATACATACCTGCATCTATAAAACTATATACATGAGCTAACTCATGGCATATAATTATGGTTAACTTATCCTCATATGTTCCTATGTAGTCTCCTATTTCAAAGTCTGTATTATATAAACTGTATTCTAGAATATCTTCAGTAGCTTGTCTAGTATTTATACGGATATAAAATATTTTATCTTTATATTTACAACTACTGGTTTGAATTTTATTATCTACAACAGATACTTTAATAGCTATATCTAATAGGTTGTTATAAAAATTATTATTATAGTTATTGTACCAATTCTTGTATTGGTTCACTAGGTGTATAATCTTCATTGGTTATTACTATAAAATTCCTTCTTTTACTGTCAGGGGTTTCTTCTACTAAGTGTTCTTCAATTAATTCATTTAATACTATATTCCATACTTTAGTAGAAATATCAGAATAATCAGCAAAATTATCTCCAAATACTTCATTATCATATAGATAATAATGTATATAATGCTGAGCTATTACTATATTAGCTGTCCCTATATACTGTCCAGCAATAGTAAAGTCGTCATTTATTAAGATTTCTAAATCAGTATTCATATAGTCTACAGGATCAGTTATTAAATATCCCATAGTTTTATCTTTAAAATGTTCTATTAAATTCATATAGCTCCTTAAGTAAATAATATTTAGTATAATTATATATACCTGGATTAGTAGATTCTCTATTACCAGCTACATTTAATATATTAATTTTATTATGATAAATCCAAACAGATAAACTGAGTTTCTTTAATTCAATATTAGGAAAAGGTACTATATAATAAGGTTTCTTAAACCAAGAACAATATTTAATAGTTAATTTAGTACCCGCACTATTTATATTTCCTAATAGTAAAGTACCAGAACTATTTATAACATTCTGTTCTGTTCTAAATATATAATTACTATGACCATCTTCAATCATATTATATAATTTTTCATACTCTGGTTTATTACCATTTTCAGTTTTGAATTTGTTAGGCATAGTACCTCCAGTAGGTATGCCTAATTCTATAGCAGCATCAAGACCAGCTACATCAGCTCCTGATTGACCTCCACTTATAATTTTGTCTAACATTTTTCCCTATTCCTTTATAAGATAGAAATTTTTTAACATCATAGCAAATTGTTTTTTAAAAAATTTAGTGCTTTGTTAGTTCTGCTACTTTTTTAACTTCTTTATTTTCTACTGCTTTTATCAGAAAATGTAACATTTCGATTAATTCATCGTTTTTAAGATTTTTATTGAGCATAATAGAGGCAGCAAGTTCTACCTCTAATTCATAGTCATTAATTTTTCTTTTAATAGCCATTAAATTATTAATACTATCATCTATTAATAAAAACTTACTCAAAGTTATTCTCCCTTGCTAGCCTAATAGGAACAGTATCTCCCCAATAATTTTCTGATTTATAATAAAATTTATTCTCAATGCTAGTAAAAGTAGTGTTAATATGATTTACTGCTTTGTTATACTCTTGTTCCATTATTTCGCTAAAAATTACGTTTCTTGCTTTCTCCATTGTTGCTACCGACATTTTAGGATTCCATCTAGCTAAATTCTTAGATTCTCTAATAGCTATTTGTGTAGACCCAAAATCATAATTTACGAAATCACTTTTCTTTTTCTTACGTGTTGACATTAATATCATCCTTTTCAATTAGTAATACTTGTTTATAAATTTCTAATAACATATGATTAGCCGCAAAATCTTGCCCCATGTCAAGTAATTCTTCATAGTCATTTAGAATATCCACAGCCATTGGTATTTCTTGTTCTCTAGCTGCGTAAAAATATTGTTTAGCTTCTGATAGCTTAGTATAATTCATTTATTCTCCTGATAATTGTAATAACAGTTTTAAAAATTTTTTAAAAAACTGGTTGCCTTACGCAGCTTTTTTTTATACAATGTATAAATTACTGCGATAAAACAATTATCACAAATTTTTGGCAAGTAAGCAAATCTTATTTTAAGGAGACAAATAGTTTTCCACACTATTTAAAGTAAATAATGAATAAAGATTCTATAATAAACCTATTACCTTTAACTGATTTGCAAAAGTCTAAAATAAAAGTAATAAAAAAAAATATAACTAAAGTAGTAGGATACTACAATGCTAATACAGAAACATATGTAAGATATGAAATGGATAAGTTAGCAAGTTTAGGAATTTCTACTGAAGTAAATAATAAAGTTTATGACGATAAATTTTCTATAGCAAAATACCCTACTTTCTTATATTTAAAAAATGAACAGCTAGTATTTAAGCTAGAAGGTAAATTTTCTAATGATACAGTACTAATGACCTTATATGAAATTGGATGGATATGAAAGTAAAAGTAAGAAATAATAATGTAAATAAAGCATACAAATCTTTGATGAAAAAGTTAGGAAAAGAAAACTTCTTTCAAACTATGAAGGATAAGAAGTATTATACTAGTAAATCTCAAAAAAGAAGATTAGCAGATTTGCAAAGTGCTAAACGAGTAGCTAAAGAACGTAAAGAAAGACTACAAAAGTTGCAGAATGATGATCAGACTCATTATAGAAAAATACGAAAAGATAGATAAATTAAAATTTATTTTGCAATCTGGTTAAAATACAAATATACTTAATATAGTATCAATGTAGATACAAGTAAACATATGAAGTAAAGGAGAAAATATGTATAAAAATAATGTAAAAGTTAGTGTTGTTACTGATAATGATAATACCTTTACTGAATATAATAAAGATAGAAATACTTATATAGAATCAAGACAAGGATTTAATTATTCTATAAAAATAGAAAATAGAAATAACTTTAGAATAGAAGCTTTAATAACAGTAGATGGGTTAGACGTCGTTAATGGATCTACAGGTAAATTTTCGAATAGAGGTTACATAATAAATAAAGAATCTAGTATAATAGTAAAAGGTTTTAGAGTAAATAGTGAAACTGAAAGAAGATTTCAATTTGATGAAAATGTATCTAATAGTTATGCTGTAAAGCTGGGTGAAGGTTCTAGTAATTTAGGAGTTATTGGAGTAGCTATATTTCCAGAAAAGAATACTGTATTTTCTGATATGATATTTGATTCCTATACTGTACCTCTTGTTAAGAAAACCGTTTATAGAACTCCTAATTCTACGTTATTAAACACTGCAGATGTAGGTACTAATATGGGGGTTCCTGAATATAGTAAAGTTACTAGTACTTATTTTTATAGAAATTCTGAGAATCCTGTAAGTATTTTTGAACTTTACTACAGAACTAGAAAAACACTACAAAAAATGGGAATTAATATACATAGTAATTATGTAGATAAGGTTTCTTCAGCATTTCCTGCACAAGCAGGTTATTGCAGGGAGGTAGATTAAGGTGGGATTTACTCCCGCCTTTTTTAATAAGATTAAATGAAAAATATTTATATTACCGGGGTAGCCGGATTAATGGGTTCTAACTTAGCAAAATATTTTATTAGTAACGGATATACAGTATCTGGTTGTGATAATTTAATTGGAGGTTATAAATCCAACATACCATTGAAAGATTTAAAAGCTTTTGAGTATCTTGATATATTACAATTAAATAAGTTAAAAGAACATATGAATAATGACATTGATGTAGTTATTCATTGTGCTAGTTTACCTTATGAAGGTCTAAGCGTGTTTAGCCCTAAATTAGTAACTGAAAGTATTTTTACAGGAACTGTAAGTGTGGCTAGCGCAGCTATACATAATAATGTAGAACTATTTATAAACTGTAGCAGTATGGCTAGGTATGGAGATATAGAAGCGCCTTTTAAAGAAAATATGAAATGCAAACCTGCAGACCCTTATGGATTAGCTAAACTTCACGCAGAACAACAATTAAATTTATTGAGCAGTATTCATGGTATTAGAGTAAATCATGTAGTACCTCACAACATAGTAGGGCCGGGACAAAGATACACAGATCCTTATAGAAATGTTGCAAGTATTATGGCTAATAGATTATTACAAAATAAGCCTATAGTTATTTATGGTGACGGTAGTCAAACTAGAAGTTTTAGTGATGTTAGAGACTGTGTAGCAGCTATTAGGAAGTTAGTAGATGGAAAGTTTGAAACTGGTCAAATATTTAATATAGGACCAGATAAGAATGCAATTACTATAAAGGAACTAGGATTTATTGTAGCTAGAAGTTTAGATATTTATCCTGAATTTGAATATTACGAACATAGACCTAATGAAGTAAAACATGCTCATTGTTCTAGCGGTAAAGCTAAAGTAAGATTAGATTATGAACAAAAAATAAGTACTGAAGATACTATAAAATCTTTAGTAGGATGGATTAGAAATCAAGGAGCTAAACCTTTTGACTATCATCTTGATTTAGAATTTATTACAGAAAAAACTCCTGCTACTTGGAAAGAGCGGTTAATATAAGATGACGTTAGTTATAATACCTTATGTAAATGAATTGGAAATATCTGAATTACGACAAAGATTATATAATATACCTTGTTTATTTATGCAAGATACTAAAAAAATAGGTAGTGACTTAATGTTTGAAAAGATGTGGAATAATTGTGACAGTGATGTGATAATTTTACACAGTGATATGATGCCTATAGATTCTAATAACCAATGGTATTATGATTTATGTGATTTAGCTAAATCAGATGATTATATGAATTACGGTATGTTCGGATGTAAATTATTGTATCCAGAATTAGAAGGTAAAACATATGTGCAAAGTGCAGGAGGTAAATTTGTTAATAATCGTCCTGACCATTTTGGAAGCGGCATAGATATTGATAGCCAATCTTTTTTCAAAGAACCGGAAGAAGATGTGGGACAATATGATTTTCTCAGAAAAGTAGCTTGGACTACCTTTGGTGGTATTTATATCAGACGACAAGTTATAAATGATGTTGGTAATTTTGATAGAAGATATTTATGGACTTATAACAGAGATGTAGATTATTGTTTAAAAGCTCGCAGCAAGGGATGGGATATACTACAAACACCAATAACTTTAATTCACCATGAAAGTAAAGATAATAAACAAATTATGAAAAGTGATAGTAAATATAATAATTATTGGAGTCATAACTTAAAAATATTATTAGAATTATGGGAACATACAGAATTATATAGAACAATAGATGAGAGGGTTTAATGAGCAGATTATTTATAATAGGTAGTGGCGGGTTTTATAAGGAGATAAGAACATATCTAGATGATTTTATATTAACTAATACGTATATTACTCCTATAGTAGTAGATATAGATTTAGAAAGTAAAATGTTAATTGATGTTAATAATGTAAGTAACACTTATAATATATCTAATATTAATAGTATAGAAGATAAAATAATATTAGCAGTAGGAGAAGTACCTTTAAGACAAGGAATAGTTAGAATATTCGAAAAATTTTTTGAAGATTATGAATTAGATCTACTATTTCCTAATTTTTACTTCACGAATTTTATACCTAATACTATTCAAAGTACTATTGGTAGAGGTAATGTTTTTTGTCCTAAAACTCTTGTAGCTAGTACGGATGTTGTTATAGGTAATTATAATCTATTTAATATAGGATGCGATTTATGTCATGATGTGGTTGTAGGTGATTTTAATGTATTTTGTCCCTATGTATGTGCTTTAGGTCATGTAAAAATAAAAAATGATAATTTTATAGGAGCAGGCGTAATGATATTGCCTAAGGTTACTTTGGGACATAATAATAGCGTTACTGCGGGGATAACTTTAAGATCTAGTATACCTCATAATAAACGTGTGCGAGTAAATAAAGGAGTAGAAGTTGTTAGTATTTTTTAGGGCTTGTGAAACTAATTTAAGTCCAGGAAGTTTGGGTGGAAAACAAAAACGATGGTTAGAATATACAAAACCGGAAATAATGAAAAAATGTTGGATAAGTTTACTTAACGAGTTATCTTATAATGATACCGTTCATATTGTTTGTGATAATGTTACTGAAGAAACTAAAAAATGGTTTACAGATAATAGTCATTGTAACCTAGTTATTAAAGATATTCCCGCATTAGCAGAATACGATCATCCTTACAAGGAGTATCACTATACTGCTGTAAATCATTGTATAGACTTTATTAAGTACTTTTTAGATACTATAGAAACTCTTGAAGATGAATTAGTTTATATATGTGAGGATGATTACTTACATAACACAGGTTGGAGAAAAACTTTAGTTACTTTATTTTCTAAAGGATATAATGGATTTTACTTACCATATGATTATCCAGACAGGTATACTATAGATAGAAGTAAATTATGTGAACTATTTAATATAGATGGACAACATTATAGAACAGTACCTAGTAGTACTTTAACTATGATTGCTAAAGCCAAAACATTTAAACAGTATAAAATAGATTTACAAAGAGCGGGAGTATTTGCAGAGGATAGTTGGACTTGGAAGGTATTTAAACAAAATATTTGTGTATGCCCTATCCCCTCAACAACTACTCACTTACAAAATAATTGCATATCGCCGGGGATAGATTGGGAATTCGTATGGAACAATATAGAATAAGTTTTTTACCTAAAAAGCACATAAATTATAAATTATTGGAGTATATTCTTACAGACAGTGATAAACTTAATCATTATGCTAACTATGGGCCGGTAGTACAAAGAGCAGAGAAATACTTTAAAGACAAGTTAAAAATATCTTCTTCAAAATCAGTAATTATGGTTAATAGTGCTACCTCTGCTTTATTAATTGCAGAAAGATTATTAGGTAGAAGCTTAACTACTTCTTCTTTTAATTTTAGAAGTGCGGGATTATTAAACAATGTAATTGTAAAAGATGAAGTATCTGGAAGTCATGATTTAATAGTTGCGTATTTCGGATATTATTTAGATACATTTATAAATGTAGAAAAACCTTCTGATTTATTAGACGCTGCAGCAGCTCCTTATACCTTTTTTGGTGGCAGCAACATTATAAATAATCATAAAATGTCTGTAGTTAGTTTACATCATACAAAGGCTTTAGGGTTTGGCGAAGGTGGACTATTAATAGTTGATAAAGAATATGAAGATAAAGCTAGAAAATTAGTTAATTTTAATATACCTGATGAGTATATTAGAGGTGGAAATTACAAACAAAGCGAATTAGCTGCTGCAGGTAATTTACAATATGTAATGCAATATCCTGAATTAGATAAAGTATCTAAAACACTAAAAATATATCAAGATATTATTTTAAATGAAGTAGAATACTTAGGTGTAGAATGTTTAGGTAGAACTAATGATCCAAAAATATCTAGTTGTTTGCCTTTGATATTTAAAAATAGAGAACATATTGATGAAAAAGATTCTTTAATAGAAATTAAAAAATATTATAAACCTATAGTAGCTATGACCAATACTACTAAATTATATAATAAAATGTTATGCTATCCGCTGCATTATCAGTTAGAATATTCTGACATTGAGAAAATAATAGAAAGTATAAAAAGAAAAAATAATGAAAAAAGTAATAGTTACAGGTAATAGAGGGTTTATAGGTTCTCACTTAACTAATAGATTAAATATGATATATAATGTATTTACTATAGACAAAGGAAGCTATTGTAGTAATAACTTTTATAGAAATAGCGATATTAATGAAGATATTAAAGATATAAAGTATCTTCCTGATTGTGATATTATATTCAATTTAGCTGCAGAAAGTCATGTAGATAATAGTATTATTAGTAGTGATGAATTTTTTAATAGCAATCTATTAGGAGTTAAAAACCTTCTGGAATTAATAAGTAACAAACCTAGTTTTAAGGCTAATCCTCCTTTGTTTGTACATTTTAGTACTGATGAAGTGTATGGTGATATAGATATTGGAAGCCATAATGAAAGTAGTATTTTGAAGCCTAGTAATCCTTATGCTGCAAGTAAAGCTTCTGCCGATTTACTAATACAAAGCTGGGCTAGAACTTATAATTTAAATTATATAATAGTAAGACCTACTAATAATTATGGAATAAGACAATATATAGAAAAATTAATACCTTATAGTATTGAGTGTTTATTAAGAGGTAAAAAAATACCTTTACATAATAACGGGACTCCTGTAAGAACTTGGTTACATGTAGATGATTGTATTTCTGCTGTTTTATTTATAATTAATAATAGTTTGCCTATTAACACTATATATAACATATCTAGTAATTATGAACTAAGTAATAATCAAGTGGTTAGTAGTATTATAAAGAATATCAAAAATTCTGATTGTATAGAAAATTATGTAAACTGTAATTACAATCGTCCTGGTCAAGATATCCGGTATTCCTTAGACGATAAACTATTAAGAAAATACGGATGGCAGGAACAAATGAATTTTAATAAAGAAATAAAAAATATTTGCAAATATTACGTAAATAGAAAGGTAGTTTGGTAGTGAATACTATGGATGATTCTGAGCTGAGACAGGTTTTAGAAAACATAGACGTTAAACCTAATAAAAAGACAAATTTAATAGATACTTTTTTAATATTTGTATTTATATGTTTTTTAGGATTATGTATATTTGCTATAACAATATTATTAATACCTATTACACTACTGTTAGTAGTAATACATTTATTAGTAAAATATAGCAAATACACATGGAGAAAAATATGGCCAAAATAGTCGATACAATATTAATAAAAAGAGTTGAAGATAGTGTAGCACTTACCACTAAGAATAAAACATTTCTACCCTTACCTTGTCTAGAACTATTTGCTTTTACTAATATGAGAAACAAAATACTACACAGTAATTTAGCAAACTTTAGAGACGTTAATTATTTAGAATTAGGTGTTTTTAGAGGTGGTACAATAATTCCAGTAGGACTTTCAAAATGTAATAGTTGTGTAGGTATTGATAATTTTACCTATAACCCTTACAGAAGTCCTAGATGGAGAGAAGAAGGTTGGCCTGATGTAGAAAATTCAATTCACGATAACTTGGAGAGATATTCGCTACTTAATAAAGTTAAAATAGTTAAATTAGATGTATTAGATACCATTACTTCTTTTTCTAATATATTTAATCAAAATAATTTAGTAAATATAGATTTAGATCCTATAACCCCTATATCAATAAAATCTGAAAACGGTGTTAAAACTAAATCCGCCCTTAATAGATTTGATTATTCCAATTTATTAAAGAAAGTTATTGATAGTTGTCAGGATAATTTTATATTAAGTATTGCTAATATAAATAAGCAAAGTAACTTTGATATGATAAATGAAGTTATACATAAATTACCTGATATAGATGTAAAGCATACTAATTTTCTTAGAGAACAAGGAAGAAATGATAATGGATGGTATACAGGCGTAGGATTATATGTTATAAGTAAAAAAGTTAAGGGGAAATAATAGATACTATGCGTAAAAAAATAAGTGTAATAACTTTACTTAGCTATGATGCTATATATATGATTAACAGCGTATTGTCGTATTATAGTTATGTAGACGAAATAATAATAGGGTTAGATAAAGATAGAATAAGTTGGAGTGGTAATAAGTTTTCCTTTGATGAAAATTATATTATGAACAAATTGCAGATGTTAGACACTGATAGAAAGATAATCATAGTAGAAGATGACTTTCATAAATTTTCTGTACCTTTAGATAATGATAATTATGAGAGAAATTTATTAAAAACATATTGTAATAATGAAATTATTATGAGTTTTGATGCTGATGAAGAGTTGGTTAATGCTAAAGAATTTTTTACTAAGTACATTCCTATATATTCTGATTATATAAATAGAGATTTATTATTTAAATGGATACTTCCCTACAAGCAGTTTGAAGAAGATACTTTAGTAATAGCTAATGAAGATGGAAGCCCTTTTATGGGAGATATACAAGGATTTTCCACTAATAAAAATAGTAACTATACCTATTGCAGATGGACTGACACAGAAAAACAACTATTAAGCCCTTTATGTATACTACATTGGAGTTTCTGCAGAGAAGATACCGATTTAGATTTAAAACTTCGCAACTTTGGACATAGCGATAAAACTAAAGAAGATCCATTTTTTAATGTATGGAAAAGTATTACATTAGATAATTACCAATCGTTGAGAAACTTTAAAACTTCTGGATATGGTGAAAATCAATGGAATAGGTTAGTTAAAATTCCTACTAAGGAATTACCTAAGTGGTTAGATAGTCACGTAAAGAGAGCATATTAATGAATATAGAAATAGTAGGTAAGTTTTTTGATAATCATAGTTTATCAAAAGTAAATAGATATACAGCTTTAGAGTTGTCAAAAAATAATAACGTAAAAATAACTTGTTTAGATGAATTTTCTCATGAAGCTAAATTAGATACAGAAATAGTGAATGCTTTATTTAAACTTAGAGATGACCCTTATATATCAGTACCAGATATACAGATAAGACATACTTACCCACCTAATTGGATGTATCCTGACAACGATACTACTAAGATAGTTTATATGCAGCCTTGGGAATTTACTAAAATACCTACTGAATGGCAGTATAAATTTGATACTTTTGCCGATGCTTTAATAACTCCAAGTAATTGGTGTAGTAATGTATATATGCAGGCCGGATTAAACCCTAAAAGAGTAGCAACAGTACCTTTAGGTGTTGATAAGAGTATATATAATACAGATGGTAGAGTAGATAATAATGAATTTACTTTTACTTTTGTTGGTAATGCACAATATAGAAAAGGTATAGACTTACTATTAAGAGTATGGCCTAAAATATTTAAAAAAGCTAGTAAAGTAAAATTAGTAATAAAAGATAATCCTAATGTGTATGGGCATACTAAGTTATTAGATGATATTATAAAAATCCAATATCATACAGATTGCGCTAAAATACTGTACATAGATGATAATTTATCTGAATTAGAAATGGCTGATTTATTTAAAAAAACCGATATATTAATTCACCCTTATAGAGGTGAAGGTTTTGGTATGCATATACAAGAAGCTATGGCATGTGGAGCAGTACCTATGGTTTCAAAATTGGGATCTACACAAGATTTTGTAACAGAGGATAATGGTTATTTATTAGAAGGATCTTTAGGATTAGTAGATTTATCCAACCCTAATGTTATGGCTAGTAGACCTGGGGATAGTATGTCACCAATGCACAGTCACGCCACTATTTTTGAACCTAGCCAAGAAGATATGGCTAATCAGATGTTTTATCTATATGACGGCATAGAGCGAAAAAATATATTAAAAACTAAGCAGTTAAATACTAAAGTAAATAGTTGGGAAGATGCTACTAAGATATTAGAAGATAATTTAAGAACTATAAAAGGATTTAATAATGTCAGAAGAAATGTTATTACCTAAATTAACTAGTAAATTTAAAATTTATATATCTAGTTTAGAATTAAACCAATATATGAACATAGAAGTAGTAACCGGAGGTTGCGCCGGATTTCAGTATAAATTTTCTTTAGTAGATGAATTAGAAGATTATATATTCATTGACGAATCTTTAAAAATTATTACTGATGAAAGTAGCTTATCTTTTTTAAAAGATTGTATAATTGATTATACAGGGAACGAGATATATAAATCTATACAAATTAGTAATTCAAAGGCTGTTAATACTTGTGGTTGTGGAAGTAGCTTTAGTTAATGGAAAAAGATTTTGGAATAGCATATAGTAAAAGATTAGGTACTGGAGTAAAAGTAACTGCAAGTGAGTTTCGGGGTAGTATGTATATACATATAAGAGAATACAATCTAGATGGAGATAATGGAGTAATGTTTCCTACAAAGTCCGGATACGCTATTCAAGGAGCTTACTTAGATGATGTCATTGCTAAACTGGAAAATGTTAGCAAATTTTTAGGACATTATTATTCAAAAGATTTAGATCAATTATCTTTTGATTTTGGAGAATAGAATGACGTGGGAAGATAGAGATACTAAGAAATTAGTAAACTTATATGAAAAAGAGAAAAACGTATTTAAATTGGCAGATATCCTTAAAACAGGACATAGAAATGTTATAGGAAAATTAGTTAGTTTAGGAGTTTATGATCTACCTAAAGAAAAATATAGAGAACCTACTGTTAAACAGATGGTTAGAGATATAGAAGAGTATTGTGGTATTAGATTTTTAACTGAAAATTTAAACAAAAAAGAGAACGTTAAATTATTATGGGAATGGGTACAAGAAGATGAAAAAGGTTAACAAGAAAGGAAGAATAATTGTTAATAGGAATACACGGTAAAATAAGGTCTGGTAAAGATACTGCAGCAGATTATTTAGTAGATAAGTATGGATTTGACAATAAGAAATTTGCTACTAAATTAAAAACTATAACACATATGATGACGGGGTGTGATATAGAAGATTGTTATAGCCAAGATGGCAAAAATAAATATCTACCTAATTGGGGAATGACTATAGGACAGTTTCAACAAAAACTAGGAACTGAGGTTATGAGAAACAATTTACATCAAGATGCTTGGGTCCTTGGTCTTTTTTCAAATTATAAAACTTCTTGCCAGTGGGTCATTTCTGATGTAAGATTTGAAAATGAAGCGAACAAAATTTTAGACAATAATGGAATTTTGATAAAAATTGTACGAGATAATACATCTTTAGAACATACTAGAGATAGTACTCACGAATCAGAAACTGCTTTAGATAATTGGAACAATTGGGATTATATTATAGACAATAACTATACTTTGCCTATACTTTATAATACTTTACATTCTATAATAGAATCTCAAAAATAGAAGAGGCTATAAATGAACTATCAAGAATTAATGGATACTATAAAATATCATAATAATAAGTATTATGACTTAAATAATCCTAAAATCACAGATGAAGAATATGATAGATTATATGATGCATTAGTATCTTTTGAGACTAGTCAAAACTGGAAAGACAGTAATTCACCTACTCTTAAGGTAGGCCACTTACGTGGCAAGGTTAAACACGTATTACCTTTATATTCTCTTAACAAAGTGTATAATAGTTCTGAAGTTGCTGATAACTTCACTGTATGTACTCCTAAAATAGATGGTGCTAATCTATGTTTATCTTTTGATAAAGGAAAACTAAGGTTAGCCCTAACTAGAGGTAACGGGGAATATGGGGATGACGTAACTTATCTAGCAAGACATATCAGTAATATACCTAAGAAAATTGATGAAAATTATGATGCAGTAATAGTAGGTGAATGTGTAACAGATAATGATGTTACTAATTTTAGAAATTATGTATCAGGTGCATTAGGGTTAAAGGATGAAAACGAATTTAAGACTAGAAAAATAGTTTTTATAGCCCACGATTGGTTGAATATAAAATTAGACTATACTAAAAGAATGGAAATTCTTAGTAATATGGGTTTTACTACTGTATTAAACATGACAAAAAATTATCCTACAGATGGGTTAGTATATAGAGTAGATAATTATAAGTTACAAACTTCTTTAGGATATACTAGTAAATATCCTAAATTTGCAGTAGCTTTAAAAACTAGAGAAACTGAAACAGCCGTCTCTACTATTCAAAGTATTGATTGGACTATAGGTAGAACAGGGGCAGTTACTCCTGTAGCTAATATTGACCCAGTAGTAATAGAAGAAGCTACCATAAGTAGAGTAACTCTTCATAATTTTGGTATGGTTAAACTAAACAATATTAAACCTGGAGATGTTATTGAAATAGAAAGAGCTGGTAGTGTTATTCCTAAATTCGTTTCTAAGGTAGTAGATAACGAACATGCTTCTTCTATCACTAAAGAAGATGTAGAAAAAGAAATAGGAATGACTACAAAACTGGAAAACGGTATTAGATTAGTTACAGAGTATAATAACGAAATACATGGAAGAAAAACAGTTGAATACTTCATAAAGTGTATGGGAATTAAACATTTAGGACCAGCTACTTTAGATAAAGTAAAATTTACTAGTATTTCCGATATATATAATTATAGAGATTGGGAATTATTAGGGGTTAATGGTTCAAAAATAAAACAACAAGTAGAAATTACTAAAACTAAGCCATATCATGTGGTGTTATCTAGTCTCGGTATTCAAGGAGTAGGGTTGTCTACAGCTAAATTAATAGTAAATAAGATACCTGATTTTAAAAATTTATCCGAGATAGGGGAAATTAGTATAAAAGGAATTGGCCCCAAAACAGTTAATAATATTTTAAACTGGTTGCTTATCAATCAAGAATGGGTATATAATCTTCCTATAAACTTGAAAGAAGAGACAAGTAATATTTCTGTTCCTACCAGTAAGCAAATAACAGTTTGTATAACTGGGAAAATGGATATGACTAAACAAGACTTAGAAGATACTTTAAATAGTTATGGAATTAAAGTATCTATCAGTCTTACTAAATCCTGCGACTACCTAATTAATGCGGGACCGGGAGATTCAACCAAGTGTAAAAAAGCACTTAGTTACAATATTCCTATTTTAGATTACTGGACAGAAAAATCTAAAATTTTAAAAGGACTAGTGCCTTAAAAACAATAAATTTTGAGTTGCTCAACAATCGAATCTTTGTTAATATACATAGTATTGAAGGTTGGAAAACTCAATCTCATAAAAAACCAAATAAATCAGGAGAAAAGATAAAAATATGGTAAAAAAGTATAATTACACAGAAGAACAAGTAGAGCGTTTACACGAAGTGTTCGCCGACGGAGTAACTGAAGGAAAGCTAGAATCTGTTATGGAAGAAATGGCTGTTCCTCGTAGAAGCCTAACCGCTAAACTACGTAGAATGGATTATGATGTACCCAAGATTGACAGAGCGCCTGCCTTTAGCCCAGAGGAAACTGAGGAATTAAAGAATTTCTTAGAAGCTAATAGCGGAGTTTACAATGCAGAAGAAATTGCTTCTCAGCTTAGTGATACTTTCGGTAGAGTCGTAAGCAACAAGCAGATTGCCGGTAAGGTACTATCTATGGAAATGACTATGCACGTCAAGCCTACTGAGAAGAAGGAAAAGCCTAAGACCTATACTGACGACGAAGAAGCTACAGTACGTTCTATGGCTGAAAATGGGGATTTCCTTGAAGATATTGCTGCTGCAGTAAATAAGAGCACTAATAGTGTTCGTGGTAAGCTATTGAGCATGAAGCTAACCGCTACTCAGAGAGACAAGAAGGAAGCTAAGAAGAGCAAGTACGATGGTATTGATGAAGTTGCAGCTACTATGACTGTAGCTGAATTGGTAGAACATTTTGCGGAAGTTGGTGCAACCGACAGAGGCATTAAGACTGTTCTAACTCGCAGAAAGCTATCTGCTAAGGATCGTCCTTTCAAAGATAAGTAAGAAATATTTCTTACTTAATACGACAAATAAGGGTGGCAGTTAACTCTGCTGCCTTTTTGTGTTTTTAAGATGAACCAGGATGATTTATTCTTAAAAAATATACCGGAAGTTAATTTAGATGTAATTTTAAACTTAGAAGAAAAAGATATAACAGAGTATATTGATCAACTAATAAAAAGATTTTATCCAAACGTAGAAAACGAAGATCATACATACAAAGAACTACAAAATCATTATAGAAACAGCTTTAACATGGAAAAATTATTACGTCACTATGATTTCTTAGAAACAAGTTTTGACATAGAATACACAGATACAGGACTAATAAAATCAATTATAAATAATATGTATACGTTTAATACTACAATTAATTAAAGGATATTTTTATAACCCTAGATACTAAATATTGTATAGCTTCTAATCGTGATTGGAAGACTTTATTTTATTGCGTATTTTTTACATTAGGATTAAAAGAAAAAAGCGGACACAGGTATTTATATTGATTTTAAGAATCCATAAAAAGCTTCAGATTAATCTCTGAGTTTTTTTATGGATTTTTTAGGGGATAAAATTATTTAAAAAATTACTTGCTGATTAGATAATTTTAAGATATTATTATAGAATATAAATTAAGAGGTATTAAATATGAGCAAAAAAGCTACAGATATAGACCAAGATAAAGTAAGACAAGTTATATGGATGTTAGAATATAAAAATGCAACAAAAAAAGCTTGTTGTGAATTTTTATCAATACCTTATAATACTAAAAGATTAAGTACTTTAATTGAAGATTATAAGACTTCACTTACTAGAGAAAAAGACCTTAGAGATAAAAATAAAAAGAAGGTATTTACAAGTTTAGAAATAAGTAGTATAATCAAAGATTATACTTCCGGGATGCCTGTAAGTAGAATTGCTAACAATCATTTTGTTACTGATTACAGAATTAAAAAATTACTTACTGAAAATAATATACCTTTACGTGGTAGAGGTAAGAAGAAACCTGCAAAAACAGAACATGTTGTTCAAGATTTAGATACTAAATTTAAAATAGGCGATAAAGTGTTTTACAGTCAGGAAAGTAGTTTTGCGGAAGTAGATAAAGTATTTGATGAAGATTATGTAGAATATTTATTAAACCCTGTAAAGGAAGAATACGTAGAACATTCAGGTGCTATCAAGGATAGAAAAGGTAACATTATTTGTAAAGAAGAAGATATGAAAGAAGATACTCATTATACTGTATATTATTTATACCCTAATAACGAAAAGATAAAAAGAACAGCAGTTTCTAATATTGTAAAAGCAGTAGAAGACGGATTGGAAAAAACAGGTAGAGAATATTACAGAATATGGGTTTTAGGAGATCATAGGTGTTTTAGAACAATTGGTAGAGAACTTTTATTCCCTGTTAAGGAGGGTTAATGAGCTTAGATTTACAACAAGTAGCTTTAAGTAGACTTATAACAGATGAAAATCATGAATTTTATAGTAAAATGCGTGCTGAGTTTTTCTCAGGATCGTCTTTTACTCTGTTTTCTACTATAGAAAAATTCTATAGTGCTAATACACGGCTGCCTACCAAAGATGAATTACTATCTAGTTATAAGGATAGTTTTATACAAGATTATTTAGAGAATGAAGTATTAACTGAAGAAAATGAAGTAGCTAATATACAAAATGAATTTATAGTATCTCAATTACAAGATTATTATGTTAGAGATAATACTTTAAATTTCTTAGATAAGTTTCTAGATCAAATAGAAGAATTTGAAACTGTAGAAGTTATGGATAGTTTACAAAATCATCTACTAAAACTAAATAACAATATAACTATTGAAGATGAATGTTTTGACGTAGCGGCAGATTTAGATTTGATACCTTCAGGAGATAGTTTTGATCTACATCCTAGTGGATTAAGTGAACATTTTGACTCTAAAAATGGAGGATTTGCTTTACAAGAGTTAGTCATGTTAGGCGGTAGAAGAGGTAGTGGTAAATCTATTATATCTTTAAATTGTGCTAATCACAGATATAATGGAGGAAATACTGTAGCTTTCTTTACTATTGAAATGAGATATAAAGAAGTACATGATAGATTAGTATCTATGGTAAGTAAAGTACCTTTTCTAGATATATACAAAAACCAAATTGATCTAGGTCAAAAAGTACAAATGGCTAAAGGTAAGATGGATCATTTCTATCAAAAAGATAGTAAGTATCAAGAATATATGGAACTATTAAGTAAATGTGGTACTGACGAAGATTTTAAACAATTTGAATTTAAATTCAATAACGCTACTAAGCCTAAGTTTAAGGATAATAGATTTTTTATCATTGACGATGAGTCTCTTACATTATCCAGAATAGATCACTATTGTAACTTATTTAAGAATAAATATCCTAATTTTACCTTAGCTGTAGTAGATTATATAAACATAATAAGTCACCCAGATAAAAAAGATTGGAAGGCTCAAGTAGAATTAGCTGAAAATTTAAAAACAATATCTAGAAAGTATGATATAACATTATTAAGTCCGTATCAAATAGATGAATCTGGTGAAGCTAGATTTGCTAAAGGTATTTTGGACAGTGCAGATAAAAGTTTTGTATTCTTTCCTCCGAAAGATGGTGGAACAAGTATTAATATTCATACTGCAAAAATAAGAAACGGAGCAGCTATTAATTTTGATATTAATATGGATTGGGATACTGTAAGTATTGATAACAGTAACTCTAATTTACTTAACGAAAGCGTAACTAATAAAATCAGATATGGAAGTAAAGAAAGTGATAGGGATATAGGATAGTGGAAATATTAAGAAGTAAAATAGATAGTAGTGTTAATTATACTTTTGAAAAACAAGACGGGTTTTTTGAAAGTAGGTTTGTGCAACGAAAATCAGATTATATTATTATCTATTTAAGTACTTATAATGGCTGTAATAGATCATGTAGATTTTGTCATTTAACACAAACGGGACAAACAGAAGAAATACGTGCTACTTTAGATGAGCTACTAATACAAGCCAGTATTGCTTTAGCTAATTTAACCAATGTAGATAATAGAGAAAAAATTACCAAAGTTCACTTCAATTTTATGGCTAGAGGAGAGCCTTTAAGTTTTGGTAGTATATTGAATAGTAGCTTATATTATGAATTACAAAATTTAGCGTACAACGTAGGTATATATAATGTTAGATTTAATATTTCTAGTATATTACCTAAATCAATGAATAGTAAGCATTTTAGTTCTTATTTTCATAAAGATTATAGTACTCATCTGTATCACAGTCTTTATAGTACCAATCAGACTTTTAGAAAAAAATGGCTACCTAAAGCTAGTAATTTAGAACAAACTTATTATTACTTAAAAACAGCAGAACAAAAAGGTGCTTATATAAGATTTCATTGGGCGTATATTAAGAATGAAAACGATAGTATTGAAAATACAGAAAATATAATGTCTTTTATAGAAAAGTTAGAATTACCATATGTTCCTAAAGTAAATATTATTCAATACAACCCCCCTTACGAAGGTCATAGTGAAGAAAGCGATATTAATTTAATTAATGAAAATGTAAAAATGCTAAAAACAATAGCTGATGTTAAGTTAATAAATAGAGTAGGATATGATGTTAAGGCTAGTTGTGGGATGTTTGTAAAATAATGGATATACTTAAAATATTAGACGACAATGGTATTAATTATATAAAAACAAATAATGTACAAGAAATAAAGATAAAATGTATAAATCCCGAACATGAAGATACTAGTCCTAGTATGCAATTTAACCTTGCCAAAAATATATACAACTGTTGGAGTTGTGGGTATTCAGGTAGCTATAAATCTTTTCTAAAACATTTAGGTATCTCTACTAAATTAGAGATAACTACTAATCAAACATTTAAGAAAGAATTATTACAAGATAAAATAAGAAATATAAAGAGCATTAGTAATTTAATTATTCCTGATGATGCAATACCTGTAGAAGGTTCTGTTAAATTAGTAAATAATGAAACTATGAGAGACTTTAAAGCTTTCTGGACTCAGAAACATAACTTAGAAAAGTATATATGTGTTCCTGTTTATCAATATGGGAAACTTAAGTTTCTAGAATGCAGGGATACTATTCCTAATAGTATTAGACCTAAATATATGAGATATCCAGAAAATAGTAAAAAGAGTGATGTTCTATTTCCTATAGACAGATTATCCTTTAAAAAGCATGTTATATTAGTGGAAGGTTTATATGATTTACTAAATCTATGGCAGCACGGCTACACCTCTACATTATGTAATTTTGGAGTTGCTAACTTAACTAAAACTAAGATACAATTATTAAATAATATAAACTGTACTGAAGTAACTGTTATGTTTGACGGAGATAAGGCCGGTATAGCAGGTGCTCACAAAGTAAAAGAATTATTAGAGAGAAATTATATTAAAACAAATATAGCCAGAGTACCTTTCAACAAAGATCCAGGTGATCTCACATTAGAAGAAATAAGGCAAACATTGAATGAGGAAACCATATGAAAACAGCAGTAATAATATTACCTAGCAAAACAGATGATGCATATAGTATTTTTAAAGAATATTTCGATTATATCGGAATAAATATTGATATACTTTTTTTATGTAGTGAAGAACGTGATAAAATATTATCAAAGAATGTAGATTTAGATGCTACAGAGTTACAGAATTATACCTATATTTGCCCAGTAGGTGCCGAAAGTTTAAAATATACCCCCCCTTTACTAGGGGACAAGAGTATGACGGGTATTACTAAGTATAACGGTATGTTGATTGAAGATTTATACTTTCCTATAATTAATCCTAGTATGGTAGAATTTAAGCCTCAGTATAAAGAAGATATCCTAAGAGCTTTTGTATTATTAAAACAATTATTAACTGATACTAATACAATAGAAGTTAATTTCAAAGACTATAGATATATATCTAATTGTGAAGATTTTGAAGATTATCTTGAAGAAATGGAAGAAGTTGGTGAAGTTGTAGTAGATATTGAAACTACAAGTTTATCTCCTAGAAAAGGTAATATACTTGGAGTTGTGCTTAGTTGTTATAAGCATCAAGGAATATATGTTACAGCAGAAGTATTTAAACAATATTTAGATGAATTACAAGATTATTTTAATGAAAAAATAGCTATCTTTCATAACGCTAAGTTCGATATGGCTTTCCTAAAGTATGAATACGGATTAATTTTCCCTAACTTCCATGATACTATGATAATGCATTATGTGTTAAATGAAGCTACAGGTAGTCATGGCTTAAAAGGGTTAGCAATGAAATACACTGATCTAGGAGATTACGAAAAAGAATTAGATGTATTCAAGAAAGAATTTTGCAGAGCAGAAAAGATTAAATTAGCCGATTTTAATTATGGTATGATACCTACTGAAATACTTTGTGAATATGCTTTCAGGGACGGGGACGGTACTTATCAATTAAGGGATAAATTTTTACCAGCAATTGAAAGAAATGAAAGATTTAAGTATCTATACTATAATATTCTATTACCTATATTAGTAAACCTAATGAAAATGGAAAATAATGGCGGACCTATTGAGATAACAGATTTAGATAAACATATTTCTATGTTAAAAGATGATATTGAAGATTGTTTATATGATATTAATAAAAGTCCTGAAATACTGGAATTAGAAAGTATCCAAGGTAAGCCTTTTAATCCAAATAGTGTTTTACAATTACGTAAGTTATTGTTTGAAATAATCGGATTAGCTCCTACTAAAAGAACGGCTACAGGAGTAGCAAGTACTGATGCGGAAGTATTAGGACAATTAGAACATCCTATAGCAGAAGCTATATTAGATTTAAGAAAAAAGAGTAAACTACTTAATACTTATTTGATGAATATCAAAAATGGTGTAGATAAAGACGGTAGATTAAGAAGTAATTTTAATCTGCATGGAACAACTAGTGGTAGACTATCTAGTAGTGGTATTCTAAACTATCAGAATATTCAAAGAGATGATAAAACTGTTAAAAGTATTTTCCGAGCTAGACCCGGATATAAGATTGTTCAATGCGACCTAGGTACTGCTGAAGTGTATTATGCAGCAGTACTAAGTAATGATCCATTTTTACAAGAAGCTTTTAAGAGCGGACTAGATTTTCATAGTTATATTGCTAAGAAAATGTTCAAACCTGCGTGTGACGTGGCGGATATTAAAAAGTTACTTCCCGATCTTAGACAGATATCTAAAGCTATTACTTTCGGTATCATGTATCAGGCAGGACCTTATAAAGTTGCAGAAGAAGTTAATGCAAGTTGTGAACCGGGTAATGAAATTACCGTTAAAGAAGCTGAACAACATATTAAAACCTACTTCAAAGAAGCTAGTAATCTACGATCTTTTATTAATAGTAGTAACAGATTTATTCAGGATAACGCATATATCTATAGTTATTACGGTAGAAAAAGAAGATTACCTGAAAGTAAGAGCAAAAATAAAGGCGTAGCAGGTCATGCGGTACGTAGTGGTGTCAATTTCTTAGTACAAAGTGTTGCTAGTGATATTAACCTTATGGGATTTAGTGATTTAATGGATTGGATAGCCGCTAACCAATATGAAGAAGCTGTTTTACCTTTTACACTGGTTCACGACTCTATTGTTAGCGAAGTTAGAGAAGATTTAGTAGAAGAATATATTAAGATTACTAGAGACTTTCTTCAACTAGATAGAGGTTTAAGTATAGCTGGAACTCCTATTAAAGTAGATTTTGGAGTAGGAGATACTTGGGCGGAGGCAAATGAAGAGTAAATTTTCGAATATAAATTATCCCATATTCGGATTACAAACTAACCCTACATTAAAATATGAAAGTACCAAACTGTTTGGGTGTAAATCCACAGTTTGGTACTTGATTAATGATACTAGTATAAATTGTTCATATTTAGAAAAACTATTAGTTATGAAAAATAGAATGAAATTTGATTATACATGTAGAAATATAAATGAACTAATAAATAGTAAAACTGTATGGGCAATAGATAATAATTGCATTATATATGATTTACATAAAAAACAGAAATTTAAAAGATCCAGTAAAAAAATTATGAATAAAATAGGTAACTATATAATATTAGATAGAATATCTTATCCTATTAAAATACCTAACTATTTTACAGAAGTAGAATTAATAGGTATGTATGCTCAAGTAGTATATATAGATAATTGCTGGTATGTATATTCTATTAGTCATTTCAGACAAGAAGATGAGCAAATTACGTTGTAAAAAGATAGAAGTATCTGATAAGATAAAGATTTATAAAAAAGATTTAATAGATTTTGATATAGATCAAGTTCATGAAAAGTATAGTTGGGCCTTGCAAAACGAACACTATACTATAGTGCAAGAGTATAATAATTGTGACTATTTCTATTTACCTAAGAATAGCTGGTGGGATTTAGAATGGGATGAAATAGTGGATAAACGAAATTATCCTAAATTCGAAACACCTAGTTTTATAGGACAATTACGAGAGACTCAAGAAATTGCTGTTGATAGTTTTACTAATACTAAAAATAATATAACTAGATCTGGTATATTAATGGCAAGACCTAGATGGGGTAAAACTGTAGCAGCTTGTAATATAATATCTAAAACACCTACTACATGTTTAATACTAGTTAAGGATATAATGTCTTTAAATCAATGGATACGTGAAATAAAAACATTTTTAAATTACGATGCAGGTAAATTAGGGGATGGAACTGTAGATATTAAACCTATAACTGTAGGTATATATAAAACTGTTCTTAATAATTTATCTTACTTACATGATAGTTTTGGCATGATTATGATTGATGAATGTCATAATGTAGGGGCTAATATGTATTCTAAATGTGTAAATGGTATAAATGCTAGAATAAGTATAGGAATAAGCGGTACTCCTAAAAGAAAAGATGGTAGGGATGTTTTAATGCCTTACTATTTTACCCCTTTTTTATATGATGCTAAAGAAAAACCTATGACTACTTACTATTGTTTAATACCTACTGATTACAAAATGCATATAGTAGATGTTAAAAAAGACTGGTCTAGAAGTATTACGGCACTAGGGCAACAACAATCCTATTTAGAGTTAGTGGGGAAGTATGCAGTAAGAGACATACATAATAATAGATGTCCTCTTATTATATTTGAAAGAGTAGATGCTTTACAGAGACTGAAAGAACTAATACATGGTATGGAGGTAGTAACTGGTTCTACTAATAGTGCCGCTAGAGATAGTATAGTCAGTAGAGTTGGCAAAGATGTTAAAGGCATTTTAACAACTACTTTATTTGACGAAGCCATAACTTGCGCTAGATTAGATACTTTATACTTAATATCTCCTAGTAATAATCCCAGTAAATTGGAACAAAGAATAGGCAGAATACAAAACGATTACGACGGTAGACTAAATTTTCCTTTAGTTAGAGATACACAACTTAAAGGAAATTTGATGATTAAACAGCAAAAGAAAAGGGTTAGTTATTATAATAATAAAGGATACATAGAAACAAATGATTTATTATAATTGGAGAGAATTGAAACAAAGTGCAGATAATGATTTTAATTCTATTTTGTTATTGACATACGGTCTGCATAAAGGATATAATAAGCAACTAGGTAAAAATAGTAAAGAACTGTGTGAAATATTAAAAATACCGTTCATACCTAGATATATATTAAACAGAAAATTATTAATAAGAGGTGATTATCCTAATACTATTATTAATAAATATACCACTAAAGAACCTCAAAGTTATATTAACGATGTAAGTTTTTTGTGGTCTAAGAAATATACTACCTACGAGAAAGTAGTATATTTATCTATAGCGAGTAATAGAAGTATTGCTGATAAAACTAACAAAGTAGATAAAATGTTTATAAAAGAAAATCATTTAAATAATAGTATAATAACTATACAAAACGATGATGTAATTTTAAACTATTGATAAGGAGAATATAATGACAGTATCATGGACAGATTCACAAGCACCAAAGAGTAGCGGTGATAACAGAGACATAGTAAGAACTAAATGGAAAGAAGGAAAGAACCAGAGACGATTAGTAGGAGGAGTATGCCCTAGATATGTATATTGGATTACTACTAAAGAAGGCAAAAGAAACCCTATTGAATGCTTGGGATTTGATAGAGAAAAACAGGCATTTGTAGATAATGCTATGGACCCTATTAAAGAACTTAAGGATGAAGTATTTGGAGGTGAGAGACCTAAGCCTCAGTTTGCATATGTATGCAATACTATCAATAAGGACTTTCCAGATGGTGAAGAAATCATGGAATTATGTGATCTTAAGAAAACTGTCTATGATGGTTTAATAGAATGTGCAAAAGACCCTGATTTTGGTAATCCTGCTGATATAGAGTCTGGTTATGATGTAAATATCATGAAAACCAAGACTGGACCTCTACCTCAAAATGTTAAATACGACGTAAGACCCCGTCCTGTAAAAAGACCTTTATCAGAGCACGAAAGAGGCTTAGCTCTTTATGAGTTAGATAAGTTGATTAAAAGACCTACTTATGATGAGCAGAGAAAATGGTTAATTGATAATACCTTATTTTATATTGGAGAAGCAGGCGATGAAAATAAGTATGAAACTGAAGAGGATATCTAATATATGACAGTCACTAAATTAGGTGATTGGAAATCAGGGGAGGCTGAGAGTACTCAGTCTCCTTCTCCTGATTCCTCTTACCAGAATAAATACATTAATAGTATAAATAAAGAAACAGGTCAAGTAGACCTAAATCTAGAAGAGTTGAGAAAGGTTAATATCTTTTTTGCAACCCCTTGCTATGGAGGGCAAATAACTGATCAGTATTTCTTAAGTATGTTTAGATTATCTCAAGAATTTAGTAAATTAGGTATTAATTTTAGAATTACTACCTTAAGAAATGAAAGTTTAGTTCCTAGAGCTAGAAATATCTTAAATAGTATGTTTTTAGATAGCGATTGCACCCATTTAATGTTTATTGATGCAGATATTGAATTTGATGCACAGAGCGTAATACGTTTAATAACTATGGATAAAGACTTAGCTGTAGGAGCATATCCTAAGAAAACTATTAATTGGAACGCTATTAAAGAAGCAGCTGCCCGAGGGGAAACAGACTTAGAAAAGTATCAAGCAGATTATGCTATTAATCTAAAATTACTAGATAGAAAAACTGGTAAAGTTAATTTTGAGAATGGTGCTGTAGAACTATTAGATGCTAGTACAGGATTTTTCTTAGTTAAACGAGAAGTTATGGATAAAATGATGTTAGAATACCCAGAACTTCACTATATTAATGATAGTAATATTGATCCTAAATTTAATAAATATTGTTATGCTTTATTTGATACAGGAATTGATCCAGATAGTGGAAGATATTTGTCTGAGGACTATTATTTCTGTAGATTACTTCAGAAAATGGGTGGACAAGTTTGGTTGGATCTCAATACTAAACTAAATCATGTTGGAAGCTATACATTCCACGGAGATGTTGCTAGAATATTTGAAAGTAGGAAGTAATAATGCTGTATTCATTAGGATTAGCCTTTAATTTAGACAAAACTGATGTATTCTTAATTAAAAAACATCAACAGAAAGATTTTTTCAACGGAGTAGAAGGTGAAATAGAGCATAACGAATCAGATGAGTATGCTATTACTAGAGAATTTACTGAGGAAACTGGAATAGTATTGGATGATTTGGGGTTACTGTGGTAACTTTTCTTCTGATAGTTATTGTGTACATGTATTTAACTGTTTTACAGATAAAATATATGAATGTACTACTCAAGAAGAAGAAGAAATAAAAATAGTAAGTGTACGAGAGAGTTTAGATATACCATTAATGTATAACTTACATTGGTTAATACCTTTATGCAAAAACTACGAAGGTTATTATCCATTTAATATTAGGGAGATTGAGGCTTATGAAAGTAATTAACATTTTAGGAGGTCCTGGAGCAGGAAAAAGTACTACTGCTGCTGCTTTATTTTCTAAATTAAAAAGAAAAGATATTACATGTGAATATATCACTGAATACGCTAAAGAAGTTGAGTACGAACAAAGATACAGGTTATTTGAAGATCAGCTATATATAACAGCAAAACAGAATAGAAGATTTAAAAGAATACTACAATACGATAAAAAACTAGATTATTTAGTTACCGATAGTTCCTTACTACTAGGTATAGTATACGGAGCAAGTGATAATTTAAAGAAGGTAATTTTGGATTGTTATAATGAATATGATAATATCAATTTTTTATTAAATAGGACAAAAAAATATCAAACATATGGTAGAAGTCAGACTAAAGAAGAAGCTATTGAATTAGATAATTTAATAGAGAGTATGTTAGTTTTTAGTAAAGTATCTTATGTAGTAGTACAAAATGAAGACGAAATATTAGAATACTTAGGAATTAAATAAATGAAAATACTACACTCGGCAGATTGGCATATAAATATAAAGAGTAATGATAAGAAAATAAACAAAGATTGGCAAATAAATCGCTTTAAATCTATGTTTGACTTATTTTTAGAAATAGAAGATGATATTGATATCCACATTATTGCCGGTGATGTGTTTGACAAAGCACCTAATTTATCCGAAAGTACCTTGTTCGAAGACTTTGCTAATAAAGTAAAAAAACGAACTATTATTATACCTGGAAATCATGAAGCTACTAAGAAAGGCGAAAGTTTTTTAGATAATTATAATGTTAATGAAAACAGTATAATTAATAAAAACGTTGAAATATATGTTAATAATAAAGATATAGAACATAATGGAGTAACTTTTCAACTATTCCCTTACACTGATATGCAAAAAAACAATGTTCCTAAATATGTTGAAGATAGTATTTTAGTTACTCATATAAGAGGTGAGATACCTCCTCATATTTCAGCAGAATTTGATTTTGAGAAGTTAAGAGACTGGAAATTGATACTATTAGGAGATATACATATGAATATGAAGTATAAAGATTATCCTGCATATTATCCAGGTAGCCCTATGAATGTTAGTTTTGATAGAAATAACAATAACAAATACGGCGTTAACATAGTAGATTTTAGAAGTATAGATGATTACGATATACAATATGTGGATTTAGGATTACCTAAATTAATAAGAAAAACAGTAGATATAAAAGATAAAGATACTATTAAACCAGATTTATATAATAATGTTATATATGAAATAACTGGAGATATAAATGAATTACAAAATATTGGAGACTTATCTGTAACTATAGATAAAAAAATAGCAGAAAAGCCTAAAGAAGATGTAACATTAGATTTATCAACTGCTAAAGACGATGTAGTAGAAGAATTTATTATATATTTAGAACATAATAAAATATTAGATGTAAAAGGAATAGTAAATGAGTTTACAAGCCTTAACTTGCATTAATTGTAGTAAAGAAATAGTAGAACTAGAATACTATGAAGACAGTAATAATTTGGGTCCTATGTATTTTATAGCTTATAAAGTACAAGGACCTGGATTTTTTGATAGAACGTTGGATAAAAGTTTATGTAGTCCAAAATGTGGGGTAGAATATGATAATACTAAAAACTCTAAAATTTGATAATTGTTTCAGTTATGGGAACGATAATGAAATTGATTTTACTAAAAATAGAGTTAATTTACTAAACGCAGCTAATGGTAGCGGTAAATCTTCTTTAATGTACATCTTACAAGAGGCTTTAGCTAGTAAAAATATTAAAAAGCTAAAGAAAGATGAAATTCCTAATAGACATACTGATAAAGATGGTTATACTATACAGGTAACTTTTAGTAAGAATAAAGATGATTATCGTTTAGTAGTAGTTAGAAAAGGTAAAACTAGTAAAGTATCTTTAGAAAAAAATGGTATAGATATATCTGAACATAAAATACCAGATACTTACAAACTTTTAAGCAGTATATTTGGAGATATGGAATTAACTTTTCAACTAATGTATCAAAGTAGTGAAGATTTGCTAGAGTTTCTTAAGGCTACAGATACTAACCGTAAAAAGTTTTTGATAAAACTATGTAATTTACAAAAATACTTAGATATTGGAGAAAGTATTAAAGTAATACTATTAGCTAAAGAGAAGCAGTTAACTTCACTAAAAGGTGAGGCAAAAAGTGTTAATGATTTTATAGAAGATACTGTAATACCTGAAAAAGCAAACAAAAGAGAATTACCTATTTTTGAAGATTTATCCCAAGAAATTATTGATTTATCTGCTACTATTTCTAATTATAGAATTAAAGATAAAGCAATAAGTAATAATAATATTTACTCAAACGAACGAAATGAATTAACCTTTGATGTTAATATGATTTTTGAACAGCAAGAAGAATTAAGATATTATGAAAAGGTATTGGTAGATGTAACAAATAATTTACCTATAACTACTGATAAAATAAAAAATAATAAGAATAAAATTAAATCTTTAGATTTAAAAGATACTTGTTATGCTTGTGGGCATTATCTAGATGTTACTGATAGCGTAAAAATGAAAAAACAGTTAGAAGACGAAATACTTTGTCTTACAAATGATGAAGGTATTTTATTAAACGATATAGATTCACATAAAAGAACAATTGTAGATTTACGATTAAAACAGAGTCGTTTTTTGGAAAATCAAAATAAGATAAAGAGATTTGAAGAGTTATCTAATCTAATTGACGACTCTTTGCCGGATACTCAAGAAGATTATAAACAATTAGAGTCTAATTTAAAATCTTTGAAAGACTTACAGGAAGATAATGAAAAAGAGTTATCCAATATAAAGGATTTCAATAACAAAGTAGACAATAGAAATATACAAATACAAACGCTAATTCAACAAAAACAAAATTTTTACGCTAGACAAATACTATTAAATGATGATATAGTAAAACTTCAACAGTCGATAAATCATTTAAATATATCAAAAAAAGCATTTAGTGCTTCTGGAATAGTTGCCTACAAGTTAGAAAATTACACAAAAAACTTTGAAGATACTATTAATAATTATTTAAATGAATTAAGTGACGGACAGTTTCAGCTATTATTTAGATTAGATAAAGAAAAATTAAATATCGTTATAGTTAATAATGGTATAGAATGTAGTATAGAAAGTTTAAGTAAAGGCGAGTTTAGTAGAGTTCAATTTAGTGTATTATTAGGTTTAAGAAAAATACTAGCAGAAATTAATGGAGAAAGTATAAATTTACTATTTTTAGATGAAATTACTGGAGTTTTAGATAGTTACGGAAAAACTAAATTAGTAGATATATTATTAGAAGAGATGGATACTAATGTATTTATAGTGAGCCATGACTTTGAACATCCATTAATGGAAAAAATAAACATAATAAAAGAAAATAATATAAGCAGATTGGAACAATAAATGGTAAGATTTTTTACTAACCCTAAAAAAATGGTAGGCGTTATAGATGAAATGGAATTGATAAATAATAAAATTATATATCGACAAAAAGACTGGGTAACCGAAGCTACAGAACCTTGGAACGCTGCTGATTACTCTAATGCTATGTTTGGAGAATTTGGAGAAGCCGCTAACAAGATAAAAAACTTAGACGAATACAAACTAATGTAAAAGGTAATAGAAAAGAAGAAACCGAAGAATACCTTAGACAAGAAATAGAAAAAGAATTAGCTGATGGCTATCAATATTTGGTTTTATTATGTGATCATTTAAACGTAGATTTAAAAAAGGGAATTAAAACTACTTTTAATGCGAAATCAGATCAAATAAATAGTGACGTTAAGATATAAGGAGAATAAATGTTAGCACCTGGATATATTCCAATTAAGTACAAATTAGATAGTACTTTCAAAGAAAAATTAAGAAGTAAGCCCGTAATTTGGGGTTATGGAGGATTAAGTGAGTTTACTTTTTACAGGACTTATTCCAGAAAAAAAGATAATGGTAAGTTAGAAACTTGGGGTGATTGTGTTATCCGAGTAATAGAAGGTATGTTTACCATTCTAAAAACTAATGCTGAATATTCACATATTACTTGGGATGTTAAAAAAGCTGAAAAATTAGCTCAAGAAGCTGCTGAACGTATGTTTGAGTTCAAATGGACTCCTCCAGGTCGTGGACTATGGGTAATGGGTACAGATATGGTTTGGGATAAAGGGGGTGCTGCTCTTAACAATTGTGCGTTTGTTTCAACTAAGAATATAGCTACTGAATATAGCAAACCTTTTTCGTTTTTAATGGATATGAGTATGTTGGGAGTAGGAGTAGGATTTGATACTGTCGGAGCAGATACTATTGATTTATATGTTCCTGAGGGAGAACCCGAGATAGTATATGTAGAGGATAGTAGAGAAGGCTGGGTTGAACTAATATGTAGAGTAATAGATAGCTACATGGAGCCAGAAGCTTGTCCAGTAATTCCTGATACTAGGGATGTTAGACCCTACGGAGCCTTAATTCACGGATTTGGAGGCGTAGCCAGCGGGCCAGAACCTCTAATAGCAGGATTTAACGGTATTAAAGAAATACTGGAAAATAGAGCTAATCAGGCAGATAATTTTTTAACTAGTGTGGAAATTACTGATATAATGAATATTATTGGAAAAATCGTAGTAGCAGGTAATGTCAGAAGAACAGCTGAAATAGCTTTTGGAAGTCCTGATGATATTGAATTTTCTAATATGAAAGATTGGAATAAACATCCAGTAGCTGTCGGTAATAGAGCTCCTTTAGAGCTAAAAGAATTATCTGAAGAAGATTATAACGATTATAACGAGTATAAAAGACGACAAGAGATTGAATTTAAGTACGCAGATCATGCTTGGTCATGGAAATTAGGTGGTTGGCGTTGGGCTTCTAATAACAGTTTATTTGGCGATGTAGGAATGAACTATGATAAAGCTGCTGAAAGTATTGCTATAAACGGGGAACCTGGATTTGCTTGGTTAGATAACATGAAAGCTTACGGTAGAATGAAAGATGGTATTAATAATAAAGATTATCGTGTTGAAGGCGGAAATCCTTGTCTTGAACAATCTCTAGAAAGTTACGAATTATGCTGCTTAGTAGAAAACTTCCCTGCTGCTCATGATGATTACTGGGACTTCCAAAGAACTTTGAAATTTTCTTATTTATACGCTAAAGCAGTTACTTTAATGGGAACTCATTGGCATGAAACTAATAGAGTTATCGCTAGAAATAGAAGAATAGGATGCTCACAAAGTGGTATTCAAGAAGCCATTCATAAGTTTGGTAGAAAGAAGTATTTTGAACAATTCTGCGATCAAGCATATACCTATATTCAATATGTAGATAGAAAATATAGTGAATGGTTTGGTATTCCTCTTAGTATTAAATCTACTAGTGTTAAACCAAGCGGTACTGTTAGTTTAGTAGCAGGAGCATTACCTGGAATACATTATGTAGAAAGTTCTAGTTATTATAGACTAGTTAGGATAGCGTCTATATCCCCCCTAGTTAAAATATTAGAAGATGCTAATTATAGAATAGAGCCTAGTGTTACTGATAGTAAGAAAACTGTAGTAGTATATTTTCCTATGTTGCATGAAACTAATATAGTATCTAAAACTTCAGTAAGTATATGGGAACAATTTAAAAATGCTGCTGATATGCAATATTATTGGGCCGATAATCAGGTAAGTATAACAGTAACTTTTAATAAAGAAGAAGCTTCTCAAATAAGTAGATGTTTAAGTGCTTTTGATAAAGAACTAAAAGGTATTAGTCTACTACCTTTAAGTGATCATAATTATGTACAAGCTCCCTACACTGACGCCCCTAGAGAAGAAATAATAGAATACCAAAATAGCTTACTACCTTTAGATTTTAGTGTTATGACTCAAGAAGAAGTAGAAGCTAGCGAAGGCGAGAACTTAGAGGCCAACAAGTTTTGTGAGGGAGACTCATGTCTATTGTTCTAGATTATACTATATATGGAATACCTAATTGTCCTTTTTGCGACAAGGCTCAAGAATTATTAAAAGAGAAAAAGATAAATTTTGAGTATATTCTTATGACTACTTTAGATAAAAAGAAACAAGTAGGAATTATGTATAATATGAAAACAGCTCCTATTATTGTGTTTAGAAGCAAATTAATAGGTGGATATACGGAACTAAAAACTCACATTGAAGAAATTTCATAAAATTTGAATTTTTAAAATAAAAAAGTCATGTTCCGTCATAGTGCAGAACATGACTTTTTTAATGTTTTTATTTAATTTTACGTAAATAAAAATTTAGGAGCATACATTATGAGTCTAAAAATAATACCCAAGAGAAAATGGGCCAAAAATGGAGATACTTCAGAATACTGGATAAATATGTGCCGTTTGAGGAAAGGAAAAAGATTATGGTCAATAAAAGCGCAGCAAAAGGTGGAGCCTTCGAAAGAAAAATAAGAGATATTTTAACTAAAGAATATGGTATAAACTTTGAAAGAGTTCCTAGCAGCGGAGCCTTAAGCTATTTAAAAGGAGACGTATGGGCGCCTCATCATATGCATATATGGCCTTTTACTATTGAGTGTAAACATTATAAAGAGATAAACTTTAATAATCTACTTACAGCTAAGAGTAATGAAATATACAGTTTTTGGGACCAAAGTCAAGAAGAAGCTGATGTTATGACTGAACTTAGTAATAGAATATACTACCCATTAGTAATATTTCGATGGAATCGAAGTAAGAATTTTGTATGTTGGAATACTGGATTTAAGTGTAAAAATCAATTACATATAGATTCATTTGGTTACGATTTTAAAATAGGTATATTAGAAGAATTTATACAAGAAAATCAAGATTTAAAAGATATGATAAGTAAAAGTAAATAAAAATTAATTTGCACATTAGTCATTATGATGGTAAAATTCGGTATAAAATAAGAAAAGGATAAAAAATGTCAGAGACATGGGATGATTTGGTAGATATGGAAGAAGAGATTCTTGCTAATACTGATGGTAAAAATTTAATATTAATTGACGGTAATAATTTCGCTTTCTCATACGTAGGAAAATATAACTATGCTTCTTACCAAGAAGATTATATTAAAAAAGCAATTAGTATAGGAAAAAGTTATAATGCAGAAAGAGTAATATTATGTTTTGATTACGGTAAAAGCTATTACAGAAATATCATATTACCTTCATATAAAGATAATCGCAAAAAAGATTTAACAGAAGAAGAACAGTTAAAGAAAACTGAATTTTTTGATTGTCTAAATGACTTAATAGACAACTATTTAGAATTAGAATTTTATAAATTCCGAGGTGTAGAAGCTGATGATCTTATAACTTTCTTTGTACAAAATATGGCAGATAGTTACGATCATACTTGGATTATTTCTAGCGATAAGGATCTATATCAATTACTAGATATAGATGTTAGTATCTTTAATATATTTAGTAGAAAAGAAGTTACTAAAGAGAGTTTACACCAAGATTTAGATTGTACCCCTTATGAATATCTAACTGCTAAAATTATAATGGGAGATAAGGGAGATAATATTGATGGAGTAGAAGGTATAGGGCCTAAAAGAGGTATAGGATTAGCTAAACAATATAAAACTATTGATAATGTTATATCCGCGTTACCTATACCGGGTAAATCCAAATATATTCAGAATTTAAATGATAGTATTTACACTCTAGAATTAAATGAAAATCTAATTAATCTATTAGATTATTATGAAGAAGCTATTAGAGCAGGAAAAGAAGGGGATATCGCCTGGCACGCCCTTCAAAATAGTTTACTATGAAATTAACTATTGAATTAGTACCTCAAAGCTGCCACTTTAAGAATGTTAGAAGTAATGTTAGTAGAAGTGAATGGGATAGATTAAGAAAAAAATCTTATGCTAAAGCTAAATATGTATGTGAAATATGCGGAGGTAAAGGTACTAAACACCCCGTAGAATGCCATGAAATTTGGTATTATGATGATATAAATAAAATACAAAAACTAAAAGGTTTAATAAGTCTATGCCCTGTTTGTCACATGGTAAAACATATTGGGCTTGCTAGAATAAACGGTAATTATGATTTAGCTTTAAGTAAATTTATGAAAGTAAATAATTTAAGTAAACATATGGCCGAGTTGGAAGTAAAAAAAGCATTTGCTAAATATGATGAAAGAAGTAATTATACTTGGAAATTAGACATAAGTTGGTTAGACAACGAAGACGTTACCAAGTTAATTTTTTGAGGAAATAGATGAGAATAAATACAATAGAATCTAAAGGTAGTACTTTAGAATTATTAGTAAAAATAGAAAAAACACACGAAGCCTTAATGCTAGAAGAAGATAAGCAGTATAATTTTGATTTATTTCAAAATAGAGAATCAGATGCTGGATATGATGTTAGAGCTTGTATACCTAATCCTATTTTTCTAGCTCCTTGGGGTTCCGTAAAAATACCTACAGGATTAAAAATTCAATTAGAAACACCTGATTGGGAAATAGAAGCTAGAAGTAGAAGTGGATTAGCAGCTAAACATAATGTGTTTGTATTAAATAGTCCTGGAACTATTGATTTTGAGTATAGGGACGAAATCCATATTTTATTAAGTAATTTTAGTTCTGAAGGTTATTTTATACAACCAAATGAACGAATTGCTCAATTATGTTTTAGGCCGATTCCTAGAGTTACTATAAAGAACGTAGAAAAAATCGAACAAAGGGATAGAGGAGGCTTTGGAAGCAGTGGTAAAACTTAATTATATTGATAAATATATACAAGAAATGTTGAGAAGTATTATATAATGATAGTACATTTTGGAAATAAATCAGATTATGATATTGTAGAAAAAACACTAGATGAAAAATATATAATATCTAAAAATACTGATAAATTTAGTATAGAACTAACGGATATAGAAGCTTATCAAAAAGCTATGGGAATTTTAAATGAATTACAATATTCAGCTAGAAAGGTAATAAATACCACATATGACAAAACAATCTGAAATAACGGAAAATAATGAAGATTACATCAAAGTATTTGATGATGGTTTTGTAGGTATCGTAGATAGTATGGGTAATATAGACGGAGTGTGTAGAGCAGCTAGAACTAGTTATGGTAAAGGTACTAGCTCTAGGCAATCTAATATACAATTAGCAGATTATTTAATACGACACAAACATACTTCTCCTCTAGAAATGATAGAATTAGTATTTCATATTAAAATGCCTATTTTCGTAGCTAGACAATGGATTAGGCATAGAACGGCTAGTCTTAATGAATATTCTGCAAGATACTCAGAAATGACGGATGAATTTTACTCACCTGATAACGAAGTTATGCAACCCCAGAGTAAAAACAATAATCAAGGTAGAGAAGGTGAGTTATCTGATTCTGCCAAGGATATTTTAAGTAGTACCATAGGTATTAGTAACAAAAATAGTTATGAAAATTATAAAGAATTGCTATCTAGAGATCTTACTAGAGAATTAGCTAGAATAGTATTACCTGTTAGTAATTATACTGAAATGTATTGGAAAATGGACTTAAATAATCTATTTCACTTTCTAAAACTTAGGTTAGACAGCCATGCTCAATACGAAATTAGGATGTTTGCACAAGCTGTATATGATTTAACTAAGAAACTTCATCCAGAATTATGCAATTCTTTTGAAAATCATATACTGAAGTCAACGACTTTCAGTAAGGATGAAATGGATTTGATAAATGAAATAATACTTAGTAGCGCAGAAAGAGGTATGGTTAATAGTATTGAAGAGTTATTTGACAAGCCGACAGGAATGAGTGATAGTAGATTTAAAGAATTTCTAAGTAAATTATAGCAATAAAAAAGGCCCGGAATTGCTTCCGGGCCTTTTAGTTTGTCGCCTACTCTTTTTAAGTAAATAAGTTATTTAATTTTGTGGAGTTGTCGACAAAAACTACATGCCGCCTTTAACATCTTTATTTGAGTCAAGAGTGTTAAAAGACTGACCTGCATTCATTTTCTTTGTAACGCCGTAAGATCCTGGACCTTTAGAAGTATCGTTTACTCCTTGCTTAGGTGCATTTCCTGCGGTTACATCTGAATCTTTTACATCATAGTAACCAAAAACATTCTGATCTACTTGACCATTTAGTTTTGCGTTATTTAATTTCTTAGGCCCGCCGCTTACTCCACCACCTGGATATTTAGTTGATCTTGTAACATCCTGTACTGGAAAAGGACCGCCACTAGCTGTTTTTTTATTAACCATAGTATTAGTTCTCCTTATTTTTTAAGTTTAATCTTTCCCGGTTTTGCTTTACCGATTTGTAGGTGATGACCTACTTTACCGAGATTTTTAAAATCCGGGTGTACGTGGTTTGAACCCACTTCATGAATAGTTTCAACAGATTTTTTCTCTTTCATAGTCTTTCTCCTATTATGTATTATACTATAACTTATTTATTATCATACCTCAAATATTATTTTTAAAATTATGTAGATAAAGTACTTAAGTCAGCGTTACTTAAGTTATTATTAAAAGTATCTATACTTTGAATAATCATGCTGTAATGTTTTGTTTTATTTTCTCCAAAATATACAGTATCGAAATCGAACCCTACGTTTGGATTATACTTATTAAGATTATGACTTGTATGTAAGGCGTACTGTTGTACATTATCTATTCCAGATTGTTCAAATAAAGTAATTAATTTACTACCATCTGGAGTTATAATAAATTGTTTAGAGGAAGAAGAATTGTCTATAGAGTATACTGGAAAATCATAAGTAACTGTTGATATTTTAAAACTTTCACCTAAAGATACTTGCATAACATTATCATAAGTATCTCCCGTAACATAAACATTCATCCCATCAGGGCTGAATCTCACACTAGTAGGAGTATTTCCTTGACCTACGAAATAAGCTCTAGTACTACTACTGATAGACGATAAATCATGATTATTAAATACTTTTATTTGAGTAACTTGATCTGTTATGAAACCTGTTATGTATAAGTTAGAACCAGCAGAATCCCAGGCAATTCCTGTACCTACTGTGTCATAATGAAACATAGACATAGTAAGAGAATTTACAACAGTATCTAGATTCCAAGCCTCTAATAAATCATATTGATGTATTTTATCGTGAGTATACTCAGAAAGAAACATTTTTGTTCCATCATTATTAAATTCTAGTCCAGCAACTGTTTGTGAAGATACGTTACTTAGAGTTATTTCCCCGTTAAAAGTTGCGCTAGTTATATCATCAGGTATAGATAAATCAAATTTACTAACTTTTCTTCCAAGACCGGTTATAAACAGTTTTGTTCCCGAATCTTTTAAACGCATAGCAGTACTAGATGTTTCTGAAGATCCAGCAACTAATATTTGTAAATTATTAGATACTACAGCAGTGCTAGTATCCCATGCAGAAGATAAATTAAATTGAGCTACATTATCTAGGGCATACCCGCTTATATACATTTTTGTTCCATCTTCACTAAATTCTAATCCTGTAGTAAGATTTTCCACAAAACTCGTAGTATCAAATTCGTTTACTAAAGTTCCTGTGTTGCAATCGAAATTACTTGATAAATCATATTCGTGAACATTAGCACCTCTATCTAATACATACAATTTATGTCCGCTATCAGATATTCTTAATCCGTAAGAAAGAGTAGTATCACCTATTAGAGATAGTTCTCTTTCATAAATAATATCATTAACAGAAAAAGGTACTTCAGTATTTAATTGATATACAAAACTTCCTGTAGTACTTAAAAAGAATTTAGTGCCGTCGGGAGAAACATCTAAACCCTTTAAAGTAGTAGTTTCATATAAATTATCACCAATATCATGACTTTCTTCTAATACGCATGTGGATATATCATATAAAGTAGATAAACTGTATCTAGATAAGTTGGATGTATTGATAACAAATACATTACTTCCGTCATTTTGAAAAGCTATATCTTGCGCAGTAGGATTTTGTCCTACAGTACTAAATATATTATGATAACTACTAGTAGCTATATTATAACTTTCTGATAGATTAAACTGTTTTATATCTGCGGTAGTTTGGTCCAATACGTACATTTTAGACCCGACATTATCAAAAGTAATTCCTCTAGTAAGAGAACTAACATTGGTACCAAATTCCTGTACATATTCTGCAGTAGAAATATCGTAGTTAATTCCTAAATTAAATTCTATAATATTATTAGTACTACTATGTACATATGCCTTGGATCCAGTATTACTTAAAGCCAGAGAACCTGTAGTAGTAGCTCCAGATATGTCTATAAGAGTTAATTGTTTTTGATATATTATACTGGATATATCCCAAGAATCTGTCATGGACATTTGCATAACATTTCCTCTATTACGTTCTCCTATATATAATTCTTTACCAGAATCATCTATAAATATAGAGTATACAGGATTAATACCGTAATAAGTTAGAGGTAGACTACTATCGTGTAAAGTAGCGTTTGCTATATCCCAAGAAGATGCTAGATTATATTGAAATAATTTATCATTAGAATAATCGGCTACTATTAATTCAGTGCCTAAAGGAGATATAGTAAATCCTAAGCATAATGCAGTATCTACACTTAAGTCCAAATTACTTACATAAGAAGAGGTATTTACTTGCCAAGGGGTACTTAGAGCAAAACTAGATAAAGTTTCTGTAGTTTGATCCAGAGTTGCCATTTTAGTACCATCTTGAGATATTTTTACATCTTTTAAAGTAGTGCCTAAAGACGTATTGAAAGATCCTATTTGTACAGCAGAATCTATATTCCAACTTTCAGATAAATCATATTCTACAATTTCATCTGCTCCAGTAGCTATAAACATTTTTGTTCCGTCATATTTAAATTGCACGCTTTCAGACGCTGATGCAGTAGCACTTATACTAAAAAATTTTTCAGGATAAATATTAGTATTACTTAATACGTTACTAGTACCTCTGGTATTAGTAATTATATTTTGGTAACTATCGAAAGATACAGATATATCAGTTACTGCATTAACATTACTATTAGCCAATACTTTAATTTCTTGAGTAGTATTACCTCTAGTATTAGCCATTCTAGCTATAGTAATATATTCATTATCACTAGACACATTACTTCTATTAATAACTTTTAGTCTTAAACTATTTTCAAAATCTTCGTAATCTTGTAAAGGAACATTAGTATATACTATATCTGCCTGAATAGTATCATTAGATGTATCATTTTCATAAATTATAGGCATAGCAGCTACATTTCCTATAGCTATTCTTGGCTTCCAGAAATAAGTACCGTTAACTCCATCTCCTAAGTAAGAACCTCTAGACATTTGATTATTAGCAAGAGACTCAAATCCGCATACAGAAGTAAAACCTGTTGATGTTTCAGATAAGGTATTAGTTCCTTGAAGCCAAAACCATCCATTAGATAATTTGTCCATATTCCAAGAGCCGCCTAATTCACTAAATATTACTCCATTAGCTAAGTTAGCAGTAACTTGTAAGAAATAATTATTTCCATCATAAGCTCTAAAAGCAAAATTAGAATATCCAGCAGACTTAATAAACATATCAAAAACATACTCAGCTTGTCCCTCTCCCGGACATTGAGTTAATCTCATGTCAATAGCATGAGTAGCTGTGTCTGCATCAGGTATAAAAGAAAAAGCGCTATCACTACCGTCGGGAGCTTCTGCTGCATTTGCATTAATAGTACCAGTACCACTAGTAGTGTAAACAAATGCATTATTTAAAACATTACTAGAATCATGCCAAAAATTATATCTTGCAGCTTCTTTTAATACTCCTAGTCTTTCTCCAGTATTAGGATCATGATACACACGAGGTGTGTTCGGTGGAACTCTCTCTAACTGTCTCTTAGCATTAATAGTATATGTTTCATTAGGTTGTTCAACTATTAATAAATTTTCAGTTTTCTTTATGTTTTGAAAGTCAATACTGTGAGTTGGGCGTTGAACATCAAAGTTATCTATAAAACTCAATCTAGATAAATCTTGTAAAATATCTTTTTCATAAAGAAATTCTGTTCCAGAGTAGTAAAATGCGTCTATTACTAAAGTAGATGCTCCCGGTAAAACACTATCCACAAATTGAATAGTAGAATTGCCTGTATTAACTATATACGCATTTTGACTCTGTAAAACACCATCTAAATAAACACTAGTTTGATCAATGCTTTCTACATCTTGTCCTATAAAGTATATATTACTACCATCTGTAGTAATAGTATTAGTCCATAAAAAATTAGCTTTATTAGGAGAGATTAATGCAACATTATCTTGTACTATATTAATTCTTTCATTAAGTAAATTATATGTAATATAGTCGTTAGCATTAACCCAAGCGTTATTATTGCCTGATTGTATGTTTGCACGTAAATCAGAAACTAAATGATAATCTTCTACTTGGGTATTTTGCATATTGTAACCCATAATAGTGTTACTTTCAATTGTTGCGTTAGTAATTTTTCTTAAAACCATTGGTTATCCCTCTAAATAGGCTTCTGGAAACCTATTTTTATGCTCTTGTAAAGCTTCTTCGTAAGTATTAAATTCTTCTACTATAGCATCATGTCTATAGCTTATCATACTGTTGGAGGAAACAGTTAATAATTCTCCATTAATTATAAAAATTCCTTGAACTTTATTCAATATGGCCATTAAGCTGGTCCTCCATCGGTTATAGTCCAATTATGATCGTTTATTAAAGCTGTTCTAGCAGTTTCTACTGCTCCGCCAGAAGTATAAGTACTAGTTCCAAAACTAATAACAACGTCGTCTTGAACACTTTGAGCTTCCCAATTAACTAATACATTATCATATTCTGCAGTTGGTAATTGAGTTAATCCCATAAAATTACTTGCAGAAACAACACTTTCTACATTCCAACCATTTATAGTTACATTAGCTGCAACGGCGTCCGAATTATAAAACATTTGAGTTATCTCAACTACATTACTAGTATCCCAATTAGTTACATTTGCTTCTAGTAAGTCATAATTATTTCTAAACATATATCCCATAGTAGTAGCATTGGAAGTAACAAGACCCCCTAATCCGGTTATAGTAGTTATTCCAGTAGATTGATCAAACATAGTATAAAAAGAAGCATTTTTGGAAGTATTCCAACCAGTTAAATCAATAGTGGTGGGAGTAGCAATACCTGCAAACATATTATAAGTTGTAAGAACATTACTAGTATTCCAATTAGTTAAATCAATAGTCTCTAATGCTTCGCAATTATAAAACATAGAACTAAAACTAGTAGCATTAGAAGTTTTTAGTACACTTAGATCTATATTAGATAAGCTACTACAATTATAAAATGTACTAATGAAAGTAGTTACTTTAACAGTATCCCAGTTGGTAATATCTAAAGTTTCTAAAGAAGTACAATTTCTAAACATGTAACCCATAGATGTAACATTAGAATTATTCCAATCTTCACTACCGGTTACAGTAGTTAAGGAAGCACAACCATCAAACATAACAGCCATATCAGATACATTATTAGTAACAATAGACATGTCTATAGTTTCTAAAAGTATATCTTGAGTTGCAAAACTATTTAAACTAGTTATTTTGGAAGTATCCATCGTAGAAATATCAAAATTAACTAATTCAGAACAATTTCTTACAAAAGCTGCTAAACTTGTAATATTGGAAGTATTCCAATTTTCAATACCTACAACAGTAGTTAAAGCTTTACAAGATTCGAAAGCATGATTCATATCAGTAACATTATTAGTTACAAAATTAGACACATCTACAGTAACCAAACTATTAGAATTTCTAAACATTGCTGCCATATTAGTTAGACTAGGAGTAATAAAGCTGGTTAAATCTAAAGATAAAACATCATAACAATGAGATAACATACTAGACATATGAGTAACATTTTGAGTATTGAAACTAGATAAATTTAAATTCTCTATGCTATTACATTCATAAAACATTCCTGTCATATCAGTAACATTATTAGTAATCCAGTTATCTACTTTTATATTTTCTGCCGCATAAGCATATCCAAAAGTATAAAACATAGAAGTTACATTACTAGTATTTAAATTAGAAGCATCTATATATTTTATTTTATCTAAATCTCTAAAAGTACTAGAAAAGGTAGTCATATGAGTAGTATCTAATCCTTGTAAATTTAAATATTCTAATTCAGAACATCCACTAACAAAAGAATCCATTCCGCTAATAACTAAATCAGTATTAGCATTACCTACTGTAACCTCTTTTAAGTTTGAACATAAATAAAAGATGGATTCATAATAAGTAGCTGAAACATTTCCTAAATTTAATACTCTGGTCATTCTATCTCTACTAGTAGTTAAAGTACTAAATCTTAAAGCTGCAAACTCCCCTTCAATGTTTATTCTGTAGGTACCTTCAGTATCGTAAGTATGAGTAGTATTATCACTAGAAGAAGTACAGACATTACTTATACCGTCCCCCCAAGAAATAGTACAATTATAAGGTTGACCACCTATAACAGGTAACACAAAAGATTCACTATCAGCTATAGTAGTAATATCAAAAATTAAATTATCACTAGTTTGAAGATTTTGTATATTATTAGTTATATTATAAGCATTAGCATAATCTTTTTCTTTGTTCCACACTTCAACACTTTTTAGTACAACATTACTACCTAATTTGCCTTTAGTTATATTTTCAGAGCTATTGTTATAAAAAGCTAAAACATTACTAGAATCGGTATTATAGGTGGCAGTAGTATTACTATCATTTAAAACTAATGTTGATGTGTATGAATTACTATAACTAACACTTCCTACAATATTACTAGATACTATTACATTAAAATCATCAGTTACTAAATCTAATATTTTAGTATCAGTACTACCATTTGTAGAGGTACTTACAGATGAAATTCTGTATACACTATCTTCTGTAGATACTAAATCATTAAAATCAAAATGTACATTATCGGCTTGTATTATACTATTATCAGTATCATTTTCATATATAATAGGCATAAAAGCAGTATTACCCGCAGATATTCTAGGTTTCCAAAAATACATACCACTAATTCCATCTCCAGGAAAACTAGCTTGAACTATTTCACCGCCAGGCAGTGTTTCAAAATTAACAGAAAGAGATACGAATCCTGCAGTGGGAGTAGCAGCCCCCTGAATCCAAAACCATCCATTAGATAATTTATCTATATTCCAAGAACCCGCTTCTTGATTATATACTGTGCCATTAGCTAGGTTTGCAGTTGCTCTTAAAAAGTAATTAACAGAATCATCAAATACTCTTAGTCCAAAATTAGAATATCCAGCGTCTTTAACAAAAATATCTACTATATACTCCATATCCCCTACACCAGGGCTATACGTGCTATGCATAGTAATAGCATGAGTAGCTGTATCTGTATCAGGTATAAAAGAAAAAGCACTATCACTACCGTCAGGAGCTTCAGCAACATTACCACTAATAGTACCTGTCCCTTCAGTACGATACATAAGTGTATTAGCCAACACATTACTTGAATCAAGCCAGAAATTATATCTATCAGGTTCGCTAAGTATTCCAAGTCTTTTACCTGTGCTAGGCTCGTGGTACACACGAGGTGTGTTCGGTGGAACTCTTTCTAATTCTCTTTTAGCATTTATAGTATATGTTTCAGCACTTTGAACAGCGGTAACCAATGTTTCTGAGTTATTTACTTTCTCAAAATTAATGGAGAAGTTAGGTTTAGAAGTACTACCTAAAATTTTACCTGCATATCTCTCACTTAAGTCATATATTAAATCACTATCTACTTTTACGTTAGGTGCTTCTATAATATATTTTAAATCTATACTAGTATTAGCAGGGATATCGTCTTTAAATTGAACAGTATTATTACTATGAGATACCCAATCAGTATTAGACTGTCTAGACCCATTAATATAAACATCTATTGACAAGTCATTTAATGCAGCGTTATCTAAAATAAATACATTTGACCCATCACTAAAAAAAGAATTAGTAGTAAATTGAATATTATTTTTAAAATTCTTTATTAAAGCGGTAAGATTACTCTCTGTTAAATTGATATTGCTATTTAATAGGGTATATGTAACAAAATCATTACTATTAACCCATGAATTGTTATTTCCTAAACTAACATTGTTAAATAACGCAGACACTAAATGTCTATCCTCTATCTGTTCTATTTGATAGTGGTTAGACATTACTGTATTATTATTGATTATATTATTAGTTGTTTTAGTTACCATTATTAATTATGTGTACTATATCACAGTTTTTGTCTATATTCAAATTAATATTTTTTGAAATATTAACTTTTGTATATTTATTGTACTTAATACCGTTTATAGCAAGAATTCCCTCTAGTATAAAAATGAAGCCTTTCGATAAAGATACAGCAGTATCGGTATAAAAAGCTACTTTTAAATTATCTAAATTATTTTTTGAAACACACCATTTATGTGTTTCTTGTGTCATTTTAAAAGTATACAATCCTTTACTTATAGGATAGTTATATTTACTATTTAACGTTTTTTCAGTAAACGCAGGTTCTTCTATATTATTACAATTAAATCTAGTATATCCACCCTTGGATATATAAATATAAGTATCTGGAATCGTTAAAGCAGGTATGTCTCTTAAATAGTTTCCATAATCAATAGTATTTTTTCGATATTGCCATTCAGTAAGCATTATATTTTCTTCTACAAAAAAAGTATTAACCCATCTATCCATTATACCGTAACCTCTTCATAAGTATTATGATAACAGTATTTTTTATCTGGAAACTGTAATTTACTAATTATAGGTTTATAATTAAGTGATCTTCTATATTTAATATATTCATCTAATTGTTCTTTATTCTGTATAATACCCTTCCTAATAACGTCAGTAGTAGTAAATTTATTATCAATTTCTATTATCATTAACTTGTGCCTCCTAAAATACTTCCTTCTACTGCGTAAGTTACAAAAGATATACCAGATACGCCTAATCCTGCAACACCTCCAGAACCGCCTGGCTGGCTAGAATTGCCCGCAGTACCTGCGGTACCGTTATCTCCTAAATCTCCGCCCGCTCCGCCGGCTCCTGCACTAACTTGTCCTGCTACGCCTGCAGCCCCTGTTTCCGTAGCTGCTGATCCTGTATTAGTATAACCAGCCCCGCTTCCTCCGGATCCTCCATTATAATTTTGTTGACTTCCTTTGTCTATAAAAATGTAATCTCCAGCTCCTCCACCGCCACTACCTCCGCCGCCACCAATAATATTATTATTTGTAACAGTAATAGCGTTAGTAGCTTCTAGAGCTACTCCGCCCGAAAACCCGTTCTGACCCGCAACATCCGATCCAAAAGGAACTCCTCCAGAACTAGCTGCGCCACCCTTACCTGCAATTATTCCATTATTTATAAGATTAATTAAAGTACCTGCAGGAAAACTGCCCGTAGTAATAGCAGGATTACTAGTAGAAGTAGCTCCTATAACAATTCCAGAATTAATAGTAATATTAACTACAGTATGCGATGCAGCTAAATAACCTAAAGAATCTACTAAAGTTCTTAAATTTACGTCAGTATCATTACTAGATATTATTACATTAAGGATAGTATTCCCTGAAAAGAAAAAAGTTAACATTACGCTATACCTATTAACCCTACCCCTAACATAGCGCTACCATTACTAGTAAAACTAAGTATGTCTAAAGCATTAGCATCAGTACTTAAGGTAGGGGAAATACCTCCCACAAATTTGTAAGCATTACCAAAACTTAAGGTACGAGACCCAGTTCCATCTTGTCTTACTCTTACTATATAAGTTCCGCCATCTTTCATATTAGTAGGATTATCCAAAGTTCTGTTACCTGCTAAAGTAACTTCCGAAACTTGTTCACTATCTAAATTCCAAGAAATATTAGCTCCATCGGATAAACTAGCCGTATTGAAGGATTGTTGAATTGTATGTTGTCTACCACTATCTAAGCTTATAGCTGCGGTATTACTCATATATACTCCAAAATTTTCAGAAGAATATATATTACTTGTATCGGATAATACTAAATTGGAATATGCCATTATATTTCCAGTAATTAAATGAATTACGTTATTTAAAGTACCTGCGTTCATTAGTTGAATTAATAATTCGCCGTCTTCTTGTGAAGCAGTTACGTCATTTAATATTGTACTTATAGAGGCATAAACAACATTATCCCCACCACTATCTTTTCCTGTAAAAATAACTCTACCAGCTAAATCTGCGTCAGCAGGGCTAGCACTATTTCTAAATAATTCTAAATCTGGACCACTCGAAGCGCTAGCATCAGTGTTACTAACTATTAATGTATTACCTTTAAATTCCTTTTGCCCGGTAAATACTTCGTTTCTTTCAAAAACGGATACATTACTACCAACTTTTAATCCGTTTACTATTCCACTGCCTAGCATTCCCGCAGTAATAGACTCGTTTTCCGGAGGTATACCTAAATCAGTAATACTACTGTCGCCAGTACTATTGCTAGTTTTCATATATATTCTAGAGTTTCCGCCAACTGTTTTAAATAGCTCACCTAACTCAAACCCAGATTCTTGCCCAAAATAATCAGCTAAACTTTCTATTATTCTGCTTCCTATACCATTAGTAGTAAAATCTCCAGATAATCCCTTAGCATTAGCAGTATCTTTTATATAAAGCACTCCTGTATGTAAATTTCTATGTAAAGTTCCATCTAACGGCGCTGTAGCACTCCCTAGAATAGTTACATCTGCACTAGTAGGAAAACTAGGGCCATAAAAATTACTTACTGTAGCTTTAATAGATTCATTAAAATCTATTCTAGCTAAGTTTATAGCCTTGCTTGCTGAAGGTGTTGCGAATGTATTTGATACCATTTATTAAACTCCCGTTGCTACGAAGTACACATTAATACTAGATTGTGCTACTCCTACATTATTATATACATTTATATCTGCACTAGTTGCAGTAGCTGGTGCTATTACTACAGGTACTAAATTATCATCGCCTTCTACTACCATACTAATTACTGGGGGTAATATAAAACCTTCTGTTGAATAATCCACAGAATAAGGAGTAGTAGAAACGTCTATTTTTTCTTTATATATTTTATCTTCTAAATCTACTAAATAATTAAACTTATCTAATACGAAATCTGCTTGAGCGGGAGAACTATTAAATAATTGGTATTTTAATTGAAAATATCTAAAAGTTCTTTTAACTCCTGTATAGTTTTTCCACCCATTACTATCTGTACTAGGAGTTGCAGAAAATACTCCTATATCTACATTGCCGTTAGCATCGTAAGGACTAGTTTCAGAATACCTTATTAATATATTGCTAGTAACAGCTTCATTAGGTCCTAAGAAATTTATACTACCAGTATCATCTACGTATTGTACTAAATCTACTAAAGCATAACTAGTGGAACTATTTAAATTGGTAAAATTATTAGAACCAGTAGGTTCTCCGTTAGCATAGTAAGTAGACCCTAATTCTATAGTATCTGCGTCTACAGTACCTGCTATTAAAGCAAAACTGTTAGCATTACTTCCGTCTCCAGAAAATTGTCCGTAATTCCATATAGCGTATACATTTCCTGAGGACCCGCCACTTATTAAAGTTCCATTATTAGTATCATAAGTAACAGTAGCAGCATTTATATTACTAAACCCTAGTATCGTACCTATACCTCCGAAATCAGAATCTACAAATACATTATTAGAACTACCTGCTTCAGTAACCCCCGTTAATACATTGCTTAATAAACTATTCCAAGTACTAGCTGTAGTGCTAATCCCATTTGCTCGAATAGTTACTATTCCTGTAGCAGAAACTCCTATATCTCTTACCTGTGTTTGATAAAAAGCGGAAGAGCCCGCCGCAGATAAATCTGTAGGCTCCGTAACACTAGTCCATCCAGAGCTTGTGCCGTTAGATAAATCTGCATAACTGTGACCACTAACTACTATTCCTCCAGTAGTGCTATCGGAGAAACTAGGATAATTATTTTCTGTAGAATTATCATTAGTAATACCCGTTATTACACTAACAGAAGGAGCATCTTCACTATACACTTTAAAAACCTCTGAATTAGCGGGTTTAAAAGTTGTAATAGTTAAAGCTTTTACCTCATCACTCTCATTTCCTGAAGTATCTCTAGCTCTAAGTAGATAAGTTTCCGTAATATCGAAAGTAGAAATATTTAATACAATACTAGTAGCAGGGGTAGCTACTCTAGCTACTGTAGAGGCTATATTCCAATTATCTAAAGCATCTGCTTCCGTAATAATTCCTGATATTTTTCTTATTAAAGTTTCCTGTAGATCTAAGTCTGCCACAGTACCATCAGAGTTAGTAACGAAAGACCAGGCTAAAATTATATTTTCACCCTGTTGACCTCCTGATATAGTTTCTACAGCATTAGGGCTTGAAGATTTTCCTATAATTTCTTGAGTAACTTCATTAACTATTCCTCTTATACTTCTATTTAAAGGAACTACTCTTACAGTTATCTCGTTAGTAGCACTACTAGCACCTCTATCTATATTATTTATAGTAAAACGTATTTTACCGTCTGATCCTATACCTGAAGAAGGAAGCTTAACAGTATTAAAACTACTTAAATCTCCACTTAAATTATTAAGTTTATAACTTAATTCATAGTCTGTAACTTCTTGATTTTGTATTGCATTAAAAGAAATACTTATTCTAACCGATACACCTTGTGTAGTGTCAACAAATAAACTTTCGGTTATAGATATATCAGTAACTTTTCTAATAGGTATTTGATCAATAAATACCTGTTCAGTAATAGTATCACTTACACGTGCTTGACTATTTCTGTTTCTAGCTCTTACTAAATTTAAGCCTACAGGTACTCCTCTTATTACCTTATCTGATCCTAAGGTAATAGGAGTGAAGCTTAATGCACTCTGTACGCTATATAATTTATTATTAGATAACCTATAGTTACTAGGATAGGCGGCGTCATTATAATCTAAGGTAAAACTATTATTACTTGCATAAACATTATTTATTTTTCCTTCGATATCTAATGTTTTATTAGTAAAACTTACTCCACTAACATTAGCCCTTATAGCTTCTCCTAATTTAATCTTATAAAAATGATTATCAGTTAAAGAAGTATTACTACTACCATCTGCTATATCATAAAAAACATTAGCAACACTATAAGTATTATCTGCAAAAAAGGATATATTATCCCCCTGCTCTACTTTAGGCACTGTATAAGTACTAACTCTTGTTCTTAATAATTGGTTATCTAACAAAGATAAAGTTACATTAGATAAATTATCCCAAGTATAATTACTAGCAGCTAACTCAATACCATCAAGCCATACCATAATTTCATTTTTAGTTCTAGGGACTACTCCTAGATCTGCAATATAACTACTAGCCACAGAATTAACATTGTGATATCTCTGTTTTACTAAACTAGTACCTTTTATGAATAATTCTTTACTAGAGAAATATCTAGTATCTATTATTTGAGGTAATAATGCATAAAAAGGAGTGGCAGGTAATTTATCTACCAATCTAGTACTTCCTGTAAGAGTATTTTCTACTACAACAGTATTATTTGCTAAACTATGGATAAGTATATTACTAGAAATTTGGGTAATAGTAGTGTTAAATCCTACAAATCCAAAATCGCTAAAACTATTAGCTTTTTGATTTACAGGTAGTCCTATACTATCAAATCCTTTTAACCCCGCAAAAAATCCATCATTAACTTCTAATACATGATTACTAAAGTTATTATCATATAACATACTCATATTATTAGCAGTAAGTTCTAAATTACTACTAGAATCTATAATACTAACACTTTCTATAAGCACAGGAATAGACCCAGCTCTACTTATGAAACCGTTTTTACCTGTTAGTATAGCAGAAACACCATTTGAGGTAAAATCTACGTTGCTTGTGGAAAATCTTTTAAATGCCATTATAATATTTCTTCTATTTCTCTAAACTCGGAAGATTGAGCGTATTCTATTTCAGTAGTAATCTGAATAGGATAACTAGAAGTATCTGTAGTAGCAGATACGTGAATATCATATCCTATACTACCATCTTCTTGCCTTTTTGGCTGATTGCTCAATCTTAAGATAGGTGAAGGAGGTTTAACTAACGGACTAATAATATCAGTGTATTTAACAGGTACATAGTTAATTAAACTATCACTATCTGTATATACATTAGATATATACTCACTAGCTGCTATATTAATTTTCTCATCTTCATCTCTTTGTATATTAGTAATTTTAAATAGTTTATCACCTAGATTGCTTAAGTAATTAGTAGGGTCTATTTCCCCTAAAGTCCATAAATCACCTTTTATAGGTGTATTATGAATATTAAAAGCTACATTACTACTACCAAATGTTTTAGTAGCATCATCAAATTTTAGACTAGTCTGAACTTCTATTAGATCTATACCATTGGCCGCATTACCGCTAGCAGCAGTAGTATAGTTATTATCTAAAATAAACAAATCTATTTTATCGCTTTGTAAGTTAACTAATCTTAATGCTAAAGGATTAGTATTGCTTGAAAAAGTAGATTCTGATATTGCAGGACTTGTAAAATGCTCTAAAAATACGTTATTAGTACTAACCGTAGCATTACTAGCAACTCTACCAGCATAACCCCAAGCAGTGCCCGGCATTCTGTTAGATACGCTTATAACATCACCTACACTTAAATTTATTCCTGCTATATTTGTTCTAAAAGTTACTTTTCTTCTAACATATTTATTATTTGCTAGAAAATATTGTCCAAATCTGATTGCCTGGCTTCGTCTTGTACATCCGGTAGCTTCTACTGTAGCTACGTTTTCTATATGATTTTGTTCTCTTAATAGATCTGGATCATTAATTCGCACTAATTCTCTTCTAAAGTGATTATTAGGCTCTATGTAAGCTATTTCTACTCCAGTTATGATTTCACTCTCTCTTATACCAGAAATACTTATACTATCTTTTTCTATATTAGCTTCCGAAAAAGTAGCTACTGGTAATTCATCAGGCATATCTACGTTTAAGCTAATCTTACCACCACTATAGAATAATATTCCTCTAAATACACTAGCAATTTTTTGTATAGTCTGAAAAGCTTGTTCCTGAGAGCTGATGGTTACATTACAGGTAAATCTTCTATTTAATACTTCAATACCTTCATTTAAACCTATTAATACATTTCTAACGCCGGTCAAAGTTCCTAAAGGCTTATGTCTAAAAGTTCCATCAGCATACCCTCTAACTCCTACAAATTTACCTGTAGCACTATCAACTGCGTCACAATACTGAGATACTTTATAAAACTTATATTTATCAATGTTTTCTTCGGGAATGCCTAATCCGTGAACAGTATTGGTTAATAAATCATATAATATCCACACGGGATTTTGAGTCCAACTAAATGTAAAACTTCCATCCCATATACCTTTATATATTTCAGGTTCATCGGCAGTTAATATTGTACTACCTGAATTTTGTAATCTATATCCTGCAGATTGATAGCTATTAGTATCTGAGGCTCCATCATCATCTACTACTTCTAACTCTCTCCAATCAATTTCACCATTTTCTAATATAGGTTGATTATAATTACTAGGTGTTTTTACTATTAATCCTTTTTCTAAAGTAGTAATAGTAGGTATTCCGCCTCTGAAGTCCGAACTAGCTTTTACTGCATACCCGATAACTGCTGTTTTTATATAAGATACATCATCATTGGTTATTTCATCCCAACCAATTACTTGAACGTCGTCTCTATTTCTACTATCTTCACTATCTAAACTAGTTTTAGTAATAGTAAATTTATGACCACTGACGGATCTATCTTCTTCCGGAATAGTTAAGTCTAACTGAAATCTATAATCTGTATTGGTCTTTCCTTCTATAGTAGATTCTTTAGTAAGTAATAAAGTTGTGCCTGTTCTATCGAATATATCTACCTTTACGCTTACAGACGTAGCAAATATATCTCCTTTATCATTAACTTGTAATAATCCTCCAAGTACAAAATTGAATCTTAATCTATGAACTTCTGCAACACTAGTGTTTTGTAGAAATACCTTGTTTTCTGGTATTCCTTCTACGTTTCCGTTTTTTAAACTTATAGGACTGGAAAATGATTGTGGTACTGCAACTTCATCTCCGAAGACCTCAAGAGGGTCCTGACTTAAGGTACCAGTATTAACTAAAGTTTTTAGAAATTCAGTATCTTCTACACCGTCAACAGTTATAAAATCATCAATATTACTTTCATTAAATTCTATATCTTGAGGACCATTAGGATTAACTCTATATACAGGACCTTCTCCTAACCCTATAGTTAAGAATAATATATCAGTAGAAAATAGACTATTAGGGCTTTCTACGCCCCCCGTAGCTGCTCCTTTATTTCCACCTTTGTTATGTACTAATATATCGTTAGCTATATATGTGTGATTATTTTCAACAGTTAAATTAAAGGTTATTCTAGCTTTTTTAATTTCCTTTTTTACTATAGATACGAAATTGCCAAAAATATCTACTAAACAATCTCCTTCATCGAACATACATGCATCCATAAATTTATTATCGGGAGTTAACATCCAATGATTAGGAGTAACTTCTATAACTTGTTTATTCCATAAAGTAAATTTTATAGTATCTTGAATTCCTCTATGCATAAAAGTAGTTGTTACTTTATTAGAAGTAACAACACCGTCGGAATTAAAAGAAGATACTAAATCTCCTTTTTTAATATCCTGAATTTTTTTATACCCTGTAGGAGTCTTTATTAAAGTTCCTGCTACAAAACAACCTTTTCCTCCGTATATTAACGGAACTTGCTTGTTTTTTATATTAAGGTAATATTTATGCGCTAAACTGGTCATTTACGTTTATTATATCCTCTTTACCGTGGTCTATTGTTTTTAAAAATCCACTCAACAACTGTCCGGCTACTCTTATTTCTCCATAATTTAAAGGTATTAAATTACTACTATCAGTACTGTTCACTAAAGGACCGAAGCTGTCATTATTTCTACTATCGGAATCTGTTTCTTGATTACCTAATTCAGGGGGTTTGTTAATTAAACTAAGTATTCCACCTAATATAAGATTTAGCCCAAACCCTACTACAGCTTTACCTAAAAATCCCAATACTGACCCAGAAGATAATACACTACTAAAACCACTAAGACTTCCTATAGCTCCTGCCCCTGCCCCTGCTATAGCAGGTATAGCAAAAAATGCTGTAGCTAATACTAGCGCACCTATTAATATAGCAGATTTACCGTTACCATTTCCACATATACAAGGAAGAATATAAAATTCATCTTCATTAGGCTTTAAATTATTTCTTAACATTCTACTTTCATTAAGCATTTTTTTATCTTTATCCAGTATTAATAAAAAGTCATTATGAGTTTTATTTTCTACTAATGTAGATTCATTTATAAAATGTTGTATTAATTCAGGGAAATAAGTATTTATAGCAAACGAAATACTATGTAAATCATCTACCTCTATTTCTATAGAAGGTAAATCTCTAGTATAAGGTTGAATTAATTTGTGAAAATGTATTTTTACTCTCATTTAAAATTGATCCGATACTTCTATTATATCTTCTTTTCCGTGATCTATGGTTTTAACAAACCCACTTAAAAGATGTCCTGCAGTTCGAATTTCTCCATAATTTAAAGGTACTGATATAGAACTATCAACTGTATTAGTTAATGATCCAAATGCATCATTATCTCTGCGAAACCCTCCTGTAGAAGTTTCAAATCTAGGAGGCTTAGGAGCTGGTTGCAAGGCAGATAAAAATAAACTAGCTGCAATCCCTAAAGCTAACTGTCCAATAGTCGTAAGACTGATTACAGTACCTCCTGCTAATGCAGCAGCACCGATACTACCTGTAGCCCCTGATATAACCGTTAACGCAGGTAATAATTCTACTTGCCCTGTAACGATAATTAAAGCAACTATAGCTATAGCCGCTATTATCATACCTATTCTACCACTACCCTTAATAATAGGAACTAATTTAATCTCTTTTCCAGTAGCAGGCATCATTAAATTGCCTATATTTAACAATTTACCATCAACTACTAAAGCTAATTCTGCATTATTATGAGTACCCATTCTAACTATAAGATCATTGAATTTTTTAAATAAATCCATAGTAGCTTTTATTAAATCGTAATAAGTTACTACATCTACATTTATACACTCATGATTATTAGTATACTGACGTAAACTTTTATGAAAATGGATAGTCTTCATTTAAATGTTTTTCCTCAAAGGGTTCGTATATTAAAGTATTTAATTTAGTATGTCTCCAATATATAAAGTATTTATTTGCAAATCCTACTAAGAATTTAAATTCTGTAAATACAGTACTAGGAGCATCTTCGTCACTAGGAATAGGATTTTCATCTCCTGGATGACTATGTACTATACCCCATATATCATCTTCATAGTTATATAGAGCTAAAGGATCTAAAATAAAACTGTTTTTAGGATCACTAGATACATTATCACATTTTATATATTTAAAATCTTTAGTTATAATACCACAACTCTCTAAAGGGTAACTACTTTGAGCGTGCATGCCCATATCTGTTTTTAATTGTTCATAAATTCTTTGCATCTGTAACACTGATTGGTATATTGTTTATAAGTACTTCCATAAGTTCCAATATAACTTCTCTTCCCTTCTAATATCATTAATATTTTATTATTTCCTAAATATAAGGCACAATGGTTGGGTATATTACTACTACCTATGGTTATAATAATAATATCACCCTCTTTTAAACTGTCTTTACTTACAGGAACCCACCCGTTTTCAAGGTTACTAAAATTACCTAATGGATTATTTTTTACGCTATCTACGTCATTATACCAATTGCCTTCCATAGTGCAAAAATCTTTAGTAGTATAATTTCGAGATATATTAAATTCTTTTTTCAATACGTATAATGCTAAATTAACACAATCTATTCCTAATACAATATCATTACCTAAATGTTTATATTTTTTATTGCAGTATTTTTTATACTTTTCTGTAACATCCATATAGTCTATTTCTCCAATAATCATCCAATGGTGATAGTGAAGAATAACTATTTTCAGGTAAATGTAAAAATTGTAATGAATTTACATACATACCGAAATGATTAACTCTTCCTTTTCCATCTTTAAATACTAGTATATCAAAGTTATGTAAATCTACCAAACTTATTTGTTTAAAATATTTAGATTCCTCTGACACAACATTTGTAGTAAATTTGGTAAACCATTTCTTATCTACCTTTAAATCTGTATCTACTCTGGACAAAGTATCTTTTAATGATTTTCCTAATTCTTTTTCATAAAAATCAAAAATTATAGATAAACAATTATTTCCATCATATTCGTGTTTTATTCCTAGATACTTAGGAACAGTATTTTGTAAAATAGTACCCATTGGTAATCCCCATTTCTCATTGTAATATGGTATATTCATTATCGTGGTATCGTACGACCGGTTCCGCTGAAAGCTCCAAAGTGTCTAAGGTTACCTCTTAATGCACAAGCTTGTCTATTATTAGGACATTCATCATCTTCTGCACTAAATACTGTTTGATTATTAATATCAAAAAAACCATTAGCAGTTAAAGTAGTTCCTGGTATAGTATCAGATCCATTATCTGGATATTGACATTCAGCTCCTTTGTAAACCCACTGACATGTGTTCTTAAAAAACTTTCTTTTAGGTACTTGTAGCTTGAAAAACTGTAAGAAATTAGTTAAGCTGAATATTCCTACTTGTTCATTTAATGCTTGTAAACTGTCTATTTTAAAGACATCTTTAGTAAAAGCTTCAGTATCTGCATCTTCATTTATTATGTACAATCTATCTCCAGAAGAAATATTACTGCTAGGAGTATTGCTATCTAAGATTACAAAATCATCAAAAACGTTTAGTACACTAAATGTTTGAGCATCTACATTGCTTCTAACGGTATCTCCTACTCTATATGGTAAAGAACTAGTCATTTGAACGCTGTTACTAGCTACGCTAGTTACTATTCCATATTCAGGCCAGAAATCTATCATTGTTGCAAAAGTGGATTTAATTTCTACTACTCCACCTAGTAAATCTCTAGTATCCCCCTTAAGAGGCTTCCAAGTATCTCCAAAAGCTATAGTATCTGAATAATTCCAAGCAACATTATCTCCACCTTTTCTAGAAGCTACTGTCGCGTCGTAATTAACGTGAGTAGGGTTAGTTCTTGGGTCTATATTACCTAAAGTTTCTCCATTTACTATACCTGTAACACTATTGCTAGTATTATTACCGAATAAAAATGGATCTTCTACTAAGGTAGTTATAACATTATCAAAATTAGATAAAGTTATAGTAGTTTCTGCTACTTCTCCTTCAGAACTTATATCTATCCCACCACTATTTACAGGATAAGGAGTATAATCTACTCCATCGTAAGTAACTCTATAACCTACATCACTAGAAAAATCCCCTCTAACCTCTGCAAATCTAAAAGGAATACTTTCAGGCCAAGCTAATCCTAACCCAGGCCCATTAGGGTTATCTCCTACAGTAGGAGGGTAGAACTCTCCAGGGTAATATAAAGTATATAAACGAACTAAAGGTTGTTGAATAAAAGCGTTCTTTTCAGCAACGTAGTTGCTTGGGGCAGTGTTGCTAATATTAGCACTTATAGTAACTGTAGATGAATTGAATGTACTAGGTACAAAAGGTTGTATATTAGTATTAGCACTCCCAACAGTTAAGGCAATTACCGTACTTTGAACTTGTTCGGAATTACCAAACTGTTGATAAGTATTATTTAACTTAACTTTTATAGTGTTGTTAAGAATATTTACATTAGCGATAATACCTTCAGCAGAAGTATCTATTCCTACTATGTTATTACCTTGTGTAAATCCTACAACGCTATCTAAAGTTAGTATGGTATCATAAGTTCTGCTTGTCATATTAAATAAAATGTTCCTTTAAGTTAATTGTAACGTCATAGTAATTATCTATCATATTACTACTTCTCATACCTTTATGGCCAAAAAGTAAACTATCTCCATCAAATCTAACAGTTACTGTGCCAGATTCATTGATATGATCTAAATCGAAAGTAAAAGATTCAAATTTACCGTTTCTAGCATAATAAAAATCTTCTAAAGCTGCTTTTTCTATACCAGTTATGTTAGTATAGCTAAGACTATAATCTCTTTTAGGTCTTCTACTTCTTAAACGATAACTAGTGTAACCTGCTTGACTCTCAAAATTAAGACTATCAAATTGTACTCCTACACTAAACCCTACGTCAGGTTTTCTATCGGCCATACTATCTTTTCTACTAGTAAAATCACTAGAAGCACTAAATACTCTTACTTCCAAGCTAGCATTACTATCTAATGCAGGTTCTATGTCTAATCCATTAATTCCTAAGGTACCTGAAGGCCATGTATAAGCACTATTAGGTTGAATAGTTCCGTCTACTAAGACAAATATTTCATTCTTAGTAGACGGATTCACTTCTGTTGGTAACGCAAAATCAGTAATTACGCCATTTATTATATAAACATTACTATCTACAGTAGTTATTGCAGTATTAGTATAATTAACAGTATAAAATTGATCTACACTTTGATTTTTTTGATATATAGCAGGAATTGTTAAAGTTCTTAAGGTTAAATTACTAGCTGCTGGCGCACTTAAAAAATTAACAGTACCTCCACCATTAGATAAAGTGTAAGAAGTAGTTTGCTGCACAATACTATCAACAATAGCAAACACTTCTCCAACACTTCCTGCAAAAGCACCCAAATTAAACGCAGTAGTAGCGCCAGTGCTCGTAAATTCAACACTGTTTATAGTAGTAAATACATTTTCTGCGCTCCAAATAGCGTCATCAGGGTACGTTGCCATTATCTCTTAATTTCCTTTTTAATTAATAATTCTTTACTCATTATCTTCTTAATCCTTGTATACTCTTTTTCATAGGTCCATTATTTCTCATATCTGTAGTAAAAATATCTACTATCATTTGCTTACCGTCAAATTCAACTTTAGGCTGGCCTTCGTTTTCCTGAGGGGTTCCTTTATTAATTATATTAATTATGGGGACAGATTGACCTCCACCACCGTTTCCTTCATTCATTTGACGTAAACTACCTACACCAATTTGCTGTACAGCTCTTTTTCTCATAACAAATTCACCGGGTTCTAACATCGCAGGTACACTATCTCTCTTCATACCCCCGCTAGCGAAGCTTTCAACTACCCCACCACTAGCAAACCCTTTAACAGGACCACCACTGGCAAAGAAACTTGAAATAAAACTACCTGCATTACCAGCTAGTTCTCCTGCTAATTTAGCTAAAGGACCAACTATTAATTGATCAGTAATAGTTTCAATAAATTTAGTAAGAATATTACCGAATAAATCTCTAAAAGCCTGTCCTACGGATTTGCTACCTTGAATAACTTCTGTAAATACTGTATTAAAAAAGTCACTAAAAGCTCCCTTAAGATCAGTACCTAATGCCTTTCCAAGACTTTGGAATACATTAGACGCTTCTTTGGCCGCTTGTTTTTGTACTTCTAAATTTTGAATTTGTATTTCATGATCTTCTTGTAGTATTACTGCTCTTTCTGCGAAAGATTCTTCAGTTCTATCTAACTCTCTATCTAGTCCTTTATCTTTTAGATCTATTGCTTTAATCTCTAGTCTACGTACTTTATCTATAGAAGCGTTTTTACGTTTAGTTATATCATTTTCTTTTGTAGCTATATCATCTAAAGAAATTAACCTTTCGGAAAGAGAGTTTTTATTGATACTATTAATATCAGATTTATTACTAAATTCATTATCAATTGCTAATCTAGTATTTCTTCCTGTACTTGATATATTATCCTTAACTGCAGCTACTCTATTAGCCAACTCTTTTGGATTTTCAACAGCAACTTTTTCTAGTAATTTTGTTACTTCAGATTTAGTTAAAGGTGCTTCACCGTTTCTTTCTCT